CGCCTCCGGAATGCTGGGCAGGTCAGATCGCGACCCGGCGGTACCGGTCGAGGATGGTCCGCGCGGACTGTTGGAAGACGGCCATGTCGGTGCCCACGGACTGGTCGACTGACGGTGAGCCGGTGTCCGACGAGCGGCGGATCAGCACAACCGTCATCTGGCCGACCGCGGTTTTGATGTCTTCGGGCATCGATCCGACCCCCGCACCAGAGGCGTGGGCCGCAACGGTGGCTGAGACGGTGACCGTTCCCGGCCCCGTCGCCGCGGTCCAGGCGGGAGAGACGGTGACCGTCTCTTCCAGGCCGGGGTCGTGGATGCGCAGCGTCTGCCCGGGTTGGATGCCGGTCCGGTCGGCCACGGTCAGCGAGGTCGCCCCGCTGGTCGCCTGGGCGGTCAGGGTGGTCTGGGGGAAGCCGGCGATGTAGTCGTATTCGACCGCGACCCTGCCGGCAGATTGACCGCCGAACTGCAACGACCCCGACCATGACGACGTTCCGCCGCCACCCAGGGGGATCGAGAAAGCTCCGTCCTCAACCCACTGCGCCGTGGGGATGATCGTCGAAGACAGGTTGCCGGGGGTGCCGTAGGCCAGCCGCGAACAGGACACCGGAGGTATCCCACCGGACGTTTGCCGCGGGGAGATGACTACCGTGCTGTCCCGCTGGACTTGGACTGTCTGGTGTTCGGACAGCACCAGGTGGGCACCTAGTGGGATCGTGCAGTACGAGTCGGCCCACTGGGAGGCGCGCAACAGGATGTTCGCCAACTCGGCGTCGTTCGCAGCCCGCGACCCGTTGTTGATCAGATCGTCGACGTTCGCCCCTGTGGGCATCGCGCGGAACTCCGCGACAGTGATGTAGGCCGTCGGCCAGCCATAGGTCTGCCCAGCATCGGTGAACACCCGGTCGGGCAGCACGTCGAACTGGCCGGGCAGGCCGCCGTTGGGCGCCGTCGACTTGTACTCGTAGCCGTAGTGGCCCGGAGATGTCGGCGTGTAGACGTACTCGTAGGAGCCCTGGGCGAGACGCGTCAGATCGGCGAGATGGTGTACGACCGACGTACCGTCCGGCAGGTCGATCGTCAGATCGAGCGTTTCCGGATCGACACCCAGACCGGTGACCGGATCGGTGAACTTCGCGGGCAGCCGCACCGCCTGACCGGCCGCATAGGGGGTCGTCGACATCGGCATCCCCCTATGCGGCTCAGATCGTCGGCGTGCCGGACAGGACTAGCGCGGGCTCGTCGCCGCCGGACACGATCACCGCCGGGCTTGGCGTGCCGGCGATGACGACACCGCCGGGTGATCCGCCGTACTGGCCGCCGCCATAGCCGGGGTCGCCGTAGCCAGTCGCATCGGAGGGTTCGGCGGCCTCGTCCAAACCGGTGAGGATCGCCGTGATTACCCGGGCGAGCGCGTCCGTGTCATCGAACGTGGCAGCGTCTGTTCCGCCGTTGACCGTGGCGTCGATGTGGGCGAGGTCTTCGGCCCGGCCGAGTTCCGAACCGGCGACGGCCGCCGACATGGATGCGACAGCCTCGACCGCGGACGCACCATCCGCACCCTGCGCGGCAACAGCAAGCCCGGCGGTATCCGCCGCGTTCGCCGTATCCGCACCGGTCAGACCAACAGCCGGCATCTGCTCGACCACGGAGGCCAGTTCGGCGGCCGTGACCGTCGCGGACATTGACGTGACAGCCTCGGCGAGCCCGACCCCGTCCGGCGTTGCAGCGGCGACCCGGATAGCGGCCGGCAGGTCGTTGTCGCCGCTCATCGCCACCGCGACCGTGTCGACATCGGACACAATCGCGGTGAGACTGCCCAGGCTGTCGATCGCCACGTGTAGATCCGAGGCGTAGACGGTGATACCCGATGTCGCCTCGGCCAGGGACATGCTGTCGGTGTCGGACAGTTGGATGAGCGCCGTTTCGGTGCCACCAGCAGCATCCGAAGCCGCCAGCGTCGCCGCTACCGAGGCCGTCTCGCCGGCGGTCGCCCCGTCCGTACCGGCCACCGTGGCGGTTAGGGACACCACCAGCTCGGCGGCAACCACACCGTCCGACCCGGACACTGATGGAGCGAGCACCGTCGAATCTGCGGCGGTGATGCTGTCGGCACCGGTAAGCAGGTAGGTGAGCGCACTGCTCTCGGCGACGGCGCCAGCGTCCGCACTGGCCACGGCGACCGTCGGTGTGGCCTCGGAGAGGCTGGCCGCATCCGAGCTGGTCACCGACGGGGTGAGCGTCGCCGCGTCAACCGCTGTGGCGCTGTCCGCGCGGCTCAGCGAGATCGTCGGAACGCTGCCGCCGTACCCGCCGCCGCCGTAGCCACCGGAGCCGTAGCCATCCCCGGAACCGGTCGCAGCGACCAGGTCAACGTCGGCAACCGTCGCAGTGAGAGAGACCAGTCCATCCGTTGCGATCGCCGTGTCACTGTCGGCTTTGACAACCGCCGTGGCGGCCGCCTCGGAAAGGGTCGCACCATCCGCGTCCGTGGCCGTGGCGGTGACCGCGACCAGGTCGGCTGCGGTGCCGCTGTCCGAATCGCCCAGCGTGGCTGTGACGGCCGCCGTGTCGTTAGCTGCCGCCGTGTCCGTCGAGGTCGGGCCGACGACGGGGATGCTTCCCGTGTCGGCCGCGCTGGCGCCGTCAACAGAGGCCAGCGATGCGGCAACCTGGCCGGTGTCGAGCCCTGCCGCCCCATCGGTGGGACCGGTCAGGGTTATGGTCGGGCTGGCCTCGTCGAACGTCGCCCCATCGGAAACCGACGCCAGGCCGACCGCCGGGGCTGCACTGTCCGCCAAGCTGGCTGTGTCCGTGTCAGCCACCGAGGCGGCCAGCGACTCGGGCGACGACGCGGCGACCGCACTGTCGGTACTCGCCACCGACGCGGCGACTGTGCCCACATCGGCCACAGAGCCGGCGTCTGCGGATGCCAGCGCCGTTGTAACAGCAGCCAACTCGGCTGCCGTCGCCGTATCCGCCGAGGCGGGGATGACACCGATCGACGTGGGTGTACCAGTACCGCCGGCCCCGTAGCCGCCCTCGCCGTACAGCCCGGATCCGTAGCCGCCATTGCCGTCGGCGAGCTGCGCCGCATCCGACGAGGTGATGGTGATAGTGATCGACGCTGTTTCGGCGGCCGACGCGCTGTCCGCGTTGAGCAGGGTGACAGCAGCAGTCTCGGATGCGCTGCCACTATCCGTGCTGGGCACGGACACGAGGGCTTGCACCGCGGTGGCGACGGTGAAGGCTGAGAAGACAACGTCGCCGGACGAGTTGTAGGTGTCCAGCCCGGCCCGGTTGCCACCGCTGATCGACGAGTCCGTGCCGGACCAGATCGCCGACCCGTTCAGATCAACCTCAAGGGCGGTGCCATACACCGACAGGGTGATCGTGCAGGGAAACGACGGTGCGGTGAACGCGACCGACGTCAACACGCTGACCGTGCCGGACACGCATTTCAACACATACATGGTGCCCGTGTCGAAATGAACATCGGCCGCGTAGAACGACTGCGAGGCCAGCAGTGTGCCCGAATTGGACATACGGGCCGCGACGCCGGCCGACCGGCCCGACGGGGCGGCGTTGACCGTGACCGTGACCGCCATGTCCGCGGACGGCACCGACGTGTTATCACAGCGGGCGTAGGCAACCGCCGAGCCCAACGTAACCGTGGCCGTATTGGAACCCGCGTTCACCCAGTCGCCGGTGATCTCCGTCCACGCCTGGTCGCCGCCAAACGCCGGGCTCGCCGACGGAAACGTCTCGGTGTAGTAGGTGGACATCGCCACCCCTACCCGTCGTTACCGCCAACCCGACCGGGAAAACTACTGAGCCTTCATGCCCATGATCGGCCACAGGCCGCCATTCCTGAACAGGGACGACACGGTCGGCAGCGTCGACGCATTGCTGGACCCAGACATGCACCAGCCCCTGTGGGAGTTGTTACCGAGGCTGGCCAGTCCGATGACCTGCGTCGGAGCCAACGTGACCACCGTAGGTGTCGAGCCCATCGCCGAGCCGGACGTCAGCATGAACGCGATCCACAGCCGGCCCGTGCCGAACGTCTGCGCGGCACCCCAGGCCACATACCGGTCACCGGTACCGCTGGTCGGGTCGAACGTGACCTCGGTGTTGGTCAGCACAGAGCCTGTCGGCCGCGCACCCGTACCATCATCCGCGAACAGGCCAAGGTGGATCAGCGGACTTGTACCACCCGAGCCGACAACGGTGATATCCGTCGCCAAGCCGGTGAACGTCTGCGACACGGCCACATCAAGCGGCGCATAGTAGACCTGACCCAACGTCCACGACGTGCTCGTCGACGTACCGCCGATCGCAGTCACCAGGAACGAGCCTGATTCGACACGGGCCGCCCGGCTCGACGTGATCCCCGCATAGTCGCCGTTCGCCCCCGAAATGGCCTGCCAGTTCGTGCCATCGTAGGCAAACGTGATCGTACTGGTCGTTGATGCTGCGACGGAGAACGCAAACCCGTTGGTCTTGAACGCATTCCCCAGGGTGACGGTCCGCCCGCCGGTCGCGTCCTGCGTGAACGTGAGCGACAGCCGCATGCCGACGGTCAGATAGATACCGGTACCCGTGTTCGTGCCGGTCAGCGCAGGGTTGTTGACCGTCGTGTTCCCGGTCAGGGTCATGGTGTGCGACTCGGCCAGGAACGGGTCCGGTGTCCAGCTCGACGAATACGATGGGGTGGAAAAGCCGCCGCCCATCACGCCGAGTTTCACATTGTTCGTGCCGATGACGCTGGACGCCTGCAAGGGCGGCATGTTGGTCGAGTTGTCGTTCAACTTGCCATAGAAGATCAGCTCGACGCGGTTCCCGGCCGCACCCGAAGCGATGTTCAGCCCGGCAGCCTGATGGTTAAGGTTCGCCGCCCGGTCCCACGTCAGACCGCTGACCGTGCAGTTGCTCGACGTCCCCAGATCCACACCCGCGAAGGAGCCGACCGGCGTGCCGGTCGAGGTCCCGTCGGAGGTGCCGTTGTGGCCGTTGCTGTCCGCTTCGATGCCGACCAGCGTCTGCCGTCCGCCGCGGATGTAGAAACCGGCGCGGGCGTTGTCCTGGGCGCAGCAGCCGACCGATTCCCCACCATTGAAGTTCCCGGCCGCGCTGGAGCCGCCGATGTTGTAGTACAGGAAGCCGTTGCCGAAGCCGTTGGCCAGGCTGTAGGTCAGACCGCCGGTGATGTTGCCGCCGTCCCACGAGTTGGCGGGAGCGGAAACACTCACCGCCGTACTCGACCCGAAACGGTTCGTCATCAGGCTGTAGCCCGAATACCAGGCCTTACAGTTGGACAGCATGTTGTTGCCCTGGACCAGGAACCCGTCCAGCCCGTTGCCGCCCGCATCGCAGTTGGTGTACATGCTGTCGATCGACAGGTTGAAGCCGAACCCGTTGCAGGTCCACACCTGGATGTTGGTCCCCTGAACAACACCGCGGCCCGTCTGGACGAAGCCGTCACCGGAGAAGTTCTGAATCAGGACATTGCTGACCTGATGCCGGGAGTCGGTATACTCGTAGGAACCCGACGGTGTCGAGTTCTGAAACACGATGCCGCAGTTCCAGTTACTGCCAGAAACGGAGCCCTTATTGCCTTCAAGGCGCATCTTGTGAACACCACAAGCCTGAGCGTCGTTGACACCCGAATAGTTCTGAACGTTCATGATGAGGTTTTCGAGGGTGGTCGCCGACGCCCGCAACGTCAACTGGGTGGCGAGCCCGACACCCTCCAACGTCACCCGTTCCGGCAGGTTGATCTGCCCGGTCACATACGTGCCCGCCGGGAAAAACACCGTCCCCGACAGTGCGGTCACCGACGCCGGAGTGACAGCGGTAACCGCAGCGGCAATCGAGTTGGTGTCGTCGGTGGTCCCATCGCCCTTAGCGCCGAAATCCTTGACGTTGACGACCAGGCTGGAGGGAGGGAAGAAAGGTGCGGTGCCGCTCACAGGGACGTCACCACCATTCGGCCGATGCGGATCGCCCGCGCCGATGACGACAAGGTTCGCAGCCGGGCTGTGTAGCCCAACGCGGTCGACCCGGGCGGAAGATTGGTGGTATGGGTGGCCACCAGAGTGCCGTTGATCCAAAAGCGGATGGCGGTGTTCGCCGCGTTGACCTCGATGGCGATCAGATAGGACGTATCCGACGCAATCGACACCGACGCCGTATTCACCGTGGCGTTCGACCCGTCGCCGGTCACCGTACGCCAGGCGGCTGTACCATCCGCCGCCGACGAGTAGCGGACAAACGCCCCGGCCGCAGTCGTGTAGGCACCGGAAACCGACGGCCCCATGTTGGAGGCAATGTCAGCGGAGACCAGCCCCACGCCGATCCGCGTGCTGGTAATCGCCGACGGGTCTGTTCTGATCCGCGCGACAAGGTAAGGCGCCCACCGTGGCTGTACCACACCGAACGGCGAGAGCAGCCCCGCATCCACGTTGGTGGCCGCGGTGGTCGTGTAGCGGACCAAAGGCCCCTCGGCCTGATCGTCCGACGTGGCGGTGATGTTGACGACGGCTACCGACGGCGGCAGCGTGCCCGTGTACGTGAGGGCCGTGTCGCCGCCCGGTGCGGCCACTGTTTGGGTGCGCCGCTCGACCGGGGCGGCCAGCTCATCCTCATGGCCTGCGGCGCTGCGACTGCGCAGCCGTCCGTTCCGCGACCAGGTGACCGTGCCCTCAGAAGTCGCGAACGACCCTTCCGCCTGGTGCGACCCGTCCGGGTTACCGGTCGGCGGGGTCGACGAGTTACCGAGCGCGAGCACGTCCACGCCGCCGGCAGGGTCACCGGCCGCACCCCGGATACCGCCGCCGGCGGTGATGACAGATGCCCGGGTGGTGACTGTCGGCGCGGTGCCGATCGCATCGGAGGCAAGCCCCGAATACATGGTCGCTCCGCCGACCTGGCCGACACCGAAGATCGGGGCGCCGGCATAGTCGCGGGCGAGGATCAGGTTTTTCGTCGACGATTCCCGGCCACGTACGACAAGCCCGTCACGGGACGTGTCGGGCAGGAGAAGATTCCAGACACCTTCGTTGGTGGACCCGGTACCGCCGAGGTTGCGTTGAACGGTGCCACCGGAGGTGTAGGACCCTGCGCCGGTCGTGCTGTTCAACGTGAACTGGGTGGGAGCAACCTTCGTGATCGTTTTGACGCCGTTGACGCCGGTAATCCCGCCAACCCCGGAGATCGTGACCACGTCGCCCGTGCCATAGCCATGGTTCGTGCTGGTCGTGACCGTGACCGTCGACGTCCCGGTCACGTTGGAAATCGTCAGCGGAGCGTCGCCGGACACGATCGTGCCGTCCGCGAGCAGACCCACCCGGGCGAGAAGGTCCGCGGCCTGTTTGACGGCGAGCACCACAGCCGATGTGGAAGCCGCGGTGGTCTGGGTGGCTACTGCGCCGATGTTCGCCGGGGTGATGGCGTCGCCGCCGCCTGTGGCGTGCTGGTCGGCGTGGGTGTTGACCCGGTCGACGATCGTCGTCAGGGCAGTGTTGAGCGTGGTGTCCCAGGCGGCCTGGTCGTGCGCGGGCAGCGTGGGTGCGATCGGATAGGTCGGCACGGAGGCTCATCACCTCCGTGCGTCTCAGCTCATGCGGCTAGGAAACTTCGGACACATGCGCGGCAGGCATGCCTTCGAGACGAAGCTGGCCGGTACGACGCTCGCGTTCCTGCCGGCGGATCTCAGCTCGGACCGCGTCGGCGTGGAACTCGGCGATGTAGGCGATCAGGTCAGAGACCCGCTGACCGGCTGGTTGACCCTTGAACCAAAGCTGAAGATTCGCCGGCGAATTGTCGATCTTGTTCCCGTTGATGTGATGGACCTTCTCGCCGGGAGCCAACGGGCGACCGATCAACTGTTCCATCACGGCCCGGTGTTCTAGCATCTGCTTGCCGTCGACAGTGATGGTCCGGTAGCCATCGCGAGTGATGTGACCGTCGCCGCGAGCCCGACGAACTGGTGCTGTCACGTCCTTGCCCTGCAACCTGCGGGTAGTGCATCTGGCAAAGCCGGTCGGACTGGATCGGCCTGCCGCAGCCGCCGATCTCGCACTCACCAGTCCGCGACCGGTAGGAGCCGATCTCGGCTGGGCCGGGATCACCTGCCGTCCTGTAGCGCCCGTAGTGGGTCCAACACCAGCCCTTACCCTGACGGCTTGCAGGCTTCTCGCAGCCATCGATCTTGCAGGGTGCCCGCTCGGCATCGAGGGGGAGGCGCTGGATGTCGGGGCCGCCGGGTTCTCCATGGCGGATGACTCGCGCGTAGTGCATGCTGCACCAGCCACGCGCCTTCACCATTTCGCCGCAGCCCTCTACCGAGCAGAGCTTGACGCGTGGGCCACGGATCCGGTGCGGGTCGGCCGGGCCGGGGTCGCCCTTCGTCCGCCAACGCTGGTAGTGCATCGGGCACAGATCGCGGGCTGTGACAGGCTGGTCGCAGCCCTCCACGGTGCAGACCGTAGGCCGCTCGACATGCACCCTCGGGGTGCCGTACTTGCGGTGCCACGCCCGGTAGTGCTTCTTGCATCGCTCCTTCACGTAACGAGGCAGTTCACAGCCGTCGTTGACGCAGATACCATCGGCCACGTCGGGCCACTCCTTCTCGCCCAAGGATGGTTCGGCACGTGGGCGGAGAGTTGCACCTCTTCGCCCACACCTATTCTACATGAAATCGAACGCCCGTTCGGTCGGCATGACGTCAGTCGCCGCGATCAACTACGACAACGTGATTGTCACAGATAGCGCCCACGACGCGGCAGACGTTTTGACACCGAGTGCCGCAACTTTTCTATTCAGCGCGCGGCCTCCTGACGCGGCATTGGTTAGCAACCACTCAGACCAAGTATAGTTGGCGTCACCCGTGGCGAACGTGGCACTGTAGGTGATCGAGGCGTTTCCCGAAGACGTCCCGTCCGTGTGCGAAGGCGTCGCAGCCTTGTAGGTCTTGTTCGTTGCTGCTTGCAGATCCGTTTGGGTCGCGGCCTCAGCGGTCGAGCTATCGCCCACCCCCAAGAAAGCGTGACCGGAGTTCAGATACTGCAACGCCCCCGCTCCACCGTTGCCGATCAAGGTCTCCCAGATGAGCGACGCCCCGCCATACAGCAGAAGGTTGCCTTCCCGCTCGATGACCTCGTACGGGTCGACGCTCTGGTCATCGCCCCACCGCTTCTCCAGGCGCCAGTTGCAACGCCACCGGGCCGGCTCATGGTCGGCCACGGCCGCACCAACATGGGCAGCGTCGACCGCCCGGGAAACGTCCTCGCGCATCGCGCAGCCCCTTTCGGGCGTGGAGAATCAGCCCGCGGCGCGGCGGGCGGGAGGGTACGGGGGGGAAGTTCAGCCGGTTTCGGCGACGATCAGATCCGTTTCCGGGTCGACGGTGAACGAGCGATGCCCGTAGGCGAAACTCGTGTAGCCCGAGTGGGGGACGTGGGCGCGGATCGACTGGCCGGGCCGCGGATCGTCCGCGTCGAACGGCGGCGGCTCGACCGGTGCGGCGACCTCGCCGGGCGGAACCTCGGCAGGTTCGACCGGCGGTGTCTCCGGTGGGATATCGACGACAGGCGGTGAGACCTGCACGGCCCGCGCCTGCTGTTGCGGACGCGGGCCGGAGGTACGACGGGTCTGACCGGCCATCAGGTGACGATGACCAGGGGGATCTTGCCGGATGCGGTCGAACCGGTGATCGTCGCCGGGGGAGTGCCGTTCAGGGACGAACCGGAGGTCTGCGAGATCTGCTTGTTCCCCGAGATCACAGCCTTCGACGCGCCCGCACCCGCCCGGCCGATACCGACGATCGACGGCATCGTCGTACCGTCGGTGATCGACAGGGCGGCGTAGTACACACCCGACGTCGTGACCGTGTACGGGCTCGACATCGCATAGGTGTAGGCCGTCTCCGCCGCCCAGACGACAGTGTTCGTCGCATCCGCGGAGTTAGCGAGCAGCGCCGGAGTTGCCGCCGTCGAGTAGAGCGCGGCGAAGCTGTGCGTCGGCCCGGCTGCGGCGGTCGCCCCGGACACGAACGTCAAGTTGGTGACGACCGCGCCGGCAGGGAGCCAGATCGCCGTCGACAGCATCGTGTTCGACGTGAACGCGGCCAGGTCGGTCCCAGCATCCCGCCGGGACATGTTCGCGTAGTAGACCCCCGACGGAGAGCCATCGAGCGCGAAACCCGCCTGACCGGTGTAGGCCGACGACAGACCACCCGACGCGTTCAGCGGGGCGTCGACCGGGTCGAACCGGGGAACCGACACGTTCGACTCGATGAGCGTGCTGCCGTTGTAGAAGTCGACAGTCCCAACCGTCGTCGCCCACTGGGCGAAGCCGTTGACGTCAGTCGTGAACTGCCCGGCACCGGACAGCACCGTTGCCAGCGTCGGATCGGTATACAGGGTGACAGTCGTCGACGTTCCCGGCAGCTTCGCGGTGATCGTCGTCGACCGGATCGGGTTCACACCATCCGGTGCGACGATGCGGGCGAAACGGTAGGCCGTGGCCATCGTCAGTTCTCCTTCGGGTTGTCGCGCCCGCACCTGGAGCAACGACGAAACCAGCTCTGAAACCCGCAGGGGCAGGGATGACCGGCCGCGCGAGGTGTCCCGCCGACGCCGACAGGAAACGCACCCTGCTCGCGGAGCATGCGAATATGCCGAGGGCTCTCGACATCGAAGATGCGGCCGTTGTACGAGGTCTTGCCGTGTTCGGTCTGCACATCGAGGCCGATACACGCCCCGTCCGGTGACGCCATGCGCAACGAAATCAGCCTCCCGTGGCGTACGCGTAGGAAATGACCCCGGTGCCGCCCGATGTGGCGGTCAACTTCGTGCCGCCGAGCATCAGCGACACAGGCACGCCGACGGGCAGCACAAACCCGGTCGGGCAGGTCGGCCCGGTCAGCGTGACTGCCGCTGTTCCGGCGATCAGCGTCACCGCACCCGCCAGGCCCGGCGCCGGCTTGATGGTCTCGACCGGGATCGAAACGCCACCCGACGTGGCTGTGACGTTGCCGGTGATGAACGGCGGGTTCGGTGACGCGACCATCAGACGCTCACATCCGCCGCGGTCTGCACGATCGTCGTCAGCGCCGATACCTGCGAGGCAACGTCAGCGGTCAGGACCGGGTAGGAGCATCCGGACACGTCGAGGGCGACGGCAACCCCGGTCTGCGAGCTGGTGAGCCGCAGAATCGACGTGCACTTCGACGACGACAGGTAGGTGTTGATCTGCGCGAGGACCGCGGCGAAACCCGCGCCGGGGAGGTTGAAGTTGCCGCGGGCGACGAGTTGGAGTGTCACCACACCGTTCGAGGCGGGAACCGTTTCGATCTGGAACGGCGACCCGATGATCGGATAGACCTGCATGGGTACTCCGGGGCGAGTAGGCCCCGCCCCGGAGTAGTGGGGGCGGGGAGCTAGGCGGGGCGCGGCTTCCTGAGACGCGGCAGCGCGGGAAGGTTGTTGGCCTTGATGTAGGCGTCGAGCCGGGCGTTGATCGTGGACTTGCCGACGCCGTACATGCCGGCGATCACGCGCGACGGAGTGCCCTGCATCGTCAGTTCGTAGATGCGAGGCAACTCGTCTTCGGTCAGCTTGAGACAGAGACCGCGCTGCACGTTCACTTTCTGGGTGACCGGCTCTAGGTGCTCCGGGTTCACGCAAGGAGGATTCCGGCACAGGTGGTCGAGGACCAAGCCGTCCGGGATCGGGCCGACGAGTTCCTCATAGACGGCCCGGTGGGCAGCGACGTTTCGCCAGTTGTTCCGGCCAAGTCGCCGAGTGCCCACCCCGTAGCCATGCTCATCGAATGGCCCAAGCCAGACCCAGCATCCAGTGTCGCTCTCGGTCCAATGGGTCTCGCGGCGGTTCCACGCGGGCGCATGTCCGCGTTTCCATCGACACGGGACACCATTGATCCAGCCAAGTGCAGGTCGACTCTGGCGCGGAATGTATGTCTTCTCGCCACACCCGCATTGACACAGCCCGACGGGAATCTCAGACACACACGGATTCTATCCGAATGTGTGTTCGAAGACCCCCGTCGGGCTGTGACTGTCAGCTCGCCGGCTGAATTCCCACCAGCATGGACGACCGGTCCGGGGCATAGCTACTCAGAGTGCCGGCCCAATACACAGAGGTATCGTACGACATTCCGGTAACCGGCCAGTCGATCGCCATGTAGTCCTGGGTGTTGAACAGATTCCAGGCGTTCGGAACGTTCACCCCGGGAATGGTGATGCTGTTCTGGAGGATGACCGCGTTGCCCTGCGGCAGGTAGGGGTGGACGTTGATGTCCACAACCCGTCCGGTGGCCTCGTTCTGAATACCGGTGACGAGCGATCCGAGGCGGACGTTCATCAGCTGGTCTTCGGACAGGGTCAGCCGGTAGTTGCTCGACGACTGGCCCTTGAGGCTGTTGGAGATCTGGACCCGGTCGCGGGCGGCGAGCCAGATCTCCTCCGGGTCGGCGCGGGTCGCGTCGTAGGTCGTGACGAACGCCGTCTGGAACTCGGCGCCCGGCGACGCGGTCGAGAACGGGGCGTTGAGCCGGCCGACATAGCCGGTGGTGCTCGCCTGGGCGTGAATCCACGGGATGACGCCGTCGTACGAGTCGGAGCGGGCCGACTGGCCGTCGACCGATGCCAGGTTGACGACGGTGCCGTCGGTGCAGGTGAACGCGGCGACGGACTGGCCGGACGTCGGCAGCGCACCCTGCAACGTGATCGTCTGGGTGGGGGTGCGGCCGAGGGACTGGTTGTTCGGGAACGCCGGGCCGAGGTACAGCCAGCGCGACGCATCACCTGGGTCGGACGCACCCGTCGACACGAAGATCTTGTAGCCGGTGGCGCCGACGACCGGGTTCGGAATGGTGATGTCGACGACCTGGCCAGAGGAGACTCCGATACCGGCCGACGCCGAGCTGACCTGGGAGACGCCGAACTCGCCCGACTCGGCGACCACCTTGACGTAGATGTTGGTCGTGAAGCCGGTCAGCGCCGTCTCACCGGTCGCCGCGGTCCGGGCCGCACCCGTCGGGGTGCCGGTCGGGGCGGCGAGAACACCCGAGTAGCCACCGAGGGTGCCGCGGCCGTAGAGCAGGACACGCTCCTCGACCATCATCGACGAGTAGAGGGTGGACTGCCGGGACAGTTCACGGGTGTCCTGGAAACCGATCGCCGTGAAGTAGGTGAACCACGACTGCTCGTCGGACAGGCCGAACTGGACGTACGGCAGGTTGACGTCGTCACCCGCGTAGGAGATCTTCCGGGGGCGGTTCGCCCACTGCGAGTTCGCCGAACCCGGGTTCGCGAAGTTGACCTGCGTCGAGTCGGTGAACCCGGGGTGGACGACACCCACTCCACCTGTGCCGGAACCGGTGATGCCGGTGATCCGCTTGTAACGGTGGGACGTGCCGACGCCCTTGTTCCGGGGGAACTTGTTCCGCCACGGGGTGAGGACCGGCGCGAGCATCTTGCTGGGCGCTTCCAGGTCGTAGGCAACCAGGCCGCCGGGAACCGGTGATGTGGTCGTGATGTCCTTCGCCAGGAAGTCCGAGCCGAGCTGTTGCGCCACGGCGGCCTCGATGGCGGCCATCGCGTTCTGGTCAGCGCCGAGCGCGCCATACGCCTTCGTCAGGACGTCGCGGGCGTTGCCGCGGACCGTCGGGCGCAGCGACTTGGTGATGATGTCGACCTCGACGTCGCCCTTCACTGTGGAAGGGGCCGCGTCGACGGCCATCTTGTAGTTGACCGCCGCGGTGGTCAGTTCGGCGGGGCTCAGGTCGGCGCCGAACAGGTCGCGGAGGTCACCGTGGGTGCCGGTGCTCATCTGGTGCCCCTTCTGGGCATGCGAAAGGCCCGCCACCGACGGGGGTGACGGGCCTTGGAAGTGGTGTGGGGGATGCCGCTCAGGCGGCGTTCGGCTCCAGTTCGGCGAGCTGGGCGACGAGCGCCGCCCGCATCGGACCGGCCGGGTTCGCGGCAAGCATCCCCTTGAGGATGTTCGCCTTCTGCGCCTTCTCCGCGCGCTCGACGGATTCGGCGGGGGACACCGGGGGCTGAACTCGCGTCACCGCGGGTCCGCCCGGCCTCGGGGTGGACTTCAGCAGCGTCTCCACCTCTGCCACCCGGTCGATGACCGGGCCCATGGCCTTCGTGAGGACGTCGCCGAGCTGCACCGTCAGGTCGGCGGTCACCTTGTCGGCGACAGCCTTTGTCAGCGTCTCGGTGTCAGTGGTGCTGGCCGCCTCGGGGGAGGTGGTCTGGGCGGCGGCGGCGGCCTTCGCCGCAGCAACCTTGCGGGCCTTCTTCATGGCCTTGTCGAGCCGGCGGGCAAGCTCGTCCGACAGGCTCGGGACCGCGGGCGCGGCAGGCTCGGCCGTCTTCTCGACGTCCGGGGTTGCGGCGAGCTGCATCACGGTCGGAGCCGGGGTGGTGTCGCCGCCGGCAGCAGTGTTCTCCGCCATGGCGGCGGCCTCCAATTCGTAGGTCTCGCGCTCCACAAAGCACGTCAGGGTCGCCATGACGCTGACAAGCATGTCCATGTCGGCGACCTCACCGGCGCCGCCGCCGGAGAGGAAGCCCGCAGCCTCGGACTGCACGAGCGCAGCCAAGTCCGCGAGGACGCGCTTGGCGCGGGCGATGTCGTCCAGTTCGTCGTCGACACCGGCACCCTTGACCATCTCCGGTTCGGCGGTCTTCTTGGTGGAGCCGGGCCAGTCGGCGGGCAGCAGGTCCGTGGCGTCCAACGCCTTGGCACGCTTGACGATGTGGGCCTTGGCTGCGTCGGGGTCCTTGGCCCGGCCGACGGCGTGGATCGCGTTCTCCAGGTCCGTACGGTTGCGGATCGGGAACGAACCGTCCGGCATCGCGGCACCCGAGTTGGCGGCGTCGTCGCGTTCGGCCTGGGTGAACTTCTTCTTCTCCAGTTCGGCGACGACCGCCTTCACGATCGCATCCAGGTCGACCGACGGCACGTCGACGGTCGCAGCCTTCTCGGCCTTGTCTCCGTCGTCGTCCGACTCGTCGGAGTCGTCTCCGGAGTCGTCGGCCTGCGGGTTGTCGTCCGCGGCGAACGGCGGGGCCTTCTTGCCCTTCTTCGCCTTCTCCAGCGCCTCGGGATCTGCCGCGTCTGGGTCGTCAGGGTTGGCGACGACGGTCGGGGCGGTGAGTTCGTCCACGAGCGCGGCGGTCATCGGGCGCACCTGCCCGTCCGAGGTCTTGAGCAGCATCTGCGGGCGGGCGATGACGTCACCCTCGGCCGCCTTCTCGATGGCGTCGAGGTCTTCTTCGAGCGCGGGGTCTTCGACGAGTTCGAGGGAGCCGGCAGCCTTGTCCAGCACGCCAGCGATACGGAGCGTGGCGGACGGCAACGCTGGGCGATCAACCGCCGAGACTTCGATCATGGTTCCGCCCGCGCAGCACCCATTGGGCGCGTCGGCAGCCTTGACAATCACCGGATTCGCGATTCCGACGCTCAGGCCCGCCAGGACACCATGCTCGATCTTCTTCGCGGCAGCGTCATCGACGATCTTCGCCCGCATGTGCCACGAACCGTCGTCGGTCTCCCAGACCTCGACGGCCTTGCCGATCGGCCTCTGAGCCGAGTGGCCTTCACGAACGTTCCCCCCGGACGGTCCCCGCATGTATCCGGGGACCGCCGAGGACCGCAACCAGGTCGGGTCCATCCGCTGGCCGTCGGAGTCCAGGTCCGGGCCGGTGAACTTCCCCTCGACCCAGAGGATGCCGTCGGCGTCCCTTTCCTTCTTGAGGAAGGGCGCGAAAACGTCCAACCGTTCGGCTGCGAGCATGGCGAAGCTCCCTTACGGGCGGATGAACCCGCAAGGGAGTCGCGCTGAAACTCAGGCCGCGTCCGCCTCGGGGGCGTGCATCAACAGGTAGGCGAGGGCCGCGCGCAGCCGCTCGGGGTCGTCGGAGAAGTGGCCGATGGAGATGTTGCAGCCGTCGCAGAGCAGGCCGCGAATCTTGCCGGTCACGTGATCGTGGTCAACCGACAGGTACTGCTTGCGCGCGTCGGGCCGACCGCCGTAGGGCGGGCGCTTGCAGATCAGGCAGACATGGCCCTGCGCCTCGGACATCGCGTCAAACTCGGTGAGGGTCATCCGGTAGTTGTGCCAGAGCTTGGACTCGCGGTTTCGCTGCCGCTTCCACTCGGGGCCTTTGCCCGCTTCGATCGCCTTGAGGCGTTCGGCGGTGCGACGCCGAAACTCCGGGTCGTTCTGGTACCGCTCGCGCTGCTTGGTCGCCGACGGCATCCGCGCCGCGCAGTACTTGCAGTGGTAGGACAGGCCATCAGGGGTGCCGGTGCGCTTGTTGAACTCGACGAGCGCCCGGACCTCCTTGCAGCGCGAGCACGTCTTCTCTGTAACGCCCACGAGCGCTTCAGGCAGCCGTGGGCGTCGTACCTCACGCTTCGCGGCGAGCGGGTCACCGCTGCGACGCCAGCGCTCGTAGTGGCGCTTACAGAAGTCCCGGCAGTGGTTCGGCTCGGTGCAGCCATCTACCGTGCACTCGGCACGCTTGCGCACCGGCTTGTCGGTCGAGCCGGTCTGGTTCCACCGGCGCTGATGGGTACTGCACAGGCCGCGCGTAGACCTTTGTGACGCCGGGTCGGGACAGCCTTCAACCGCGCAGGGCACCGGCTCAGGCTTGGGCGGCTTCCGCCACTGCTGGTAGTGGGCGTTACACAGTCCCTTGGACCGGACACGGTCCGTGCAGCCCTCAACCGAGCAGGGGGACTCGGTCCGGATCGGCTTCTTGGGGAGCGCCGCCGTGGTCCCATGCTTGCGCCGCCGGGCGTAGTGCGTACCACACAATCCGCCAGCGGTAGCGGTCTTGTTGCAGGGCTCTTCGGCCGCGCAGGTCGGCTTTGGCCTGTTGCGCGGGTCCTCCGTTGACCCGTAGTTGATTAGCCGCGCGTAGTGCATCGCGCACAAGTCCCGGGTCCGGAACGGTCGATCACAGTCGTCGACCGCGCACGGGCGCTCAACCCTGCCGGAGATCAGATCGGTGGTGCCGGTGGCCCGCCACCGCTGGTAGTGCTTGGAACACATGCCGCGCGTGATCCGGCCCGTGCCGATACAGCCTTCGACTTCGCACGTATCCTCGGCCACAGCCGTTACACCTCTCGACAGGTGGTGCGGTCAGGCCCGGGGTTGGTGCTCGTAACACCACCTCGGGCCGCTCGCTTATGCGAACCCGTGTTCGATTCTACCCCTTGTCGGCCATTCCGGACCTGTCCCGACCTGCGGCGAAACCACCTCGCGGGAGGTTGAAGGACCAGCCGCGCGAGGGCTGGGACAGAATGGTGGGAGAGGGCGGCGGGTCGAGTCGTGCTAGCCGGCGTCCCGGGCTTTGAGGCCCGCCGTGCCTCTATAAGGTCGGCCGTCAAAGTCGGGCGGCGGCGTTCCGTCAGGTTTGCGCTCAACCGGAATCGGTGGCGGCGGGTTGAGCGACACCAGCCCGCGGGCACCTGGCCCGGGTCCGGTAGGCGGCTCAGGCAGGTCCGCGACAGGTTCGCCCTTGCTCGGATAGCCCCGCCGGGTCCAGCTCATGGCAGCCTCCTTAGCCGACCAGCGTGGGCAGTCCGACCGCGGCCTCACACCGGCCGACAAGGTCCCCGAGGGCCTGTAGTCGCCGATAGTTGGGCCGGTCTGCGTCCAGCACGTCGACCGCCATCGGTAGCAGCACGTCAGCGAGGATGATCCCCAACGGGGATGGGTCGCAGGTCAGGGCGAGGCGGACGGCGTGGACGCGGGCGGCAAGGTCGTCCGGGTCAGCCCGCATCGCCATCCCCGTCGCCTGTGGTCTGGGCGTGCATCGCCTCGTGGAACTGGGCCAGCCGCAGGTAGACGTCTCGTTCCTGTTTCCACCCGTCGGAGAGGAACGCGCGGGCGGGCACCGACTCATCTCCGAGCCGCATGGCTGCCTCAAGACGGTGCTGGCCGTCAACAGACAGGAGAGATCCGCTCTTGCGCACGCCGATCAGCACCGGGTGGGCTTCGCGGGCCTCCGGGTTGTCCATCAGCGCGAGAACCTTCTCTTCCGACCGTGGCCTTTGATAGTGGACCCGGTCGACCTGGACAAGCTGGGGGTCGACGTCGATCGGCGTCAGCTCGTCATCGAGGCCGAGGTCTTCGGCGGTGTAGGGCCGGTGGGCGGGCTGGTCGGCCACTACAAGCCTCCGTGCCCGTTGCGTCGTTTCTGCCGTTCGACTTCGTCGAGCAGCTTCCGGTAGTCGACGGGCGGCATCGTGGCGACACGCTCTTGGCGCAGCACCTTCACTTCGGCGTGCAATGCTGCCACGGCCTGTTCGTGGGCGTCGTGGCGGCCGTGAAGTCGGCGGAGATGCACACGGGCACGCCAGACGGCCAGTCCAGCGGCCGGCATGCCCCAGATCAGCGAGGCGATCAGGTTGGTCAGCACGCTCCCGTTGGGCCATCCGAACAGATCGACGAGCGTGCCCACCGGCTACTCCTCGTCGTCGTCTTCCTCGTCGGCGGTGTCCTGTTGTGCCTGCCGCCGGGCGCCGAGTGCTGCCAGGGCGGCGGCGACCGCGGACGGATCCATGTGGCGGGTGCTGCCTACGGTGTCGTGCTGGGCGATGTCGACCGGCGGTGGGGGTGCCGGTTCGGTTGGTTCCGCCTCAGCCTCGGCGTTGCCCAGCGTGTCGTCGAGTGCGCCGGAGGAGATGCCAGGGACGTAGCCCATGGCCTGCGCGTCGGCCAGCGGCATCGTGTCGGCGATCACTGCACATCGGCAACCCGGATGGGTGGGGCAAATGCCGGCGGGTGGGTCGGTGTCGAGCGGGTACGGCCCGTCGTCCTGGTTGGTCTGGCAGTCCTGGCACACCCTGACGTCGTTAGCCGTGAGGATCGAGTAGGCCTCAACAACGCCCGACGTCCTGTACGACTCCATCGACGCGGCTGTCATCGCCCGCGCCATCTCAGTAGTGGCAACCATTCCGGCCCACTGGGGGTCGTCCAACACTCCGCGCAGGGTGCGGGCCAGGGTGTCGGCCGAGTCGCCGCGGGCTACCGCATCAGTCACCGCAGCGGCCAGACGGTCAAGACGGTGGTCCTCGATCGAGGCGAGCAGGCTGCCGCGTTGTGCTGCCCGGTCGGACCAGTTCGGGTTGCGGCCGACGGCGGTGGCGATCAGCTCGTCCAGCTTGGATGCTTGACGGGCCGCGGGGATGGAACCCGGGGTCCACGCATCCCAGTTGATTGAGGCGTCTACGACCGGTGTGGCCACAGGTCACCCGCCAAGGTCACATGATCGAGCCTGTTCCCGCAGGTAGAATGGTGACGTGGCCGACGATCGGCGCAAGCGGCGCAACCTCGAACGCGCATTGCGAACGACCAGTGGCAGATGCTGGAGCTGCGGCGCCCGCCTATCCATCAACGGCCTCACGTCCGGCACGGTTGCCGCTGTCGCCGAACTCATCACACCACCGAGCGCAGGTGGCACCTACCAAGCCCTCAACATCCGGCCAAGTTGTGCGCCATGCAACCAAGCGCGCGCCACCCGCATTGAAGCCGGGACCGCGACCGTCCACATGCCCACGTCGAACTCAAACCGAATTCTGGCGTGGATCTTGGAGCGCGACGGGCCGGCCTGCTGCCACTGTGGAGTTCCGCTGTCGATCGAGGGTGCTGCGCCAGGAACCGCCGCCGCCACCTTCGAACATGTACGCCCCGCCAGCAGAAAAGGCGCGCGCGTACTTCCCAATGGTCGTGCGGCCTGTCAGCCATGCAATAGCGCTCGCGGGTCGACAATCGGGATTCTCGACGGGGACCACAGGCATGTGTACACGTCCCACGAGGATGGCGCTGAATGCGTGTTCTGCGGTAGGCCGATGTCCAGCAGGTCGCAGTATCGACATCGACAGGAGGGTTGCCGATGCGAGGACCGCGCCCGGATGCTCGTGGAGGACCCGGAGGCCCTTTTGGCGCTGGCTTTCCCGCCGGACCACGACCCCCTTCCGCGTTGAGGAAGCGATAGCCGGGTTGTGCGTGCTGGCGTCGTGGCCGCCTCAAGGTCCCGACGCCAGCACGGTCTCAGAAGATGCTGCGGCCACCACGTGGGGCGCCGGGCGCTTCGCGCATGAGCTGGTCGAGGTCGCGCAGTTCACGTTTCCGCCCGGCGTCGTCAGGCTTCGCGGCCTTGAACGCGGGTGTCGGTTGGTGGTGTAGCGGCACTGCGACTGTCGGTGGCGCCGTCGGTTTCACCCGCGCCACTGCGTCGTCTGCCGCTACCTCGCCCGCCTTCCATCCCGCCCGGTAGACCTCGGCGAGTGCCGGGCCGAGCACACCCTTACGGGCATGCTGGTCGAGGATCATCCGAATCTCAGCCCGCAGTACTGCCGGGTCGGTGGTCGTCCCCGACGGCCAGCGGGACGCGAGGGCCCGCGCCACTGCCTCCGCATCAATAAGCCCAGATGCGGCCCGGGAGACGTGCCCGGCCATCCGTGGCCCTAGCTGGTCGTGGGCTTGGAAGCCCAGCCACGCTGCCCGCTCCCGATCCCGGGGGCGGGCTTTCGGCTCGCCCCCCGCCACCACCGCCAGCCTTGCGCAGCTCGGCCGCGGTTGCCTTCGCCAGGCTTGCGGCGTCGGCGGGGGAGTCGTCGGCGACGAGATGGTTCAACGTCTTCGCTGTTTCGTCAGGGACAGCGGTGAACGTGAACGGCCGGGCCTTCGTCTGCCCCTTGGCGAGCTTGCGGGCCCAGTTGGCGAAGGCGTCGAGTTCGGCGACCGCGGCGGACTTCTCCGCACCCTTCACGGGCTTCTGTGTGTCGCCGGACTTCGCGTTGCCCTGTGCTGGGGGCTTCGAGCCGGCGTCCGGGCTGCCTTCGTCCGGGGTCTGCTCGTCGCCGTCCTCCCGCTCGCCCTTCGGCGTGTTCAGCGGCTTGCCGGAGGGCAGGTTGCCGGCCGCAAGGTTCGCTTTCGCCGCCTCGGCGCCGGCCTTGACCGCCTCACCCTGGGCTTCCTGCTGCTCCTGCAACCCGCGGATGAACTGCGGGCCCATCCTCGACAGGATGTAGGGTTCGTCTGCTTCGGGCATGTCCGCATAGGGGGCTAGGCCCATCTCGTCGCGGGCCTCGTTCAACGTCATCCGGCCCGATTCGACGCGGGACAGAAGGACCGCGTCGGCGGCGGCTTCGTCTTCTTCTTCCAATCCGAGGAAGCGGAACTCGATCGCCGGGTCCAAACCCAGATACCGGCGGTTGATCATGTTGAAGATGCCGGACAGCCACTTCGCCCACGGCAGGATCATCTTCCGGTACTGGATGTTCTCCTGACCCTCGTGATAGCTCGCCCCACCCAGTCCGCCGGTTTCGATGAACCCGATCTCCGCCGGGGTCACCTGAAACGACGCGCAGATCAGCTTGACGATGTACGTGTCGTACTCGGGCTTGTACAGCTCCGAGTTGTCCGCGAACTTCGCGAGCTTCCCACCTGGCAGGCCGATCTGAATCCGCTGCCGCTCCGCGAGATCCCCGGCAAGCTGGGTGTTGATCGACCGGCGCCAGCGTTGCATCTCATCCGGAGTCATCCGGACCGTCTCCGGAAGTTCCATGAGTGCCAGGGGCAGCGCGGACGAGTCGAACTGGCGGGTCATCCACTCGGCGCGCTTCATCCACAGGTTGATCCGCACCAAGGCGTTCTCAACCGGGCCGAAGCCGTAGGGGGAGTGGACCCGCTTGTTCCGAACGTTGTAGATCAGCTCGTCGGCGGTGCGCCCGCCCTCGACGGTGCCGTCATTCCCGACCGGAGCCTTGTACTCGCCCCGAGGGAAGCCATACATGATCTCTTGGAAGGCGGGGTCCGGAGGTTCGGGCCGGCGGCCGTAGCCGTCCAACAGCGGCTTAATGACACTGCCGTCGATGTTCCACAGTGCGAACAGTTCGTTGCCGTAGGTCAGCTGCGGGAACAGCGGCCACGCATCCAATGTCAACACTTCTTCGAGGCCGATCCACAGCCAGTCCGAGAAGGACAGCCCCTCACGCGGGTCGGGCATCTGCCAGAAGTCCCGGGCCTTCGCGATCTGCGGGGCCAGCTTCTCGCGGAGCTGCTGCTTCGCCTCCGTCTGCCGCAGCCCACCCAACTCGGCCGCAGTGGCGATCGCATCCTCAGAAACGGCGATACCCCAGTCGAGGCCGCAGATTTCCGTCCGTATGACCCGCATGCAGTCCTGGACGATGTCGGTCCGCGCTGCCGCCCGTAGCGTGTCGAACGGGATGAGCCTGTGTTCGCCGCCTGGAATGTTCCAGCCGACCGGATATTCCCAGGCCCGCGGATCACTGCGGCCATCAGGCCGTAGCGGGTCGATGCCGTAGGGCGGCAGGGGGGTCAGCGGGCCGAACGGCACCGTGTAGGGCAGCTCGCGGGGAAGCGGCTCGTAGGATCCGATCGGCATCCCGGACTGCATCGTTGCTAGGGCATTGGCCTGCGCGGACATGTCCCGGGTTTGCGCGCCAATCGCACGGGCGCCGGCCGCGTAGCTGGCCTTGTCGAGGCGGCGGCGCTGCTGGGCGCGGCGACGGCTACGGGAGGACATCGGCCCTCCGCGGCGTTCAGGTCAGTGCCGGGCCTGCTCGGCTATCTCACGCCAGCGTCTGGCATTCTCGGCGTTCTCGGCAAGCGCGGCTGTCAGTGCATCCCGCAGCCGGGCCGCGTCCTGTTCGGACAGTTCGACGTACACATCGGGCACGACAGCGGGGTCCGAGGCGGCGATCCGGACCGCATAGCCAGAAGGCGCTGCGGCTGGATGCATCCCGGTGCGGGCCACGTCGAGTTCGTGGCCGTCGATGTCGCGGATCGGCTCTGGCAGGGTGAGGGAACTCCAGATGCTCACAGCGGCCTCCGCCACCCGTCCTGTGAGGTCTGGCCGGGGAACAGGTCTTCGATGCCCAACGGGGCCGGGGTCTCATCGGGCGGAAGCTGCGGCTTCGGGCCGGCGGCGTCCTCTTGGGCGAACCACTGGTCCATGAAGAACTGCGTGCCGCCGCGCAGGTCGACGAACGACAGAAGGAGAGCGTCGGCGTTGTCCGGGCTGCGGCCCAGCCGCTTACGGACCTCGTCCTTCTTCTCGATCTGGATGCGGCCCTTGATGTCCGCAAACCACTTCGGCGCCAGCAACTGGGCGCACGCCGCATCCGGGTTTTCCATCCCGGACAGCCACACCCCGTCAGTCGAGTACTCGGCCGGGGCAAGGTCCCATTCGCCCCGCTCGGAGCCCAGCCGGCCTATGACCCACCACAGTTCGGCCCGCAGGTTCGCGAACCGCTCGGTGTCGGTCGCGGCCTGGCCGACGTTCACACCCACGATGGTGGCGGCATGCTTGCCCTGGTCGCGTAGCTCGTTCAGCCGGTCGCACACGCCGGCGCCGATGCCGATCGAGTCGACGTTGACCAGCGTCGCCCCGGTTACCTCGATCGCGTGGAGCACGTTGTTGACGACGGTCATCGTGTTGTCGTTCCGGTCCCGCCATTCGCGTCCGACCATCCGGCCGCGGCGCTCCCGGATCACCGTCTCGTCGCCGCCGCCGCCAACGTCGACGCCGAGGACGACGGGCAGCAGATCCGACGGGGCGTACACCCGGTCGCTGGGTTGCCGGCACTTCGCGAGGTCCGAGGAGCGGACGACCTGGTCGGAGGCGTCGGTGGGGAACTCGCCGAGAACCTTCTCCGACCACAGGGGGGAGTCCTCACCCCAGTCGGTGCGCTTCTCCTCAACCCACGACTTGGAGACGAGCACCTTGCGGAGCTGGTCGGGGACCTTCTCGCCGGTCAGGTTGGGTGTGTCGAACGCCGAGATGGTGATCGTGTGCCATGACTCGCAGGCCCTGGCGAAGTATGACGCCGGGTCGGCCGGGTTACCGATCGCCAGCAGTGCGCAGCCATCGTTCGACGTCAACGAGTCGGCCGCGGTCCACAACTGCTCGGGCACACCCGACGCCTCGTCGATGACGACGAGGACGTGTTCGGCGTGGATGCCCTGGAACGCCTCGGTGTCGTAGTCGGCGGGCTTCCGGCCGAACGCGATCAGCTCGGTGTCGATCTTCCACTCTGTGGTGAGAACGCGGCCGACGAGCGGCTTCCCCGCAGCGTCAGCCTTCTTCGCGGCCTGCCCGATGTACCGCCACAGGATCGCCTCAACCTGCTTGGCCGTCGGCGCGGTCGTGACGACAAACGCAGTACCAGGCGGCCAGATTGACAGCCACCACGCCACCGCCCGGGAGGCAGTGTGCGACTTCCCAGCACCGTGGCACGACTTGACCGCGACGCGGCGGTGTCGGGTCAGCGCGGTCAGGATGTCGACCTGCTTGGACCACAGATACTCGTCGAGCCGGTCGGCGATCCACATCGCCGGGTTGGTGCGGTACTGCTGCTGGCGGGAGTCGACGTCGAGCGCATCGGCGGCCAGTTCAAACGCGGCAACGAGGTCGTCGGGCAGGAGCGACATCCGGCCCTCGCCACGCAGCGTGAGCGCCTTGGGGTCTCAGCCCCGGCGCAAAGATCACAAGCGGGTGATTTCGACTACGCAGAGTGGAGATGACGCCGGATCACGGCTGGCATCGCACTCCGCTGCTCTGCGGTCAGCCCAAGTTCCGGGTCGCCCATCACCGCACGCAGGAAGTCCGTGATCAGACTGCCCTGCTGTTCGGCCAGCTTGACCCGACGTTCCTCCAGCCCGGCGGCCAGCGCGAGGCGGGAGAAGTTCGCGCAGCGGTCCCGTTCGTCGGCTTCGAGCTGGGCCAACGCGCGAATGTACTCGCCCATCAGGCCGCCCTCGCCGAAGGCGACACCGACCGTGGCTTTCTCCAGGCCGAACTCGTCGACCTTGGCTTGTAGTTCGGCGGCGTAGACCTGGGCGCGGCGGGCCGACTGGGCGAGAAGCCGTAGCAGGGTTTCCCCGGGGTCGACCTTCTCGTCGGTCAGGCCCCATGCGGTGACCTCGGCGCGGACCGCGGCCTTGGCCTTCACCTGCGGGGCGCTACCGCCATGCGTGTTGCACACCAGTCCGCCGCGAATTGCGTCCTTCTTGCACTGGCCGCCGGCCTTTGTCTTGCCTCGGCACCGCATCGGGACGCTCCACAGGTGTTCATGGTCGATGGGTCAGGGGCTCAGCCGTTCCGGTGGTCTTCGAGGTCGTCGCAGTCCCTGTGCCACCAGAACCAGCGGCGAAGGTGGCCGGCGCGGAGGATCACATAGTCGAGCCGCTGACCGGTGCGGACCTCGTGGCCGCAGTCCTCGCAGGCGCCGAGAAGGAGGCTCACGGCTGGTCGGATGCCGGGCCGGTCAGGAACGCTGTCAGCTTCTCAGTTGCCTCGTCTTCGTCGAGGTCGACGAGAAGGTTCGACCATGTCTCAGCCGGGTCGGAAGCACCGGAAGGAAGCTCGGTCCAGTCTTGCTGTCCGGGACCGTCGAAGCGCCAGTGGCGTTTGCAGTCGTCACACTCGAACACCGAGCCGGCGGCAAATCCGCCGACGGGCGGCTTCTTGCATCGTGAAGCCGGATGTGTCGACTCGCGAATCCTGTTGATCCACGGCATGTCAGACCCCCGCGCCTAGTAGCACTGCCAACGGGCGCCACAGTCGCAGCGCATCCCAGACCAGCGGGTCTTGAGTCGGCGGGAACAGCCCTTGGCGTGCCTTCGGTGCCCATTGGGGAGCCGTTCGCCAACCCGGTCCACCACAGTCACCGTATTGGGGTCACGCTCATCGACGATGAGCTGATACCGAGCTTCTTCCACCTGCCCATTCTACCGCGTTTCCGCTGGTAGAGTGGGTGCAGGTGCCGCCCATCCGACGGGCGATCGCGACGAACAAACCCACCGGGCGGCGCCCACAACACCCCGGTAGCTCAGCGGTAGAGCACCCGGCGAAGGCGGGACCGTGACCGGCCATGGCGTCGCACCCGTTCGGGGACAGGAGCGCGCGGGTTCAATCCCCGCCCGGTGGTGCAGTGCAAAAAGACTGGACCGTTCATGCGATGATCAACGTATGAACGTTTCGGTTGATGTAGACGTGGGGGCGATTGTCGACGCCCGGGTAGCAGCCCGAATCGAACGGGTCCGCCGGCGCAGAAAGGCGCTGGCCGAGTTCCAGGAGGCACACGGCCGGCGCCGGGAGTACGGAAACCGTGCACGCCACGCGGCGAAACTCGCCCGTCAGGCGGAAGGGTGAACCTCGACCGCCGGTTCGGTCGCCACCACGGCGTGCATGGCCCCGCAGGGTTCCGCGTCCCACGGCTGGTCACACTGGCCACAGACGGGGCGGGAACGGGCGGTACGAAGCGCCTCAGCCCACGCCGCGGCGAACGAGCCAAGCTCGGCGGTCTCGGTCATGCCGCCTCCCATTCGTCGTCGTAGCGGGCACTGGGGACGAGGTCCTTGAGGGGTTCGAGGTCGACGAAGCGCCAGAGAGAGGGTTTCCGCTGGTGGCCTCTGACCGCCGGGGCGATGCCCTCGCGCAGCAACAGCCGGTAGGTGGATTTACACCGGGTCGTGTTGGGCCAGTACGGCGGACCCAGCCAGATCGCGATCTCTTCCAAGACGAGCATGCCCGCAGGACGCATCGGCGACCTCCGGGCATAGCGGTGCAGGCCCAATATAGGACATCGCGATCGGCGCAGGTCAAGTGGGGTCCTAGTCGACGTCTCGCAGGGCTTGGATCGTCGCGTTGAGGACCTTCACCGCACCCTTCCGTTGGAGGGCGTTCATGGTCAGCATCACCTCGCGGACGGCTCGCATCATCTCGGCCCAGTCCGGGTTGCCTGGGGCCATGTCGTCGAACAGCGCGTCGTCGGCGTCGCGGACGGCTTCTGTCAGCAGGGCGGCGGCGAAGCGCTGCTCGATAGTCATCAGGTCGATGTTGAAGGCCGCGAGGGGTCCCGTGTCGTCGGGCAGGCGGTCCGGGCCGTATGGCTCCATCATGGGCGTCCCCCCTAGATCAGGGAAGACAGGATGTCACGGGCAGGGGAGCAGCGAAAGGGCCAATCAAGCGTCAGCACCGACGCCCAGCAGCCCGGCGAGCTTCCCGTGGGCCTCCGCTATCCAGTCGCGCCTGTACCAAGCGGTCGAGTAGGGCTCCAGGGTGCCGTCGTCGAGCGCTTCGGGATCGGTCGCGGCAGCCAGTTCCTTCGCCGCAGCTTCGATGGCCAGTAGCCGGCCGATCGGACCGTACTCGACTCCGACCTTGTGGCCGCCACCCATACAGGGACTGTCATCGTCGTCGGGCACGATCAGGTCGTCGTAGTGGTCGACAGCGAACCATCCGCCGCAGTGCTCACACCAGTGCCGGTCGTCAGTCACGACGGCAACTTCTCCCATCCGTGGTCCGCCAGGTTCGTTGGCACGATCGGCCGCTCCGCGGAGATTGGCTTGGTCTGGACTACCGGGGTGCCGTCGTACAGGTAGCCGACATGGTCGACGGTCAACGCCCCGGGCCAGTTGTCGGTGGCGATGATGGTCTCTCCCGTACGGGGGATCGCCGGCCAGTCGACGTCGCGCTGATACCAGCCGGCGTTGTCGCCGCCGTGGACGGTGGCGAACAGTTCGATCTTCACGGCTGGTCTTCGCCTCTCTGTTCGCGGCGCCAGGCCCGGCCCTCCCGGCGGCGCATCTGGCGACGCCACCAGCTGCCATCCCGTGCCCGGCAGTCGCATGCCTTCCGTCGGCCGTGGGAACGGTGGGGGTGGTACAGATAGTGCTCGTCGTACGGGTCGTCGGTGGCCAGCTTCGAGCGGGCAAGCATGGGGCCGTTCATGACTGCCACGCCGGGTCGAAGTCGGGATGCGAACGCCAGATCGCGGCGACACCCTTGACGACGTCGCAGGGCCAGTCTTCCTGCTCTTCCTTCGGCGCGATGCAGCGCGAGCACTCGAACCACGCCGGATGGCTGGTCGGTAGATACCGCTGCGGGCGATGATCGCCCACCAGGGCGCGTAGCGCTGCCACCCGTGCGAGTGTGGCCCGTGGATCCTGCCGGGCGATGTGTTTGACGATGTCCTCGTAGTCGTCGAGGTGTTCGCCGTCGTAGCCGACGTATTCGGTATCCCAGTAGCCGACCTGGCTCCACTTGCCGCCCATCACGTCGACCTGCGTTTCGGGGGGTTCGGTCGAGGGGGTCCAGTTCAGCAGTTCGACGCCGGGGCCGTTTTCGTCGACGAGGGCGGCCCACGCACCCTGATCTTGGTGGCGACGGTTGCTGAACGCGGCTATCGCCGCCCGCGCGTCAGCCTCTTCCTCGGCGAGCCGGGCCAGTACGAACACGATGATCGGATCGTCAGGCATCGTCTACCGCCTTACGCGGGTCCGGCTCCAACATCAGATCGACGAAGGTGACGCACAGCGGGCAGTACAGGCCGTCGTGCTCGCCGCAGAAGTCGTCGGTCTGTACCCAAGACCGCTCCCACTCATGGGCGCAGGGATCGTCGTCGTCCTGCTGTTCAGGAAGAAGACCCATCCCTGTCCTCCAATCCGAGGATCTTCCGACACTCGCCGTCGTTCTTCGGGCTCCCGATGCCCTGCGGCAACCCGTTGACCGTGCAACACCGCCGGCAGCGGGGTAGCGACATCCGGGAGAACACCCCAGGGATCGACAGGCCATCGACCAGTCGGCCGCAGTCCAAGCGGAACGGGCCGTCGTGGGGGACTTCGACGCCAAGCGTGCCGTCGTATTCGAGGTCTTCGGCCTGCCTGTCGGTCAGGACGGCGTGGTGCAGCCGTCCACCGTCGAGGGTGATGACCCAGTCCAGGTCGTGAAGGCCGCGCGTCACTGCCCCGCCATCGGTCACCGGACCACCCCCCGGTGCATGCCGACCCGCCATGCGACGGCGAACACCCGGTTGTGCAGGCAGCAGATGGCAGGCCAGCGGCAGCCACCGGCTGCACAGTCAAGGAGGCAGAGAAGGCCCAACGGCCAGCGCATGCAGCGGAGATCGGAGTCCTTCACGGCAGCTCCTTCAATGCCTCGTAGACACCGACAACAACCTTGCGGATTGCTGTCCGGGCCGTCGGAGACAAGGTGTTGTCGCCCGCGAGTTCGGCGACAAACCAACCCAGACTAAACTTCCCCAGCCGGTTCACGGTGGGGTAGAAGGCGCCCGGATCGAGGCCGATCCAGTTGCAAAGCACGCCCAAGGAGTCCAGGTCGGGCCCATGGCCGTCACGCAGCCGGGTGAACGTCGACGCGGACATGCCGGTTTCCTTGGCGACCTGCCGCCAGGACAGGTCACGGGTCATCCGCTCGGCGTCGAGGACGGCGAAGAAGCCGGCGCGGTCAAAGGTCTGCTTGGCCATCAGGCAACGCCTTTCGGATCGCGTCGGCCAGCGGGCCGTTGGACTCGACATCGACCAGCGCCCACCAGACGGCAGACATCAGCTCGTGGTCGACGTCCCGCTGAGGGCGAAGTCCTGCCGAGTCGAGCCGCCAGCCGTCGTCATAGTGGAGCTTGCAGCGCTCGCAGACGTAGCCGACACCTCGGGTCTTCTCGAACACCAGCGGCAGGCCGCAGCACTCACAGTGGAACTGGGGGATCGGCGGGCGGATGTCGTTGCTCATTGGCCAGCCTCGATCCGGTCGGCAGCGCCTGCCGGCCGAAGCCGGTAGGTCTCCAGCAGCGGTTCGCCATCCCCGCGGTGGGACTGCGCTGGGATCTGGGCGTCGCGGAACTGTTCGGCCTCATCCCGGTCTCGGAACAGGTGAACCGCCACGTAGTAGGGGTCCCGCCCGGTGCGGACCGCATAGACGGTGGTCGTGTCGGAACGGGACAGGCGGGCGGAGCGGCGGCCCAACGCGAAACCAGCGGCGGTCAGGACGACCGCGAGGACGATGGTCACCGGCGTCTCCTTCTCCACCAGCGACGGCGGACAGGTTTCGGCTTCGGGGAGGGCGTCGACTTGCCGGCCGGCAGCGGTTCCACAGCGTTGACCACCGACGTGGTCTGCGGGATTCCGAGCCCGCTCAGGTCCAGCGGAGAGCCGCGCAGCCACCCCATGTGTCCCGAGTGGTGAAAGCCATCCGCCCCGACGCCATGCCACCAACTTGTCGCAGGCTCGTCAGGCTGGCCGAGTGTGTTACGGAAGCCGGCGGCACGCTCGGCGGCGACATACTCCGCCTTGGACACCTGGTTGCCGTCAACCCAGTAGGTGTCGTCAGTGCTCACCAGACATCACCTCAACATTGGTCGGGTTCGGTCCTTCCCTCGCTAGGCTGCCTGCTCGGCCTCGAACGCCTCAATCACCGTCGCCGAGATCCGGCCCCGGTCCGACACTGTGTACCCGTTGGCACGCGCCCAGCCGCGAATCTCCCCGGACCGATCGGCCGACCGGGTGCGGCCAGTGGCCGCTGTGCCGTCGCGCTTCACCCGCCGGGCGGCCGTGACAAACGGGGCCAGCGTCTCCCGTAGATCGGTCGCGTTCGGCTCGGACAGGTCGATCTCATACAGGGCTCCGTCGAGGCCGAACCGGACTGTCTCGTCGGCCGCACCGCCGTCGAGGTCGTCGACCAGTTCGGTAAACGTCTTCTGGACCACAGATTCTCCAAGGAATAGGATTAGGAGATCAATTCTACGCCGAAATTGTCGACATGTTACGCCTCAAACGTCAGAAGCCGTGGCTTCCACAGCCGGCGGGTGGCTCTCACGGAACCTGTCGGCGGCCTTTGACACGGCTTCGGTGAACCCGTGGAAGCCGCGCGACGTACCCCGATACTTGCCGTGAGTGCAGGCGATCACGGCGACAACCCACTGATCCCAGAGCAGATCACTGAGGTCCGGGCTACAGTCCTCAAGCCCGTTGTCCTCAACGTAATGCCACAGACCCTCGACGATGTCGCCGATCGGCTCCGGAAAGGTTTCGTCGCCCTCGGCGCTCACGCCGCGACCACCTTCGGCTCGTCGGCGAACCGCCACAACACCCCGCGCGGGTCGCGGTCGATCTCAACCAGACGGATCTTCGCGACCTGGTCCAGCAGCCCGTTCAGATCGGCGACCACCTCGGGGCGTGGCCCGCGGCGCCGGAAGTTGTGGTCGCGGACACACGGATCGAACCAGCCTTCACCGTTCGGTGCTACACCCGCGCTCTGCGCAGGGGGCGGATCGGATGGGATCGGAGGCCGCCCGCCATACCAGCCGATCATGCGGCCCCCCACTGGGTCAGCTCGTGCAGACGGTCATGCCCGACCCGCCACGCATGGCGCATCGACCGTTCCGAACGACGGCACAGCACCAACGGAAGCTGCCCCCAGCAGACCGGGCAGGCAGGGTCACGCCGGTCTGCGCAGCCCGAACACAGGGCGCGGCATGAAGGCCACTGCTGATCATCGTGGCACCCCTCCGGGCCGCCCATCGAGCAGTACACGTCTCCCGACTTCGGGTCCTGGACCAGTGTTCTGTTTCCGCACACCCCACAGCGGGCACCGGGGGAGCGGATCGGAACCGGGGCACGCTCAAACCGCAACATGATCAGTGCTTGGGCGCGTAGCGATCGGAAATCGGCCAGCACCTCTTCGCCGAACGGATGACCCGTCGACAGGTCGGCAAGGTTCTCCAACGCCCAGACGAAGGTTGGCTCCGTCTTGCCGAAGCCCTGCACCGGATGCAGCTTGCCAGCCCAGTAGATGACCTCTTCGCGGACCTTCTCCGCCAACGACAACGCCGGGATGTCACCCGGAGCCTGCGAGTGCGGCTTCGCCTTCCGGATCGCCACATCGTCACCCTGTAGCGGTGTCCCGAACTGGTGGTACAGGCGGAACGCGAGCGGCGTGTCCTCGCCGTCGTCGTTGTCGCCGGTCGGCTTGTAGGAGCGGTAAAAGTCCCACAGCAGACCGCGAATCTCTTCCGCCACGGGGTCGAGGACCGTCACAGACCCGATTCTATTGCGGCGTCAGTGCAGGTCAGGAGGTGGGTGTGACTTCATCGAGCACCGTTGCAAGCGCGTATGTTGGATGACTTTCAAGACTGCGCCGCACCCGGTCGTATCGACGCGTCGTCCTCGGATCTGCATGGCCAGCGGCGTCTTGCACATCCTCCAACGGGACCCCGGCCTCACGGGAGAGGACCACCCAAGTGCAGCGAAGTCCCTGCGGGGTAACGCGAAACCCGGCGCGGCGGGCAAGGCGCACCACGAGCGTGTAGGCGTTGTGTCGGTCGAGATCTCCAAACAGTGGACCTTCGGTACGTCCGGCAGCGCACTGCTGGAACGACTCAAAGACCACCGGTGCAAGGGGGGCGGGCCGCGTCCGCCCACCCCTTCGTGCGATGGTGGCCACCTTGTGGCCGCCCTCATCCTGCACGTCCTCGATTCGTATCGAGAGGGCCTCCGAGATCTGGAGCCCGTTGAAGACAAGTACATCGATGAGCGCACGGGACCGTGGTCCATCGGCCTTCGCGACCGCCCGCAACTTGGCAACCTGCTCTCTCGTCAGCCCCACGGTTGACGACTGATCGTCCAAGTGTGGACGGCGGGCATGGTCGACGGGAGAGGCCTCAATGAGCGTCTCGGCCACGGCACACCGGTAGGCGCCAGCAACCGCAGCAAGTTTGCGGTGGATGGTTGACTGCCCGCGGCCGAGGTTCTCGGCGAGATGACGGACCCACAGATCTACGTGGGTGCGCTGGGCATCGAGTGGTGGAACATCGAGGTCGGCGCACCACTCGGTCCAGTCCGCCAGATCGCGACTGTAGCCCGACCGTGTAGCCGGGGCATACCTGGCGAGGTACTGGTCGAGGATGGACGGCCAGGGTGCGGCACCCTCGGGATCCTCTGAGAGGGCGTTGGCGGTCATCGGGTCTCCGGGGTGGTCTGTGCGCCGATGAGGCTCGTGATTGCGTAGGTGGGGTGCCGGGTGAGGTCTGTCGCCCGCGGCCGAGTTGGTCCAGCGTGACGGGTGAATGGGTCGATGTACGTCTCCGACAGTCCGAACAGTGTCGCGGCTGAGCGCGTGCGCCATTTGTGGAGCAGGCTTCCCGGCTCGGCTCCGGGTTCTATTCCGTTGCATCTCCGGCAGAGCATGCCGCGCGTGTAACCCGTCTCATGATCGTGGTCCTCAACCCAGGTGCTCCAGTCGCCGCATGCGCCACACTGGTCGACCTGCCAACGGGCAAGTGCGTCCACACCGAGCCGGGCTACCTCTTCACGGTCTTCGGCTGTTATCTCCCATGACCAGCAGGCCGGATCGGGCGGCTGGGGCCATCCAGCGAGACGCGCGGCAATGCGACGTTCGCGTTCGTGGGCTCGCCTCGCGACGGTGGCACTCTTCTCGGCCGCTACGAGCGCGCGCAACTCTGTTGCGTTCATGTGCATGGCGCAGGCAGGCGCGATGTATGTCGGAGGAGATCCACGACTCGCGCGCGCACACTCTTCCGTACACCTGCCGGTCCGTTCGCGATTCGTGCGGCCACATTGCGGCATAGGTTGATTATACGACTAGATTCGCTGGTCAGGCGGGTGCGACATACCTAAAGGCCGAGCTTCCGCGCCGGGTTGTTCTTGTCGAGCGCCTTCCCGCGCTGGACATAGCGACGGGCCATCTGGACTGACCGCCACCGGCCTTGGCGCATGATCTCTCGTTCTTCGGCGCCCGCTTCTGCGGCGCTTGTGGCGAACCCAGAGCGTAGAGAGTGGGCGGCGAACTCGTCGGCGCTCAGCCCTGCCGCGAGCGCGCGGCGCTTCACGATGAGCGCGACGGACTGATCCGAAAGGCGCCGGGGGAGGACCTTCCCTGAGCGGCCGACCGGGCGGAACGCCGGGCCGTCAGGGTCACCTGCCGCAGCGGCGAGTTCGCGCCATGCGTTCCACGCCCGTACAGGGTCGGTCTCAGCTCGACTGCCCGACGGGATGCCAAGCCATAGGCCTTCGCCCTCCTGGTCGGTCTTCGACGACGCGATGTAGACCAGCAGTTCGCCACCCGAGTCAACGAGATCCGGGATGTCGAGTGCTGTGAGTTCGGACCGTCGGAGCGCGCTGGGAAATCCGATAAGGATGATCGCCCGGTCACGGATGTCCACGGGCGTCTCGGTACCGATGCCGGCCACGATGCGGCGAACGATCGCTGTGGTTGCCGCGGTCTTGGCAACCGGGCGGTGCTCCCGGCCTGGGCGTCGCTTGACACCTTTGAGGACTGTCTGCACGGCACGGTCGGCGGTGGGGGAGTTGTAGCCGGCGGACTTGTGGATAACGGAGATCGATGAGACGCGCCGCAGAATGGTTGACGTCTTCATGGGTTGGCCGCCGGTCGTGCCAGCAGCTAGGTCTGCGATGTATCGGTAGACGGTCTCGGGCGTGGCAGGTAGCGGCTGAAAGTGCTGCCGCGCACACCAGTCAACGAACAGTGACCAATCCGTTTCGTAGGCCCGCCGAGTACTGGCCGTGATCGATCGCGCGGCGTACGCCCTCGCCTGCTCGTCGAGCGCCTCGTGGATCTCGGCGAGGGATGTCGCCACGGGTACGAGTGCTCCGCCACCGGCCTGTTCAAGGTCCATTGAAGATCGCTCCCCTGGTACTGGGAATTTACGGATATCGCTAGTCGATGTTGGTGGGGGAGTCGGGCCCGAACTCCTAACCCGGTGCCTGTTTTGCAAAAGCCGATATTGGTCAGATCGTCCGGCCGTCGTCTGGTCGCACGCCCTTGTAGAACCACAACGGCTCAGGCTCACGACCGCCGGCCAGCCGGGTTCCGAGGACGTAGCGGTGCCCGATCCCGTCGACCTCGGGATGCCAGTAGTCGCCCTGCCAGTACGAGCCGTCGTTGTGGATGACCTGCCCGGCGAGCGGGCCGTCTTCTACTCGGATGTCAAGTTCGGCGTATGGATTGGGGTTGGTGGCCCGGTGCAAGATCAGGATGCCTTCGAGGATCTGCGGAAGGTTCCGCAACGTCGCCTCGTCGCGCTCGTTCACGGCGCCTCCCCCTTGGCCTCTACATGTGGTGGGCGTCCAGCCCCTACACAGGTCGCGCCCGGCGTTATCCCGTCCGGACGCCATCCACGGCCATGACCACCCGGGGCGTTGTGCCAGTGGATGAGGCCTTCCTGGGTGAGAGCCCGGGAGGTAGCACAGGCAGAGCACAGCCCACGAGGGCGAGCCCACGAGGCACGGCCCCAAGGAGGTGGCGGGTCAGCGGACACCGGAATCACCCCCACCCGCGTACAGCCCGACCACTCCGAGGGGATGCCGCGGGCGTTTCGGATAGCGCGCATTGGCAAGATCGCGTCTCTGGACCTGGAAGTCGACCGGGAGTCCGGTCAGGCCACCAAGCCAGGCCGACGTGGTAGCACACAGCAGCGACCACAGAGGGTCGGCCTCCCCCTCGTCGACGCCGGGGAACAGCCGGTCGAAGTCGTCGTCGTCCAACAGGACCCGGATGTCGACGTCGCGGAAGTCCGCGCGGTCCAGACAGGACCCCACCAAGTAGGGTGTCGAGCCGAACGCGGCCTCCACTGCCGGGGCGGCGTTGTTCAGATGCCACAAGGCGAGCACGTTGAGGTAGTTCGCGCGAGGTGGTCTGTCCTCCGATGCCTCCGCGGCCCATTCATCCTTACAGTCACGACACAGCGGGTCGACGCCACGGTCAGGGACGATGGCCGGACAGCTCAGGCACTTGCCGGGACCGGTCGGCAGGGGACGCGGCGCCGCGTCTGGAGTAGGCAAACTCATAGCGGCTCCTCGTCGCCGCCATCGAGGAAGTCGAAGACCACCTGATCAGAGATCTCATCGTTCATCACCCGCAAGGCTTCCAACAGTGCCCGCTGCCAAAGCAACGACGGCGTTGGGCAGGCGATCAGGAAGTCACGGACGTCCTCGTAGTCCCACAGCAGATCCGGATGAAGGCCGCCAAGGTCGGTCCTCCAGTCGGCACCGTGACGGTCGATCAGCCGGCGTGTTGCTGCGGGTACCGGCGAGTCGTGGTGCTTTGGACAGTAGTGGTCGTTGCGGGACGGGACCTGGACCCAGCCCGGTTCGGCCCTGCCTGCCGCGTCGAAGGTTGCCTCGCAGCCCGGATGGTCACAGGAGCGGAGGGTCGAGTCTGGTATGCGGGCGCTCACGGCTTCTCCCCGTCTTTCTTGGCAACCCGGCCGAACTCCTCGCGGTTCTGCCGCCGCGCCTCCGCCCGCATCTGCGTCGGGTCCATGCCGAACACCTGGGCGATGATGACGTCCACCTCCGCGTCGGAGAAGGCGAACGGATCATCGGTCAGATGGTGGCGCCACCGCCTTTTCGCCTCCGCTTCGGCGACGATCATTGCGGCGTCCAGGCGCTGGCGGGAACGTGTGACCCGGTGGTTTGCCCGGCAGAGGTAAGCGACCGCGGCGGCACAGACCAAGGCGACGCCGGCACACCAGAGGATCAGCGTTGTCATGCCGCTTCCCTCTCTTCGGCCCGGGAGATCAGGTCTTCCCAAAGCCACTCGACCTTCCAGCCCTGATGGGCCGCATACCGTTCCGCCTGCCTCGACGGCCCCGGGGTCAGCGCACACTGTTCAGCCAACGCGCGGATCTTCGTCGCTGTAGATGCTTTCACCTGCCGCTCGCCCAACTTGAGGGACGCCCGCGCAGGTTGGCCGATCTGCCGGGCGATCCACACCATCGGATAGCCGCGGGCGACCATGCCGTGGACCAGCCGCCACATCGGTTCGACGTCGACGAACATCGGATCGTCGACGGCCACGGCGAGGATGCGGCGGGCAACATTCGGGCTGACCCGGGCCTGACGGTCCACGGTCATCTGCCACAGGGTTCGGCAGGCCATCCCCGCTGCCGTGGCGATCCGGTCGAACGACATGCCTGCGGCGCGTAGTTCGGCGACGTGGTCGTGTACTGGCCCGGCGTCGATCAGCGGCGTTGTCGGCCTGCCCTGCATCGCGAGCCGGCGGCGGGTCCGGTTGTAGTCGTTCATCGCTGTCCGGCAGTCGTCGCATTTCGTCGGACAGCGACGGTAGGCAGCGATCGTGCCGTGCTCGGTGGCCATCAGTGCCACTCCATTCGCCGGGCAAACCAGGCGCAGATCATGGGCGCAGGTCCCGGGCCTTAAGTTTGGCCATGAGCACCGTGCCGTCTTCACGCTCCCAGTGCCAGACGATGCCCTCGTAGCGATCACTCTTGTGAGCCTCGGCTACGAACCCGCGGATACCGTTCGCATTCGTAGGGCAGGCCAGAACCTGCGCGTCGGCATGGGCGATCAGCAGGTGGACGGCGAAACCTTCCGGGTTGCCGTTGACCTTCGGCCCGCACAGTTCGTAGGTGCCTGCGGCGAACGAGTCCGGGCCGAACACCGCGTTGTCGAGGGCATCGCGCCACAGCTTGGCGAACGGGGACTGCTCCGCCGGTTCCCAGCCGACCGACTTCCCAGTGGTCTCGTCGTGCTCGACTTCGACCCAGCCGGCCGGGGGCAGCTTGCCGGGCTTCACCTCGCGTCGCGCCCACCACTCGGCGCCATCGAACATCATGCAGGTTCCGTCGTACTTCCTCGTTGCGGTCCCGACACCCTCGATCACCCACTCGCATCCCGGGGACACGACACCGGTGACGTAGCGGCGATCGGCCTCATCGCGGACGAACAGCGTTGGGATCTTGCGCATCTACTGGTCTCCCTCGAATGGATGTGCGACGGTTGACGGGTGCGTCTGCTCATCGACGGGGAGCTGGTCGTCCAGATCCGACCCGCCCAGCCCGATGTCGTCCTCGACCGATGCGAACAAATCGTCCGCGGCCACGGCTTCACCTGGATCGACGGACCCGGCGGCACTCTGACCGGGGTCAACTGGCGGGCTGTCGGCACGGTACTGGTCATCAAGGACTGAGCGCATCAGGACACCTGCACAGCGTCGTCTTGCATCGCCTCAGCCCGATACCGATCGGCGCTCCGACGAAGCCAAAACCCGTTCACCGGGCCGCTCCAGGTGTCGACCGTCCACCGCTTGAACAGGTGAGGGACTGGCCGGCGCCACACGTTCCACAGCAACCGCGTCGACCAAGGGGTGCGGCGGACGACAATGCACAACGCCGAACGGTCGGCGTGGAGCCATTCGCCGTTGTCGTCGTCGCCGAACCAGTTCACCGGCAGATGGCAGATGAAACACAGATTGTCAGCCATCGACCTCTCCCCCTTTCCGGGCCTCCCGGGCAGCGGCCCGAGCCTCAGACGGGTAGACGTGGTACAGGTCGAGTTCTTCGGTTAGCTGGACCAGGTCGGCGAGCGCCCGGGTCTGCCGCCGCCGTTGGCGCCAAGTCCGCGGGTGGAACCATCGCCAACGCCACCGGTCGCAACCGCACAGGCCGCAGTCCGAGCCCCTTCGGTAGTGCTCGTGTGAACGGCCGTGGCCACAGACACAGCGAAAGCGGATCATGACGCCTCACCCGGTCCGTCGGGCCGCCACGTCTCCAACATCACCTGTTCTCCGGTGTCGACCCGTTCCCAGCCTTCGCCGAACACCTGCGAACCGGTACCAACCGTCGCCGGCTCCCACTTCGCCGTGCAGTCCGGGCAGACCCAGTGGCGCACACGCGGACTCGGCGCGGGCGGCCAGCATTCGTGGTCGGTCTCGCCATGGAACGCGGCCCCGATGCGGCACGCCTCATCCCAGGCGGGATGGGTCAAGTCTGGGTCCAGCGGGCTACTTGCAGCCCTACTTCCAACGCCGCTTGCGGCTTCTACCTGCACCTGCAAGCGATCCGGCGAGTTACTTGTAACTTCGACGTCGTCGAGGGCACGCAAGGTCGGACACTTCTGCGTCGGGCCGTACCAGGTCGTCCAGGCGCGCGTCGGCTTCGATGTGCAGTAGTGGCTACTGGCATGCAGCGCCCGAACCCGGGCCACCTGACCCCACAACGTCAACCGGCGGTCCGCCCGTTCGTCGCCCTGCCGCCACGCTTCCTGAAGCCGGGTGATCAGCGCCAGCACGAGGACGGCACCCTCACCGGTTGGCCGGTAGCCCATCGCGTCGTGGAATGCAGCCTCCATGTCGGCGCGCTCTGCCTCCAGTTCGGCGACACGTGCGGTCAGCTCGGCAACCATGCCCTCCGCGGCGACCGCCCGGGACTGCTGCTGTGCAGCATCCAGCCCGCGGAGACGAGTCACCTCGGCTTCAGCACTGACGGCGCGGGCGAGCAAAGGTGCGAAAGCTGCTCCGAGGGCGGCACGGAACAGCCGCTCACGGTCGGCGCGGCTATCCTCGCGAGCGAAACCACCGGCTTGTTCGGCTGCGTCAATTGCGGATTGCACCATGGCATCCGAAATGGGCCGCGGCACTTCCAACCCCCCGGTCATCACGTCTTCCATTCTACTGGAATTCACCCCAGAATCGCCGTCGACAATGCGCGTGTCAGACTCGCCGTCGCCGTTCACGCCGCATCATCCTCGGCCTCAACGATCCGGCGGCCAACACGGCGACAGCGGTCCGAACACCACCACGGGCCGGCAGCCCTCCGCCCTTTGGTCCACAGCACGATGCGCTCACAGGCCGGGCAGCGTTTCGACGCCGGACCTGTCCTCGCCACGGTGACGGCCGGCAGGGGCCGGATGTACTGCCTACCGCTACGGATCTGCCGGTCCCGCTCGTCTGCGGTCAGGCCTGCGACGACCCCCCACCCTCCGACCGCGGTCAGATCTGCCTGGCAGCGGGCGAGCACCGGGCAGCGGGCACAGATCGCCTTCGCCTGGTCGATCGCGCCCGGATGACCTTCGGCGGCGTGGTCGAACACCTCCATGTAATTCCGACAGGTGCCCTTGCCTTCAAGGTCCGGCAGGTTGTCGAGCAGCGCTTCGAGAAGGGTCGTCATGCCGTCGCCCTCCGTTCCGAGGCAAGTTCCCGCAGCCGGTTCCGGTCGCGGACCACTGTCCGCGACGAGATCCCCAACCGGATGGCGATCTGCTTCGCCGAACAGCCCAGCAGCGTCAGGACACGCACAGCGTTTCGCCGTTCGGCCACCCGGCTGTCGGCGCAGGTTCGGCAGAACCGCTCACCGTCGACGCGGACCGTGACCACGTGGCCGGCGTGCTTGCGGGCATAGTCGCCGGGACGGCTCGTCATGACGCCACCTGCCATCCGGATCCCAACTCTCGGAGTCGAGCAAGGTCTCGTTCGACGTGGCGTTTCGACATGCCAAGCCGGTCGGCTACCTGCCGTGCAGGTATACCTTTCGCGGTCAGCGCCCGCACTACGGCCATCCGTTCCGCCGGCAGCAGGTCTTCTGCCTTCACCCCGCCATCCGTCGCCCGCTGGATGATCACTCGGTCGGCTTCTAGGTAGCCACGTTTGCAGGTCAAACAGCATGCGCTCCGTGGCCCAATCGAGACGTCATGGCCTTCATGGTCCACGTAGAACCGTGCGCGGGACCGAGATGTCACCTCAACACCTCCAACACCTCGGCTTTGTGGCGGGGACGCCAGATGTAGTGCTTGCCTCCAGCGCGGATCACCCGGGCCGCGAATTCGGGCTGACCTGGGCGGGACTTCCCGGTCTCCTTCTTCAGTTCGGCCCAGATGATGCGGTCACGGAACAGGATCAGGTCGGTCATGCCGCGGCGGTTGCGGGTCGACATGTTGTCTCGCCACCACCACCAGCCGAAATGCTCCGCGAGCGCAATAACCTGTTCCTGCCATTCGGCCTCGGACATGGCGTACAGCGCCTTCTCGGTGGACGTCATCTGCTGCCAGCGTGGACCGGATGCCATCCCAGTTGGTGCCGGGTCGGTGCCCAACGCCCACAGGTATGGGATCTGCTCTGCGGTCGGCGCTGGGGAGGCGAAGACGGTCACGACGCACCCTCCAGACGGGCCGCCTTACGACGGTCGTACTGGGCCTTGTTGTAGACCTGTGCCGCAGCCTTGCAGGGCTCGCACTTGCACCCCCCGCAGTACCGCTTCCATGTCCCATGTTCAGCCGACGGCTTCCGCTGGCCGATCGCCACACCCTTGCGGATCGTGTAGTACCGGTTCGGGTTGTCCTCGCCGAACAGGCTGACAGTCCGCTCTCGCCGGTCGACCCGCCACAGCCGAGACGGGGTCTCCCCTTCGTGCCACAGGTCGAGGAAACGTCGGCGGGCGGCGCGGACCCGGTTCGCGAACCTGCGGTAGTCCAGTTCGAGGGCGTCGGCGGCGGCCTGGTAGGTGCCCATCGTTGCCAGCGCGGTCAGGGCCTGTCGGTCGTTGTCGTTTAGCTGGCCCCAGATCTGGGTCAGCGCCAGATGTTCGACCGCCCGCGGTTCGGGTGATGGTGTTGGCGCACACAGGTCCAGCCAGTAGACGGCATGCTTCGACGCGGACCTGCCTGCGTTGGTGATGCCGTGGTGGTGGCGGTGGTCATGCCAGGCGTCCTCGACCGCGCCGGCTGCGGCGACAGTGAGGGCGCCTCCGGTGGGTGGCTTGTCTGCTTCGGCGAGCGCGAGCACCACCGCATCCCAGGCGGCCTGGTAGCGGTCTTTGGATGTGCCACCGCTGGTCCGTGCTTTGGCGACACCGACCCGGGCAAGGCGGGCGATGTCGGTCATGGTGTAGCCGTGGGCAACATGGGCGTCAATGGTGTTCATGCCACGTCCGCCAGTGGTTCGGCGTCGTCCAACGTGGCCGCGTAGGCGTCGAGTAGACGGCGGACCTCGGCCATCGCCGCGGCCACATCGACCGGTGCACGGGGTGTCCAGTCGTAGGGGCAGTCGTCATGGGGTGCTTTGCAGAAGTGGGCGCCGAAGAGGGTCACCCCGCCCGGGTTCCGGGCGAGCAGTGCGAGTCCGCGGCCGTAGGTCTCCGCGACGCGGGCCGCGCGAACCTGCGACCGGTGGTTCTTCGCCGGATATTGGATGGCGTCGCCGAAGCCGAGCAGTTCCCGCCAGCCGTTTGGCAGATGCCGCAGGGCCAGCACGGTTTCGGACCAGACCTGCCGTTCGGCGTCGGTCGGCGGGTTGGCCTTCATGTCGGCGTCGTAGAGCGGGACGGCGAAGTTCGCCCACTCGGCGAACTGGGCGCGGAACTCGTCGTCGCCGATGCCGTCGAAAAGTCCCTGCACCCAGTCGAGGTCGAGGGGGGTGTCTGGGGTGTTCATCGGGCACCTGCCGTGGCGAGAACAGTCCGGCGGCGAGGCGGGCGAGGTGGCCGATTGTTCCACCAACGCCACCCGGCGTGTGCCGCGCGGAACGCCCAGATCCCGGCGAGGATGTGGGCGCCGAGGGCCATTGCCGTCAACGTGCATGCCAGCGAGGAAGCACCGTCGAGCGGCGCGTATCGGCGAATCTTGAGGACGCGCGGCCCGCTGGCTGTGACCTCGCGGCAGAGGACGGCAACGTTGATCACCAGCCCGGTGTAATGGAGCGCCCAAAGAACGGTGTCGTGGCTCATCGGGCACCACCTGTCCGGGTTGCATGCGTCCAGCCGATGGCCATGCCGATCAGACCAGCGACGGCCATGATCTCGGCAACGCGGACAGCGAACGGAAGAAGATCAGACATCGGCCACCGTTCCAGCGGTCTCGTGGATGCGGGCCGCGAACCCGACCGCAGGGTTGGTCTCGCTCAGACGTCGGACGGCCACGCCGGGTTCCGCGTCCTCCGCTGGAATCCACTCCGCGATCCCGTCCAGTGGCATGCCACGGTCCTTGAACGGGGTGATGACAAAGTTGGGATTCTTGCCGAGAAACTTGGCGGCTTCGAGAAGGATCAGTTCGGCGTGCCGCTGCGGCACTGTCAGGATCTCCCCCGACGTCGGGTCGACCACGGTGCAGACCTGCGCTGCGATTGCACGCCAGGCCGCTGGCGGGATGTACTTCCACTCGCCCTTGGCTGTCCGCTCCGCCTCGAAGTTCAGCGCCTCGAACCGGAGCTTCTTCCGCTTCCACGGCAGGACCTTGGCCGTGTAGCGGGCCAGCATCCCGCGGGCGGCCCGGAGCGCCTTCACTAGGTCGTCGATCTCCAGCAGGACGTCGGCGGCGGTTTCCACGTCGGGAAACCGGCCGTCGTCGATCGCGGCCTGCAACGCGGGGACGAGGACATCGGCAGCCCGGACAGCGCCGGCAAGCGTCGTGTCATAGGCCGGGACCAGTTCGGCCCTGGTGATCCGGTCGTCGAGGGCGGTCACAGGGCAGCTCCTTTCGGGCGCGGGTCCTTCGGTGACGGGCCAACAAGTCCGGCCGAGTGCAGCACCTGCCACACGTCGGGATGGGTCTCAAAGACGTGCCAGACCGCGCGGGCCTCGGTCTCGGCCGCGACCAGCAGGCCGTAGGGCACGGTCCAGTCGCAGTGCTGGCAAGCGATCACGTCGGCGGTCATCAGGTCTGCCCCTGACCAGCTAGACGCATTTCCTGGTTGACGGTCGCGTTGGTCGACCGGTTGGACTCCTGCATGGTCTTGAGGCGCCACATCTCGTTCTTCGCCGTGTCGGCGATGATGTTGGCTGTCTCGGCGGCGAGTAGAAGATCGGCCGTTTCCAGGTCGGCGATCTTCTTGCGGACGTCCATCGGGCCTTCGGCGCGTAGGAACGCCTCCGCCTTTGCCCGTTCGTAGGCAACCCGCGCCTGTGTGGCGGCCTTTGCGAGGCGGGACCATTCCTCGCTCTGCTCCTTGACCATGTCGTCGAGCAGGTCGAACTTGGCCTGTACCTCGATCGGGCTTGGCAGTTCCCGGCGGTGCTTGCGCCAGCCCGGTGCCGTCCCAGATCCAGCCCTGGCGGCATTCCCCGAGCCGGGGCCGGGTGTTGTGGCGGATCTCCCCGGTCTCCCGGTCCACGGTCGGGGCGGTCATGCGACATCGGCCTTCCGGTCGTACACCGTGATCCAATCGTGAATTCCGGACCAGTTGACCGGCCGATGCTCGGCGACCTCAACCCAGCCCTTGCCGAGCGCGGCGAAGAAGTTGTCGTCCGCACAGCAGCCGCCGTCACCCTCACCGAGGTAAATCAGCCGGTTGCCGGTGTAGAAGTCGAGCGCTGCGGCGGCCATCGGCGAGCCGTAGGGCGGCCAGCAGAGGAACAGAACCCGATCCGGATAGTCCATGGCCGCCCGGGTGTTGCCTTCGACCACCGGGTGGAAGGTGGGCCGAAGCCGCTGGTCGGCGGGGAGCTTGTCGTCCTGGCAGTACACGTTCTCGGCGACGTCCGGCGGGGCTTCGTCGAACGCGGCCACGTCGATACCGCGCTGGGTCAACTGCCATGCCCAGTAGCCGGTGCCGGCGCCGATCTCCACAAGCCCGTCGAACCCGACCGTGTAGGCCGCGACGAACTGGACTGACAGCGGGTCGGGGATCGCCCACGAAAAGCGGTGAACCAGCGTGTCCCGCGAGTCGAAACCAGGGCCACCCTTCCGGACCAGCTCAAGGTTGTAGCTTGCAGGCGACCACGGGTCGTCGGCGAACACCCGGCTGAGGATCGGATCGGTCGGGATCTGGCGGACCTGCATCCAGTAGGGGTTGTCCACGCCGGGCGGGTCGTCGACTGTACGGATGTCGACCGCGGCGGTTTGGGTCGTCGGCGCGGTCATGCTGCGGCCGTCCGCGGCTTCGGAGTGCCCTTCGCAGCCTTCCGGCAGGCCGCCTGCTGGTCAGAGGTCACTGTGATCGACCCCCATGTCGACGGTGGCGATCCGGTCCAACAGCCGGTCCAACTCCCAGCGGGCCGACTCCAGTGCGGACACGGTGGCGTGGGCACAGCGGCCATAGCCCGGCACAGTGGCCGCCCAGCCGACCATGTAGCCGGCGCTAGCGAAGCCCTGACGGGCGTGCTCTAGGGCGCGTAGAGCCTGATCCCTGTCCTCGTCGGTCCACACCCGGTCCGGGAGCGGGACCAGGCGGATGAAGGGCATGACAACCGGGTCAGTCATCGGTCTTATCCCCCGATGCGGTAAGCGCGGCAGCGAGACCGCGGGTGATGTCCGTGTGCAGGGTGTAGGTGGCGAGGAAGTCGCCGATCGCCCGGCGGAGGCGGTCCCGGTCCCGTCGCAGGGCGTCCCGTTCGAGACGGGCACGCTTCCAGCCTTCCGCCGATGGCTGCTCCCGCCGTTCGGCCGCGTCCAGCAATGTCAGCAGATCGGCCACCGGCACCGGAACCGCTTCCAGCTGGTAGCCCCAGTCGACAACCCGACTGCCGGACAGCAGGGAAACACCGCCGGTGCGCCACAGGTCGTCGCCGACATGGACCGCGACCGCACCATCAGCCGGGTCGACCGCGAGCGTCCCCACTGGTGCGCTCTGACCGGCAATCGTCGTCTCGGCCAGTGCCCGCAGGGCGGGGATGTCGAGGTCAGACATGGCAATCCACGAGCGTGAGCCGCTCATCCGGGTCGAGGGTGTCAAGAAGCGCGGCTACGAGCGCATTCCACTCCGACTGCGTCCGCTCGTTTCGCGACATACCGAACCAGCCCATCTCGCCCTTGGCGTGCCACTCTCCATTACGAACTACGGCGTAGGGGACGCCGGCCTTGTCGCGGGCACGCTGGGCGAATGCTTCCGCGGACGCTTCCGACAGGTCCGGGCCGAAATGGTCGTGCGGGCCGTCGTGCCAGCGGAAGTCCTCATGGCCCCACAGAGCGCGGATGTATGGCTGGTCGTGGTACTCGCGGCGCGCCTGGTCGACGAGATCCTGGTCAACGCCACCGACTCCAGTGGGCTGGCCGGTTACCCGCAGGAACACCGCATCCCACGACTCGCCGATCCCGTGCTGGTCGATGACCGGTCCGACGAGGGTGGCGTAGTCGGCCCACGTCTTGCGCGCCTCGGCCTCGGCATCGGCGCGCATCCCGTCGAGGTCGATGTGGCGACGAAGCGCGCTGTCCGCATGGCCAGCGTCGGGGCCAGGCGTCATGAAGCCGGCGTGGCCGACGAAGGGCGCCTCGTCGTCCTTCATACCGAGAAGGGCCGCACCCTCACTCGTGAGCAGCCAGAAGCCTGTCCACCGGCCGCCGACGGAGAACCAGTCCCACTTGCCGCGGGGGTTACTTGTCGACCAGCAGGCGACCTGGCCCTCGTGGACGAACAGCACCTCTTCGTCGATGCCCTCGGCCATCTTCCGTGCCCGCTCGGGCGACGGAAGCGTCCACGGGGCATAGGGGTCGGTCGGCTCGCCGACAACCGAAGCGACCGGAAGCGCCAGCTGTCCCTTCGTGGTCGCACTCAGTATGTACTTGCGGTTGTAGGTCTCGACGATCTGCTCGGCGGTGACCGGGGCGTCTTCGTCCAGTCCGAACGCCTCACGGGTGGCATGTGCATACCAGTGGTCGGCGGGGGCCTCCGAGTCGATGTAGGGCTCGACCGCAAGTTCCTCGTTGAACGGTGCGAGTTGGCCTTCGACATCGCCGCCGATGACGAGAACGGTGTAGTGACTCACGGGGTCGCCTCCGGCGCGGTCGAACGAGTCAAGGGGAGAACGGCGGCGGGTTCGGTGGCCATCGCCTCACGGATCTCGGCGAGACGGGATTCTCGGTTGGGGTCGTCGAGCGGTGACCGGTGAGATGGCCGCTGGCCGTGTGGATGCAGCAGGTCCAGCCGCACCGACATCGACAACACATGCCGGGCGCCAGACGGGTCGACCAGTACCCGGCAGGTGATGTCCGCCGGGTTTTCCAGTCGCCAGCCGTGAGGCACCTGCTGGCCAAGGCTGGCGACGAGGGATCGCTCGATCTCGGCCGCTGGTGATGCGGTGAACGCCATGTACATCTCGGCCATCGGGTCGCCGCTCACTGGGCCACCCACCGTCGGTCGTGGGACATGGCCCGGCCCTCGTCCTGCAAGCGGCGAAGACCATTCCGAACCTCGGCCTTCGGCAGGCCAGTCACTGCGGCCAGCTTCCGGGCTCGGACCGGCCGGGGCCCGAGAACCCCGGCCAGCGCCCGCTCCACCGCGGTCACGCGGCCACCCCCGCCGGGGTGTTGCCGACCGTGTGACGTCCGGCCATCACCGCACCCGTCAGCAGATGCGCGGCGAACACCTTGATGTCCTCGATCGTCGCGTCCTTCAACGCCCCGCCCCGCATGAACCGCGTGTACTCGGTGGCGACGTTCGGGACGTTCGCCTTGCCGTCGTCCTTCCGGTAGCGGGCCGGGTCGGAGTAGACCGCGACGGCGAGAAGGTAGTTCTTCCACTCGTTGACGTTGGTGCCGTTCGGAACCTCCGGCTCGGCTACCGTCGCCGGCTGCGACTGCTGGGCCCTCTGAACCGGTCGGGTGCCATTGCCGTTCTGACCGATCTGACGGGTGCGGCCCTCGGCGGCGCGATCCTGCTGGACACGGGCCTGCGGCGCTGGGGCGATCTCCCCTGTCTCGGTGTCTACGCCACCTTCGGTGTCGCCCATCGAAACCTGCTGGGGAACGCCGTCCTGGACGTCCCCTGACGGCACCTGCTGCCGACGCGGGTCACCGAACGAGCCGCGGACCAGCGCCTCCAACTGTCCCTTGTTGTACAGCGACAGGCCGAACTGGTCGCCAAGGTCGATCGCGCAGCGCTTGAGCGCGTAGGACACGGCGTTCTTCGACGCGAAGTCGTGGGCGCCACCGTAGTCCGGCAGGTTCGGGCTTGTGCCAGTGCCGACGTCGTCGGAGAACTTGACGAACCGGCCCTGCGAGTCGCGGATCGTCAGCCGCATGACGCACAGGTAGGTGACGGCTGGGACTTCCTTGCCGTCGTTGTTCTTCTTCACCCCGTCGCGGACAAGGCGCAGTTCGCGGATCTCCTTGTCCCACGCTTCAAACCCGAAGATCCGGTTCAGGTGAGCGCGGACGTCCTGCTGCGAGACGTGGGACTGCCTGTTGGCGACCAGTACCCGCTTCGGGTCGATCGGACGGAGAAGCTGGTCGTACTGTTCCTCCGTGAATCGGCCCCGCGCGGTTTCCTCCGCCTTCCACATCTGAGAGACGCGGTACAGCTCGGTGAACTTGGCGAACATCTCCGGCGTCAGGGTGTCCACCCAGTCGGCGCTCATGCGGCCACCGCCAGCGAAGCCGCATCGGGCCACACAACCGTGAAGCCCAGTCCGGCCAGCCACGACAGTGCAGCCTCCTGGGCCGCACCAGGGCCGATATGCACGAAGAATTGGAGGGGAGTTCCGTCGCGGTCGTGGTCGGCGTGCACCGCCAACCCGTCCTCGCCGAGAGGCCCGGCGGCGGTCACGGACAGGCCCAGCGTGTCGATCGCCGCCCGGAACGCTGTCAGCTTCTGGCACTCGTGGCCCTCCGGGTTGCCGCAGTCGTAGGACACGGAGACGCCTAGCTGCGGGATGCCTGTCCACGATCCGGCGGTGACGTACAGGTGGGCGATCCCGTCCAGGCGGGTCGCCAGATCGGCTCCAACGGTCAGGGCGTGTGCCTGCCGCTCCGCCGGGCTCGGGTTACTCTCGGACAAGGCCCTCTCCAATCAGGTACTGACGTCTTGGGGTTGGGTTCAGGACGCTCCCTGCCGTAGCCGCGGCATGGGGCGTCCGACGTTCTAGGCGGCCTTCTTCGACCGCTCGGCGAGCCAGCCCTTCCACAGGGGGCTCCGAGCGAAGATCCGCACCCGGGCCTCGTCGAAGACGTGACCCAGACGGCCGGAACCAGGTGCGGGCAGCACCGGGACCAGGTACAGCTTCGGGTCGACGTCGTCGTACGCGGTGGCGGTGCGCTTCATAAAGGCCAGACCGTCGGCAGCCAACTTGGCTGCCTTGACCGGGTCGCAGCCCAGTAGTTCGGCCGCCCGGGTCGTTCGGACCAGCCGGGCACCAACCAGCAGTGTGGGGGTGTTCGTGGGCATGTCCGTATCTTCCCATACGTTCCTTGATCGATCAACTCTCAGCTCCGGCTGATGCCGAACGGGAACGAAGGGCAACGAAGCATCGACTGTGCCACAAAGAAAACCCCGACAACCCCACCGGAGTGAAGCCGGGATGTGACACCATGCTCCCGTGTCCCCCGACCAGCCGACAGGGCGCAGCCTCACCAGCGGCCAGTCCCAGTACCTCTACCGGGTGCTGCGCGACCGCATGGAAGACCTGCACATCGCCTTCGTCAACATCTGGCCTGTCTCGCCGAACACCGTCAACGGCTGGCGGGACGGCGTCGAAGCCCGCGCCGTCAACTGGCAAATGCTCGAATCGTCGTTCTGGATCGAGCCCGGCACGTTGGCCAAACACGTCCGCGACCCCGACAACGAGCCGCTACGCACCCTGCCAGCACCAACCCCGTTCCAGCGGGAGATCTTCGACCGACGGACACGGCAGAAGATGAGCTACGACCAGGTCGCCCAAGTCGCCGGAACAGACGACCAGGGCCGGCCATGGCTGTCCACGTCGACCGTGTTCCGGCTCGAACGGACCCCGCCAGAGCGGACACCGAACGCCCGTAGCCTCACCGGCCTGTCCAAGGGGCTGGGCATCCCCGAGGCAAACCTTCGCCACCTGCTCGCCCAGTCGATCGGCGACCTTGACGAGGACAGCCCGGTTCTCGACGCGAAGATCCGAGCGCTTGTCGACCAGCTCCAGGAACTACCCGAAGTGCTGCGCGACGGTGCCGTCGAAGCGGCAACCCGGATGGTCGAGGCGATGGTGAAATGGTCGTCTGACCAGCCAGGACGGCCTTCCCGAATTCCTGATGCGGTCACGTCGGTCGGCCACATCATCACCCGTCCTGACAGCGAACTGCCCACCGACGAGGAGGCCGCCGAAGCGCTGCGGAAACTGCGTGAGGGCCGGCGGGACCTGGACCCGGAGGACATCGACGGTTAGACCGCGGGCCGGTCGCCGGGATGGTCGGTGTCGCTTCCCGCGAGCGCCTTGTCGAGGCTGGCCATCGTCCGGTCGATGTAGACGATCTTCTCGGCACATTTGGCGACCACAACCCAGTCCGTATTGTCGTTGAGGGCCATCTGCGCTCGGGCCTTCTCGGCGGCGTCGGTTCGCGCCTGCGCCGTCTTGGCCAGCCAGTTGGTCAACTTGTCGTTCGCCACGACTCCCCCACAGGCCGCTTGGTCATCCTGTTCCGGGTAACGGACCGTATGCCGCAACACTGACGGTGGGCGATAGTTTTCCGCGCCGTTGTCTGCCTGTCGCGCTGGCAGTCTGCGCCAATCGCCTCGGTGGCCTACTCAGCGTGTTCGGAACCCGGGTCATATCCGGACGGATCGGTGATGCGCTACGTAGTCGGATCAGACTACCCTAGTAGCCCGTTGGGGCCCTGATGTGACAAGCGGAGCAGGGTTCCGCAACCCGAAACATCTACGACACAGTAGAACCTCTACGACGCAGTAGAAGTCGCGCGGGTCACGCAGCCCGATCGACCCCCGACACCGCGGGTCCATCCGAAACTGCCGCCGCCTCCTGCCTCGCCAGTGCCTCCACCGCGGGCGCGAACGCCCACCGGATCAGCGCACACTGCGCGTCCGACAGCGGAGGGGCCTGGGCCGCCGACGCCACTGCCCACTCATCCAAGTCCGCGAACGTCCGACCCGGCTCAAACTCGACCCACACGACGTCAGGGCGATCTGCTGGTACGTCCACCGCATCCACCTACCCGTTGCATCTGGTGGAACGAACCATGCCACAAGATGCAACAGCATGCCAGGGGTCAAAGCTTCCAGCCGTACCGCAGCCACGCCGCCGAGCCGCCGTCAGTCGAGGCCACACCCCACCGTCCAGTCGGCAGGATCGTGATCCACAGCAGCGCGTCCACAACCGTCCGGCGACGGTCCAAGTCGCCGATCGCGTCCCACGCCTTCCGCGTCGCCCCCAGCGATCCCAAGCCGACAAGCCCCTCAAAGATCAGCGCGGCAGGCGGTGGGGCGGCCCGCCGCTCCAAATCAGCCAACAGCGGGTCAGCCTCGGCCTTCACCGCGGCCCACTCGTCGTCGTCCAACTCGCCCAGCATCCACCGCGCTGCGGCCCTTTTCCGTCGTTCCCGTACTTGCCGAGCCTCCTCCGCCGCGATCTTCGCCGGGCCGTCGTCAGGTGTCAGCAACATCACCGCATCTGAGCGAGCCAGCCGAGCACAGACCAGCCGGGTCACCGCTTCCTCTACCAGAGCCGTCGGCCGGTTCGCATGCCCACGATGCGGAATCCCTGGGCGGCGTCCCCCACAGCCATACACCGGACGGCCAGCCCGATCGGTGCCGGCAACCTGGACAGGCATCTCACAGTTCTCAGCGCCGCAGCGCGCGATCCCCGACAGCAGATGAACCCGGCCGCGGGGTGTGATCGCCCGACGAGCTGGCACGCGGGTCAACTCGACCAGCGCATGATGCTGCTCTGGAGTGATGATTGACGTCTTGGCGTGGCCGTAGGTGACGGCTCCGTCCGGATCGTCTGGTCTGATGATGGTCAGGCCGGCGTGCCGGGGCGCGGTCAAGGTCTGCATCACCGTCTGCCCGGTCCACCGGTTGCCGAACGGGGTCAGAACATCGGCCTGGTTCCAGCGCCGGGCGACCGCACCCCACGTTGTCCCGGAGTGAAGCACATCCACCGCCGCCTCGCGGATCAGCGACGCCTCCAGTGGATGTGGCCGCGACCGGTCAATCAGCGGCGCCCCGTCTGTACCTTTGCCGACTTCTGCACCCCAGCCGAACGGTCGCCGGCCGCCATGTAGCCGCCCCATCTCGGCTGCCTGCCTTCTCTGCTCCCGAAGCCGTTCGGCTTCCTGCTCGGCTTCCTTCTGTGCGACCGCGCCCACGATGCGGGCTGTCATCCTGCCCGTCGCCGTCGCCAGGTCATACTCGCCGGCAAGGACGGTGACGATCCGCAGCGGGTTCGCTTCGACGACGGCGATGAAGTCTTCCAGCTCCCGGTTGTTCCGAAGCAGCCGGTCGTTGTGCAAGGTGGCGAGGACATCCCACTGGCGCTGCCGCAGCCCTTCGAGCAGGCGCCGATAGCCAGGCCGGGGTTTGCGACGCCTGGTCGCAGACATGTCGTTGTCGATGAGTACCACGGCGGCGGCGATCTCTGCCTCTGTGAAGCCGAGCCGGGCGAGCAGTTCCCTGCATGCGGCGTCTTGCCGTTCGACGCCCAGTCCCGCGCCTGTGCGGTCCTGGGAGATGCGGCAGTAGATGACGATGCGTTTCAGGGCGCGGTTGGTCTTGGGCTGCACGGCCCTACATCATGCCGCGCCCCAACCTGTTAGATCCATCTTCGTCTTGCCGAAGATTGCACTGACAGGTTCGCTGCACGGTGGCTTGCCCGCAGATGTCGTAGTCGCCGCGGGTTCCAGCGCCAGGCGGGCCGTGTCGGCGGCCTTGCCGCGACGATCTCAGCGGCCAGGACCAGCGCCCAGTCGTGGACGGTCAGATCAGCCTTCGACTGGCCGCACTCGTGGCACGCCGGGGTCAGGTTCGACATCGCGTTCGACCCACCCCGGGACCTGGGGACGATGTGGTCAAGATGGTCGGCGGGCTGCACTCGACAGTAGGAGCACAGCCCGCCAGCCTGAGCGATCATCCGCTCTTTCGTCGCCCTACTACGAGTCGCCATCGGGTTCGGCTAGATACCCGCGGATCAGGTCCAGCGCGAGGACCATCGCGTCGGCCTCGACGTCGACCAGCCGCGTGGACCTGGCGATGGTCAGATCACCGACGCGGCGGCGGTTCTCGTCGGCCAGCCGGGCGACCATCGCGTACGCCGCCTCCAGCCGGGCTGCTGGGACCATCGGCACCCCGTCAACGTCGACGGTGCGCATCGGTGGGACGGGATCGGAAGTGGCGGTCAACAGTTCCTCGAAGGCGTCGAAGTCGGCCCACGGGTCCCAGCCGGTACCCGCCTCGGGGAAGACGGCGGTCACCGCTTGCCGCCCTTCCCGCGCTTCTCACCCTCGGCGACCCGCTCCTGGATGGCCGCCAGCGGGTCAAGCCGTTCCTTCAGTGTTTCGACCTGAACCCGCGGGTCGAGGTCGACAGCCTCACGTGAGTTGTCGTCGTTGACGGTCACCGGCCCGCCGCCTGTGCTGCGGTGAGCTTCGGGTTGACAGCCCACTGGCCGGTCGCCGGGCAGGGCTGGTTGTTGGCGTGAACCTCCGAGCCCGACGGGCCGATCCAGACGGTGCCGTTGCAGCCGTCGTTGGAGCAGGTGCCCACCGAGCCTTCGAGGCCGCTCACCGGGTGCCGCCTTCCCCGCCGCGGAGCGACTGGCCGAAGAAGCGGTCGCGGACCTGCTGGCCCATCCGGCCGTCGGTGTCCAGCTCGCGGAGAAGCGTGTTCGGGTCGGGGGGCGGGGTGGTCGCCTTCTTGTCGGCGCTCACTGGTCGGTGTCCTCGGCGGTGCCAAGCATCTCGGCGAGGGTCGCGGCGGCGGCCTCCTCGTCGGGGCTGGACGGATCGGACGCGGGACCGGACGGCGGGTTGGGGACGAAGGAAAGGGGATGATGGGACACGGGTCGGGCCTCCTGTGACAGCAGGAACGGGCCGACCTAGGACCCTCGGCGTTGATGCTTGCCGGCTGACGCCGAGGGTCCGCTAGGCCGTGATCGCGACTTTACCCCGTTACCCCACAAAGCCACAAGACCCCATACGAGCCAGTTGCGCTCCGCGCAGCCGACTCCGGCTCAGGCGGGATGGCGATCCCGAAGTCGGTGTCGGTCGCCACGGGCGACGACCTCCCCGACCTCGATCACCTCGCCCGACCCGTTGACCACGGTCATCAATATGTCCAGGACCGGGATGCCCTCCGGGAGGTTGAGGGCCGTACGCTCGGCCTGCGTCGGCGGTCGGGCGACAGTCTCCTTCCGCACTTCCACTGGGGGCTCGGCCAGCTCGGCGAGAATCCGCGGCGTCCCACCCTTGATCTTCCGGCTTTCGGCAAGCGGGGTTCCATCGGCCACCGCGTGCGGGAACCAGCTACGGGCGAGCTGCATCGGCAAGCCGTCCTGGAACAGGACCCTGTCCCGAAGAACCGCCGTGCCATCGTCGCCAAGGCCCATCTCGTCGCGAATCCGCTCGGGCGGCACGCGGGTGCCAACGAAGATGACGTCCTGGGAGCCCGTGTGGCCGTGCTCCCGGTTGACCCGCGTCCAGTGGTCCGACTCTCCGTTGCCGGGAGGCGACCACCACTCCGACGAGATCGCGATCCAGGGCTGAACCTCGCGCACGTAGCTGCCCATCCCCTGGCGGGATTCCACTAGGCCGAGCGAGCGGAGATGGCCAATGGCGCGCACGACAGTGTTCGTGCCGACGTCGTACCGCTCGACAAGCTCGGCGATGGTAGGCAGTTGCGCGCCGGCTGCCAGTCGGCGCGACTCGATGTCCTCGCGGAGGTCGTCCGCGATCTGAAGGTAGGCCGGGCGGGAGTCTTGGCGGCTGATCACGATGTGGTCCTCCCGTTAACGGGTTTACCGGTACAGTGCCCCCAGCCTAGCCGCCTGGAGCGGTCAGTAGGTGTTCTCACGGACACGTCACGTAGCGGCACGTCGTGATCACGTACATGCGTTCGAAACGTGACTGTCACCTGGCGGCGGAAAGGAGTGACCCCGCCCAGGTAGGCGAACCGCACATCTGTTCGGCTACCAGTAGAATCGGGACAAAAGTATGACCCCGGAGGCGTTGGCGCGCCTGCCGGGGTCGGGCCGACCTGCACCACCGACGAAGAGGACTACGAGGCCGACGTGCCCAATTCTAGCTGTTCCGAGCCCTCACATGCGGCGACTGAGACCACGCCCACCACAGACCGCTCAGGCTGGCTACGGGCCATCCGTGCCGCCGAGTGGCCAGCGTCCGCCCGCGTGTTCCGAGCAACCGCCCGCGACCTCGCCGAACTGATGACGCCAGACGGCGTCCTCTCCGCGTCGAACGCCGCGATCGCTTCCGCCACCGGCATGCCCGACCGGACCGTTGGCTATCACAAGGCGCAACTGGTCAAGACCGGATGGCTAGTCCATGTTCGGCGCGGAGGCAACGGCCGGAAGGCGCTCTACCGGGCGTCCGTGCCGGAGGTAGCAGGCAACCGGCTGCCCACCGTCCCGCAGAGTTGTCGGCAACCAGCAACCGACAAAATGGCCGAAGTTGTCGGCAAGTTGGTTGCGCACTCAGAAGAGATATGGGGAGCCGAAGGCGACCACGTAGCAGTTGCCAGCGCGGGAACTGCGGCCACCTCCTTCGTCGGCGGCGACGCCAACGATGATCCCCTCGCGTCGCGGGCGACGAAGGAGCACGCCGCAGTTGAACCAGCGCAACCACAGACCGCGCGGGCGCGTGCGCGCGAGGCCACCCCACCACCCGCGACCCGAGGCGAACAGCGCACCGAAGAGGCCACCCCACCGCTGCCCGCGGCCGACCGGGACGACTCGTACGACGACGCCGACTGGCTACTCGACCTGCTTTGGCCTGCCGATCTCGACATCCCCGAATGCGACTCGCGCACCCGCCGATCATTGCTCGAACGGTTGGCGCGGATGTGTCGCTACGGCTGGTTCGACATCCTCAACGATCTGTTCCTCGATCCGGCGTTCGCCGGCATGTTGGCGTGCGTCACCGACCCTGCCGCCGTGGTACTCACGCGGCTGGAACGTTTGGAACGCACCGGCTCGGTCTACCCGACCAAAGCCGCGTGAGCGCTCAAACAGGCGGTCCGGCGTCCTGGGGTGTCGACGGTCGGGTCTCGCCCCACCCCTGCCGCTCCCGGGCGGCCTCCGGCCCCTCACCCGCCTTCCAGACGGTCCGACAGGTGCAGCCCGCAGGCCGCGCACCTAGGGGCCGCAGGTTGTTCTTCGCCCCCGGCCGGGAGCGGGTGGCGACGAACGTGCCTGCCGCCTGTTCCTTCGCGACCGCTTCCCGCTCCACCCGACAGGTCGGACAGGGGATCGCGGCGAACCGGATGCACGGCTGTCTGGGTGGTGACGGCTCGCCGTAGGCACTCAATTCTGCCGCCCAGTGCAGGTCCCGCAGGAGTTGACCATCCGCCGCCCCCTCAGACCGTTGCCGCCGCAGGCCAACCACCGAGTCGGCCGACCAGGGCGTCATACCCGCCCTTACCGCCTGCCGTCTGCGCCTGACCCCGTACCGACGCGGCCAGCCATGCAGTGGGCCTCTGGGCGGACACGTCCAACGCCCGCCCGGCAAGCGCCGCACCCTCATCGAACCGGCGGCCGGCGACCGCCGCCGAAGCCCGGTAGACAAGCACCGCCGACGCCATCCCCGGAGCAGCGTGCTCGTCGAACACGGCGTCAGAGAGACGGTCCGTCGCCTCGTCAGGCCTTCCCGCTCGGATCAGAGCACAGCCGCCGAACGCGGCAAGCTGGCCGGGGCTGAACTCGCCGGGTCGCGGTTCGGGCAGCAGCCGGGCTGCTGTGTCCGCGTCCCGCAGCACGTCGATCACGTCGGATGCGGAGCCCGGTCCTCCCCGTGCGAGGATCGCCGCTTCGATCGACGCGGCGGCTACACCCAGCCACGATGTGCCGGCGCGGCGCCGTGCGGCCCGTGTCATCTGTAGGGGGATCGCCGACGTTGGGGTGGCCGCGTCATGAACCTCTGCTGCGACGAGTGTCGCTTCGGCTTCGGTGGCCGTGTCGCCGCAGGCCCGGCCCAAAACCCGGGCTTTCTGCGCTTCGGCAAGCGCCATGGTTGTTTCGCCCAGGTCGGCATGTGCGCGGGCTGAGAGCAGCGCCACCCGCCCTGTGGTCAACTGCCAGTCTCGGCCCCTGCTGCCGAGCTGGCGGCACAGGTACGCCCAGTGGTGGGTGGCGTTGAGGACGTCGACGAGGTTCGTCGACTCCCAGCGGGCGACTATGCCGGCAACACCCGTGTCGATGTCGGTGCGGACGCTGGTCGTGCTGGCGCCGACTGTTCCTCCGGCGGTCAAGAGGCCCACCGGGAGGAGAATCCCAGCGGTGAGGATGCGGCGGCGGTCGGTGTGGTCCAAGGACATCTCCTGTCCGGTGCGGGCGGACGGTGGCACACGTGTGTCTCCCCGTGAAGCGTGTGGGATCGGCGGGACGCTAGTCCTTGGAATCGCGGGCAGTGGCCGGGTTGAGCCGGGTGAACTGGAACAGCAACGCCTCTTCGTCCTCGACGTCCGGGCCGGCAGTGTTCAGCCCCAGCCCGGACGGAAGCGTCCGAAGACCCCAGATCAGCGCAGCCGACGGGATACGGACGGGGACACGGACCTCCCAGTCGTCGGAGCCGGCGGTGTGGGTTATGACGACGACCGACGGGCCGTTCACGACGACGCCCCATGCAGGTCCGGCTGTGAGCCGGCAGCGTCCGGCGTCGTCTCGCCATCCGGCTGTGTGCCGACGATCGCGGCGAGCCCGGCCTCAAGGTTCAGCGTGGCCAGGTCTGCACCCAGCTCCGCGCGGTCCGCGGCGAGCATCCGGTCAACGACGCCGTCCGGCTCGTCCGGCTCAAACACCAGTAGCGCCATTCCAGAGCCGTCATCAGGTCGGGTGTCGACGAGCCGCACCCCGCCGGGTAGGTACATGGACAGGCCGCGGACCAGGTCCAACACTGATGTGCCGATCGCGATTCGGGCTTCCCAGCCATCGGTCACGTGGCTGTGCCAGATCGAGAATCCGCCGTCGCGGGACGTTCGCTGTGGTCTGGGCGTGGACTGGTCCGGCGCAGGGTCCGTCGGGGATGATGTGGACATACGGCGCCCTCCGATGGCGTCGTGCCCCGGGTCGGCCCGCCAGCCTGCCCGGGGCTTTTCTGTCTCAAAGCAACGCGACCGTTGCGGCGCGCGACTGGGACGTCAGGTTAGCGCGTCGAGGACCATGTCGGAAGTACGTACGGGGGAACCGCACGGTCAGCCCCAGCGTGTGAACCTGTGGACAGCACCGACGGGCAGGGGGCAGACGACGGCCGGGCAGCCCCAGGCGAGCTGATCACCATTGCCGAGATTCGGCTGTGGCTGGGCGTGGCGAAGACCCGCGCCTACCACTTCTCGCGCTATCGGGACTTCCCGGCGCCGTGGTGGACGTCCGTGGACGGGCGCGTGAGGGTATGGCGCCGGCGAGATGTGGAGCCATGGCTCGACCGCAACAGACCCGGGTGGCGTGCGGAACGGGACAACACGGACATCTCGTGACGCGACACGCACTTTCGGTTTGTGTTGTTCCGGGTTGCCCGCCCTACCGTCAGGGACAACCAGCAACCCGGAGGACGCATGCGATTGCCACGCTTCACCACCTACCTGATGGGGCAGATCGCCGAGGCCGCTGACCCGGCAATCGACCTGGCGGTCACGTTCGCCGACGACACCGACCAGTTCCACGACAAGCCTGCTGGGGTCCGGTTCCGGTTCACAACAGGGGCGCAGATCTACGTTCAGACCGTGCGGGCCAGCCCGCCCGGCGGCGATGTGGGTGGCGAGCGGATCGTCGAAGGTGCCGCCGCGTTGCCCCCTGTGACGCTGCCCCGCCTCGACGTGACGTCAGGCAAGGTCGATGTGGCGGCCTTTGAAGGCTGGCTCGCCGCGGTTGTCACCAATGGCGGCTCTCGGGAGATCGCACGGGTGCGCCGCCACTCGCTCGGTGAAGGGAAGACCTCGGTCCGGCGGCCTGGCATCAGCGTGGATTTCCACTCGGGTGCGGAGATTTGCCTGCTTTTCGTCTATACGCTGTCTGCGGGTCAGCCTCTACGGGCAGATCGCGAGTACATCACCACGGAAAGGATCTGATCGTCTTGGCCAAGTGGGGTAGGCAGCCAGATCAGGATGATGCCGATCCGGAGTATGACGATGGACGCGCCAAGGGTCAGTGGGCGACGTGTGGCGCATGCGATTCGACGGTGTGGGCAACTGCTGGGGTCATTTCAGATCACCAGCATCCGAAGACCCGGCGGACCTGCCCGGGGACCGGCTCGCACGTCTAGCGTCCTCCGGATGGAGGGCGTTCACCCGCCTCCATCGAACCTGTGTTCGATCGGTCACCCCCGGTGGCTGTCTTGTGAGCAAACGTGCGCTACCGTCCCCCCGCCAACATCGCAAGGGGGAATGCACATGCCACGCAACGACCACAGACGCTGGGTGATGCTCGCCGCCGCCGGGCTCGCCGCTGCCAGTCTCGCAGCCTGCAAGACCTCCACCGGGGCCAGCGCCTCCACCTCAACCGGTGGGGCGACCGCGAAGGCCAGCGCCGGACCGGCGCACTCGGAGGACGTCGCCATCACCGCCTGCGCGCCCGACGATGCAGGGTTCGCGGCGGCAAAGGTGGTCGTCACCAACCACTCGTCGAAGGCGTCGAACTACATCGTCAACATCGTGATGGAATCGCCCGACGGCAAAACCCAGATCGGCACCGGACTCGTCTCCGTCAACGGCCTCGCACCCGGACAGGCATCCTCCCCGCAGGACGCCTCCAGCCTGCAAACCGCGAACGGCCCCTACACCTGCCGGGTTGGGGACATCACCCGGTACGCGGCCTGACGTTCAACCTTGACGGTCGAAAGTTGAACGGCCGCCGTCTGCGTTCAAGGTTTGCCCGTCTTCCTTGAACGTGGACGGCCGGTCGGCCTCCCGGGCTAGATCATGCAGCACCGCAAGATGCTCCACAGCGGTCGCGATCGTCTCGGCGCTGATCGGCTTCGCTGGCGCGTTCGGAAAGACCGCGGCGAGCAACTTCCACAGCCAAACCGTCAGGTCTTCCATGCCGATCGGCTCCGGACGGTCCCCGGCCGCGATCTCCGCTTCAAGCTGGCGGCACCGCTGGCGGATCTTCTCCCTGCGGGCCTCCGGTATCCGCTCCCACGGAACAGTCATCGACCGCACGAGTCGAAGAAGGTCGCCTTCAGTCTCGGCCAGCGCGGCGCGCAGCCGCTCGATCTCGCCGGTCGGACGCCACGACTCAGGTTCGACGCTCGGCGCCGGCTCCCAGCCGTCCTCCGCGCAGTCGACGACGTGGCCGCCGCACATCACCCCGAAGCCGGCGGCCGTCTCCATCAGCGCGTCCGACAACGAGTCCCACAGGCCAGCCGGGATCGGCTCGGTTTCGACACGGGCCAGCACCCGGCGGCGAGGATCATCCATCGCGCCAGTCCTCCCCGTTCAAGACGCGGCGCAGCCGGTAGGCGGCCACCAGCCGGCCAGACGCCTCCATGGCCATGGCCAGATTCGACGTGCCGCGGGCCTCCGACGCTTCGGTTTCAAGAGCCTCGACAAGGGCGATCAGTTCCGAGCGGAGAGCCGACTCCGATGGCGCCATCGTCACCGCCTGCCTGTTCGCACTCAGGCGGGGGTCAGCCATCGACCTTCTCCAGCCGCTCCAGTTCCTCGCGGACGCGGCGTTCCATCACCGACAGATCCCAAGACAGCCCCAGACGGTCCCACCCGCACCGGGAGTCGCAGCCGGCGGGATCGACATTCCCGCAGCAGCGGTACGGAGCCAGGAACCGGGCGAGCGCCCGAAGGTTCTCCGGTGTTCCGGCAACGGTGTCCGGGTCGACGAAGCCTTCGGCCTTCCACTCGCCGATCTGGCGGCGGCGCCAGACATGCACTGTCGGCGCGCCGTTCCACATCGGCCGGCCACATGGCTCGCTGGACAGAAAAGCCGCGCCGTTGGCGTGGTAGGACCAGCAGCCCGACACCGACCCGTCCGGGTTCCGATGACCCCACTCGACACGGTCCACCGGACTCGGCTCCCACTCGGCCATCAGGGTCTCCATTCCGGAACCGGCCCGGTCTGCCAGCCGGTGACCAGACGCCAGACATGATCCATGGGATAGCCCATCACATCCGGGTTGGCGCACGGCACTCGATTCGGACGGCCATGCTCGTCGAGGCAGGCGTGAATCCGGTCGCGGTCCCGCATCCGCTCCCGGCCCGGGAAGTCCGCGGCGAGACGGTGACCCCACTCGATGCGCGGGCCGTCAGACATCCCACACCCCGTCGGCCGTGTCCGGGGCGTCCAGGCCGATCATTTCCCAGCCGCGTTCAGTCTCGATCTCCACAGCCCTGGAAATCGGCCGCGGCGCCAAGTCCAGGCTGTAGAGAAGCGTCTCCGCCTGCGACGACGACGCGACGACCGTCACCCCGGTCACCGTCGAACCTTTCTCGGCACGCCAGCCAAGACGCACCGAAGCGACGATCAGACGACCGATCCGACGTCCCACCTCGAACACGGTGTGGGTGCGGCGGATCGACGCCGACAGACGGTCAGACACCGGACGTCGCCGGCCTCTCCGGGAATGCGAGGGCGGCCACGAACTCGGCGATCCTGTGGGCGTCCGCCGCCGTCAGTTCGGCGGGCAGTGTCAACGGCACCACCAAATCCGGGCGGATCGGGAAGTTGTGGGTCAGCAGCTTCGGGCCGATCGGCCTGACGGGCGGTGCAGTCTTGCGCACGGGCCCCCGGGCAATCGCGTCAACGTCAATCGGCGCCATCTCGCCGACTGGCCCGTTGCTCAACGCTGCCATGAGTACACCTTCTCCGTGAGCTTGAGCGGCTTGTCCTCAGGACCCTTCACAGGACCTTCCCCTTGATTGGATTGCGAACCGATCCCCGGCCGGAGTGCATCGACCCTGATGCCCCGGGCGCTTGACGCATCAGAAAGTCGAGTGCCCGAAGTTCCGCCAAGCGGTTCGCCACCATGCGGGCGGCAGTTTCAGTCCTCGTTCGCTGGTACTCGCGCTGAGCCAAAGCCAGCGCGGCCTCAGCACGCCGCCATTCGGCTGCCGCCATTGACGCCGTGAGTCCCTTTCTTCGGAACCTCTTGATGTATGTCCGGAGCTTCGCGCAGGGTTCGCATTCGCATCCAAACCTCGCGGAGCTCACAGATCCGTGTGTCACGTTCTCTGCGATGTAGACAGTGCCCTCGGCTCTGGCCCTAGCTTTTGCATCGGCTGTACGACGGCGGCGCTCGCGGGGGTCGCCGTGCTCGCGCTGCCACTTCTTCCGGGTTTCCTCCGCGATCTGGCAGTCGTTACATGTTGATGAACGGAAGCGCTCCGGATCTGCGCCGGCGCCATGGGGACAGAGCCTGTTGCCATCTGCGTCAGTCTTCGGGTTGCCGTTGCCGTAAAACTCGGCCGCATCCGATCGCGCGACCTCAGCCATCAGCATGCCACCTCCGAACTGTTGCGGGTCAGACCCTCGCCGTAGACCTCGCGCACCAGCTCGGCAATCGCGTCGACCACTTCACGCGGCGTGCCACTGCGACACTCGGGTCCGACGCCATATGTCTTGCTCCGTTCGTCGGTCAACGCTTTGCCGCAGAAGGCGCAGCGAATGGCCAGCCCGGCGAATCGGGCAGCAGCCCGCGCGGGATCGGCACGGATGACCTCATTCGCCGTCCGCCGCGCTGCCGCCACCCGGGCGTAGTGGGCGTTGACAAACGCCCGACGCTCCGGCGTGCCCTTCCGCAGATCGGACGGAACATCCTTCGACCAGAGCACCCCCCACTTCGAGCGGCGCGGCGGCCACGGCTTCAACGTGGCACTGTTCTTCGGCCGATACCAGTAGGACACCTTCGACTCGTCGAGCGGGTCCGGAATGGCGAAGTAGTCCGGAGCTTCCTTGGCGGTCATCAGAGCGGTAGCGCCGACAGCGGGCGGCGGCCGTTCAACGACGGCACCGGGTCGGCCTTGACCGCATCCCACAACACGCCGGCCTTGTAGTTCCCCAACTCGACCCCGCGGCGGCGAAGCTCATCGGTCAACGTCGTCTGGTTCACCTTCGAACCGGACGACTGCATCTCGACCTTCGCCTGGCGGGCAATGTCAACGGTCCCCGTGATGTCGATGTCACGGAGCACCGAGTCGATGATCTGCTTCGCCCGCTCGGCGTTCAGCTTCCGCAGACCGGCAACAAGGTGGCCGATCCGGTCGTCCAACACCGGGTCCTCGGAGGCCGGCGTGCGGGACGCTTCGCTGATCGTGCCGGCCAGGTCGCCGATCTCACCGATCAGAGTGGCGACGAGGCCGGCCTTCATGCGGAGCAGTTCCGCAGAGCGGGTCACGTCAGGGTGATCAGTCATGGGGGTCTCCTTTTCTCTCCTACCTTGACTTAGTTGTCCTCGTTCAAGGCGGCAGCGAGTGCGGCAGCTGCTGCCGGAGTCATCGCCTTCGGGAAAGGCTGACTGTCCTTCCACACCAGCAGTGAAATCGTCTGGTCCGCCAACCAAGCGTTCCACGCCTTGATGTACACGGCGAGAAGATCTCTAGCGGGGAGCTTGCGGGACGCGCCCGCCTCCCGGATCAGCCGCGAACGTAGCAGCAGAATCGGCGACGACTCGGCCAGCCCAACCCCATCGAGCAGAGGACTCCAGAATTCTCGCGCAGCGTCCGCATCGGCCCGGGCAAATACCCAGTAGGCGGTACCCGCCGCCGCCAGGCTCGTTGTGACCATCCTCCGGAGTGACCGTGACTGTCCGACCGCCGCCCGCAACGACTCCAAATGCTCCTCGATGAACGGGAGCACCTGCGCGGGTGTGCCGCGTTTCCACGTTGCGGCACCAGATAGCCGGTCGTTCGCGTAGCCCCAGCACATCTGGCCGACTGCTGCGACATGGTTCGGGTTTGCAACGCCCCGCAGGTCGAGCATGTTGTTCACGTTGCGCTTGCCGCCCTGGTCCATCGTGTCCTGGGACTCGGTCGGCAGGCCGGTCGCGAGCACGAACCGGGCGGTGACCGCAGCACCGACTACTGCGGACAGCCGGTGCTGGCCGTCAAGGAGAGTTCCGTTGATGTCGAAGCGGATCGGATCGCCGTTGTACTGCCAGTCGCCGCGCCGCATCTCGGCGATGTAGGTTGCGACCCGGCTCGCGGACATTTTCCGGTTGTGGTTGTTACGGTTCGTCAGCCACTCGGCCGCCATCGCCGGGGTGACGTCGACGATGTGGACCTGGGGAACCGGGCTGAGGGTGATGTCCCCGTTGACGGGGAAGAGGGGTTGGGTTGCATTGGCCGTACTCAACGCTGATCCTTTCGGGAGTGGTTCACCGAGCCGCCACCCTTGCAGCGCGGAGAATGCGCACCGCCGCGGCGTGGGTCGCCGAAGACATGCGGTGGTCGTGCAGGTCATGCCACCTGACATCGCAGCCGGGGTAGTACTTGGCGTGCAACGACCTTGTGTCGATCGTGCAGTGGGCGCAGATGACGTCCTGTGTGGTGAGATGGGAAGCCATCTCGGCGGCATGCCGCTGGGCACTCCCACCGCTACCGCCCCGAACATGGCCGTACGGCTCCCTGGACTCGTCGGCAAACAGCAGCCAGTGGGAGCTTCCGATGGCGATATGCCGCCCACACGCGCCGCAGTGGAAAGCGGGACGCTTGCCCCGAGCGCATGGCGCGCAGTCGTTCATCGGACACCAGCCGCGCGGCGGCGGACCTTCTCGCATGTGCAGGGGACGCCCTTGGCGATCGAGGGATCGACCTTGTGAGCGATGCAGTCCGGGTGGTGCCAATGCGAGCTGATCGGCGTAACGCCGTCAACCCAGCGTTGCAAGTGCTCCCGCTCGCCGGGTTCACGATCGAGGCTCGGACCAGTGACGTAGAGGACGTCGATCGGCGGACGCCCGTACGAGTCGCGCTGTTCCCGCGCGCCCCGATAGACCCCGTACCCCGCTGAACAGTCAGGCGACATGCGGGCAGCGCGTCCGAACACGAGGGCGGTTTCGAGGTCGTTGAAGAACATGCAGATGTCGCCGCCGACTGCGGAGACGCTGGCCACGTAGCCGTGAGACACGATGCGATCGTGACCCGTGTACTTCCGGGGTAGCCCGTCTACTCGGATCGCCCCGTGGTGAATGGTCCGGCGCTCGCCCGGACGGGGCGGCTCCACCCCATGCCAGGTCATCGGGGGCCCTTCGGGTGGCGCTTACGCGGGTCACCCGAGCGGTTCCCTGCACAGGTAGACGACTCGCGCCGGGCAAGCTCCGAGCACCAGTCGTCGTGGTAGACGCGGAGGAGCCATACTCCGTCGACGCCTTCCATCCGCTGGTAGGCGTCGCAGGTTTCGCAACCGCCGGGAATCTTCTGGCCTACTGACGCGGCGAGGATGTCGCGTAGGCCGCTGGAGATCGGTGCGCTCCGCTCCGACGCGCGTTCGGGTTCGACGGTCATAGGAAGAAACCTTCTGGGAGTGAGGTCAGCAGGTCGGTGATCGCGCCGAGAGTCACCGACTTGCCGGAGCCGGAGCCGCCTTCGGCAATAACAGTGATCTTCAGCCCGGTCGGAGCGGTAAACACGGCACAGTGCTCGTGATGCCGCAACCGAAGTTCCCTAGGCGGAGCAACCTCAGTCATCGGGCAGTAGTGCTCTCGCCTGAAAGGCTCGGGAGTTCTCACCGGGCATCACCAATCGCCAGATCAATCGTGCTGTAGCACCGGTCCGGGTCGCGCTGCTCCGGCCACGGGGCGGCCATCACGTCGCGATTGTGGTGTCTGCCTCCCGCGCTTTGCCGGCTCGCGTGCTGTAGGCCCATCCGGACCACGTCCGGGTCTTCGTGAAACTCACGACCCGCGTGGGCAAGCAGTTCCGCCAGTCTGCGTTGCCTCGCCCGCTTGCCTGGCGAGTGGCAGTCGTTGCCGGGCTCGGCATGGCAGGCCGGGCAGCGGTGTGCGAGTACATAGGCCAAACTGGACGCGAACCACACCTTTTGGCGGCAGTCACGGCACCGTTCCCAAAACTCCGGTCCGCCTGGCAATGGGTGCGCGATCCAGAATTCGTCGTACGGCTTGTCCACGCCACAGTCTAGGCAGATGCGTGGCGTGACCCCAGCCATCATGACCTCCCACCCGGGGGAACGGCTGGCGCCCACCGGACGATCAGGTCAAGCGCGTCGGCCATATCCACACCTGCTGCAACAGGTGTCGCACTTTCGTTCGCACGCTCCCCGGAGTCGCCAAGGGTGATGACGTACTCCGGGGAGCCGCTTCGACCGTAAATCGACAGGCACATTCCATTGTGCTCGCTGTCCAAAAACAGGACCAGATCCCAGTCGAGCGAGTGGGGTGTCTCCGCTCCGCTACGGAAGCCGAGGCTGGTGATCGTTGTAGATCCAGACCACTCGCCCCGATGGTAGATGGGGATTTCGATGTTCTCGGCCATGGGCTGACCTAGAAGGGAGGCTGATCAGAATAGCCGCCCGCAGGCTGCGACCACGGGTCGTCCGCGGGTGCCGGACCCTGCTGGCCGTAGCCCTGCGCCGGACGCTGCGACTGCTGGCCATAACCCTGCTGCGGCGCCTGCCCGTCGTAGCCCGAGTTCTGCCCCGGACCGCCACGGTCCGCCTTCTGTACCCGCGCCGTCGCAAACCGAAGCTCAGGACCGATCGCCTGCACATCCAACTCGGTCGACGACCGCTTCTGCCCGTCCTTCTCGTACGGGCGCATCTTCAAATTCCCCTGCGCGATCACACGAACGCCCTTGGCCAAGCTCTCCGCGCAGTGTTCGGCAAGGTCACGCCATACCGAGCAGCGAAGGAACAGCGGAGGCTCGTCCTTCCACTGGTTCGCCTGTCGGTCGAACGTCCGCGCGTTCGACGCGATCGTGAAGTTGCACACCGCGTTTCCGTTCGGCAGAAACCGAACCTCCGGATCGGCGGTTAGCGTGCCAACCACAGTGATGCTCGTTTCTCCGGCCATCGTCCACTACCCTTCTCGTCTACTCGTCTGGCCGACGCAGAACTCACGCCGCGCGCGTTCTGAAATAGCCATCCACCCGCGACGAAGCGAGCTTCACCGTGATCAGATCCGAGACCTGACCCGCCGTCGCGCCGCGCGGAACCTTGATCCGCATCTTCGCCGCCGTCTCCAACTGCCTGTTCGACGGCGCCAACTCGCCCCGCCACCGGGCATCCCGCATCGACGACCGGAACTGACCCGACATGCGGTCCGCTTCCTCGGCCGCCGACTCGCCGCGGGCCATCGCATAGCCCAAGTCGGTCACCTTCTGGATCAGCTTCGGCTGGTCGTCGTACCGGCCGAACCAGCCCACCGAATAGCCCGCCCCGTTCGGCCACGGGCGCAGGAAGACGAACCCGCCGCCGGCAGGGATGAACCAGTGGCCGCCCTTCGTCCGCAGCCAGAGCCGGTTCGATTCCTCGAACAGCGAGACTTCCTCGACAACGCCATGGGTCAGCGTCTCGACGTCTTCGGCCTCCGCGCCGCCACCTTCGCCCCGTTCGCCGACTTCCCCAAACTTCTTCGCCGGGCGCAACGACAGGTCCTTGAGCGTGCGAATCTTGATGTTCTTCGAGATGCCAACGATGTCAAGGACCAGCGCATCAGTCTTACCCGGAGACGGGCGAAGGACCCTTCCCAGCATCTGCTGGTAGAGCGGCGCAGACTTGGTTGGCCGGGCCACTACCAAGCATGACGCCTGCGGCGCGTCGAAGCCCTCGGTCAAGATCATGCAATTGACCAGAGTCTGGAGGTCTCCCGCCTTGAACTTGGCGATGACCCGACGCCGGTCATCCGGGTCCATCTCGCCCCACACCGCCTCGGCGGTGACGCCAGCCGCGTTCAGCGCGCCAGCCGCCGCCTGCGCAGTCGCAACGGTCGGAGTAAAGACGATGCCCTGCCGCTCGCCACCGTGCTCCCGGTAAGCCGCTGCTACATGCTCCGCAAACCCGATCTCCATCAGATGGTCGCCGAGCGAACCAGCTGCCAGATCCCCGCGGGACTGTGTGACCTTCGAGAAATCGAGACCTTCGAGCGGAATCACCTTGCCGCATGGCCGGACAAGCCAGCCATCGGCGATCATCGGTTCGATGCCGCGCTCGAAGGCAACCTCCTGCCACACCTCGCCAAGCCCGGCGCCATCACCACGCGCCAGCGTCGCCGTGAACCCCACCGCCCGAGTGCGGTCAAAGCAACCGAAGTAGTCGAGCACCTGCCGATACGTCGGCGCCACGGCATGGTGCGCTTCGTCGACAATCACCTGGCCGAAGGCGTTCCGCGACCATGCCGCACGGCGCTTCTCCGACGCCAACGTCTGCACCGAGGCCACAACAGCATGGGCGCCGTGGGCGCTACTCTCCGCCATCTCCACGCCCACATGCATATGCGGCGCGACATCGGAGAGCTTCCCTGCGGCTTGGAACACCAACTCCTGGCGGTGCGCAAGGATAAGCGTCCGCTCCGGCTGCCGTGCCGTCAGATGGGAGAAAATTACGGTCTTGCCTCCACCGGTGGCAAGCACAACCGCGGGCCGCAGCACGCCCCGATCCCATGTGGACGTGACGGCGTCGATCGCCGCCTCTTGGTAGTCCCTCAGCGCCAGGAGGCTGGACGACTCACCCCAGCCTTCGGACCCGAAAAGCGTGGCCCCCATAGTCCCTATCATATCTAACCATCCGCCCAATCGGGGGCCATTCCAACAATCCGCGCATAGTGACCCTGATAGACCGCCGACACGGTTCCCCGGACACCGCCACGGTTCTTGTCGACGATCAGGTCGATTTCCCCGGCCCGCGGCGACATCGAATTGTGCATGTCCTCGCGATGCAGCAGCACAATCCCGTAGGCATCCTGTTCGATCTGCCCCGTCTCCCGGATGTCCGACGACTGCGGGTGACGCTCAGCACGACCCTCGACGGCCCGGTTCAACTGGACCACCTCGACCACGACGATGCCGAGATCCTTCGCCAGAGTCCTCATGGCGATCGACATCGCCGCTACCGCCTGCTGCCGGTTCTCCGACCTGCCATCGGGCGTGACCAGTTGGAGGTAGTCGAGGACCAGCAGACCGAGCCCGTCGCGCTGGCACATCCGCCGGGCCTTCGCCCGAATCTCGGCGACCGTGACCGCGCTCGCATCGTCGATGACAAGCGGCGCCTGGGTGATGGGGCCGATCCGGTGGGCGACCCGATCCCAGTCGGCTTCTGACAGGGTGTGCTTCTGCAAAGCAGTCAGCGACACGCCGGCCTCGGCTGCCAGTAGGCGTTGCATGAGGTCCGCGGCGGGCATCTCCAGCGAGAAGTAGACGGTGGGGATCTTCTGGCGGATGGCCGCATGCGCAGCGATGCCGAGTGCCAGTGTTGACTTCCCGACCGACGGCCGCGCGCCGATCACCCAGACCTGCCCGGGGCGCAGACCCTGCGTGGCCTCGTCCAAGTCGGCGATGCCCGTCATGACACCCTGCGGCCCGTCAAGCGGCGTTTCCAGCGCCGCCAGCGTGTCAGGAAGCAGATCCCCCACCGTCCGGGCTGTCTCGTCCTGACGGCTTTCTGAGACGGCGAAGACGGCCGTCTGCGCGCGGTCGACTAGTTCGTCGGCGTCCGCGCCGGGGCCGAGGGCGAGTTGTTGGACGGCGACACCGGCCTCGGCGAGGCGTCGACGGGTTGCCCGGTCGACGACGATTCGCGCGAAGTGCGTGGTGTTCGCCGCGGTCGTTGCCGATGCTTCCAAGGTGTGGAGGTAGTCATGGCCGCCGACCTTGCCGAGCAAATCCCGGGTGGCCAGTTCAGCGGCGGCGGCAACTGTGCCGGTCGGCTGCCCTTCGGTGAACATGTCGACGAGGACGTCGAACACGGTCTGGTGTGCCGGCCGGTAGAAGTGCTCGCCCTTGACCAGCTCAACCGCATCAGCCATCGCAGCAGGGAACGCCAGCATGCCGCCGAGTAGGGCCTGTTCCGCGGGAATGTCGTGCGGCAGCGTGTCAGTCACCGGGCCGCCCGGCGGCGGTCTGGGCCGGTGATGACGACCGTCTGACACATCTGGCAGAGCCGCGAGAACAGCCGGTCGCCGAGATGAGCCGCCAGCGTGTGGATGTTCGCTTCCCGGGGTGCCTCCGGGGGAAGGTTCGACACGACGAGCGTGGGCCGCAGGTAGCGATACCGGTAGTCCAAGATCCGGTAGAGTTGTTCGCCAACCCAGTCGGAGCCCTTCTCGGCGCCGACGTCGTCCAACATCAGAACGTCGGCTTCCCGGTAGCGGCGGATCACCTCGCGGCCATCTACACCCGGAGACGGGCGGGCATCGTCGAGAAGATCCGGCGCTGGGCCGGCGACGATCGACAAGGAGCGGGGCCATGACCGCTCCACGATTCGGCGAAGCGCTCCATACGCCTGGTGGCTCTTACCGCGACCCACGAGCCCGACGAGCAGCAGCGAGCAGGTGTCACCGGCGGCCACACGATCGGCCCATGCGGCAATGTCTGGGTGGCTGGCTGTGGCGTCCGTCCACAGCGGCGGGATCAGTTCGGAGAGGCGTTCGGCGATCTGGTCGGCGCGGATCTCGGCCGGGTCGACGAGCCGCGCCGAGTCGGCGACGTCCGGGACGGTGATGCCAGCAGGCAGGGCACCAAGGGCCGCGGTGAGAGCGTCGGAGGTGTTCACTGGCCGCTCGCCTCCCGGGTAGCAGGCGTCGAGCTGTAGTTGTAGATCGACTCGTCTTCGGGGTCGCGGTACGGCTGGTAGCCAGCCGCGTTACGAGCCGGCATCTGGATGACCTTGCCGGGCTGCCGTAGGGCACGCTCGAAAGTGTTGATGGTGATCGCAAAGCCGGCGGTGATGCAGTCGTCGAGAGCCCGTGAAGTCTGTTCGGCCGTCCATCCCGCCTTGAGATGACCTTCAACGATTCTCAGGATTGGCCAGAACTTCTGTGATGCCGGTCGCGGACTCTGGCGAGCCCACCACTCGTCCACGATGCCCTTGGCGATCAAACCTTGTTCGCTGAGGGGTTTCGCGGACCTTGATCCAGACTTCTTCCTCGGCGCTGCCGTCTTGGACGCGGGTGGCGTCTGAGCCGTGGCGGCGACGGCGGCCAGTCCGAAGGGCAGTGTGGCCTGCGCTTCTTGATTCTGATCATCTGCCGGGATGGGGGCGCGCGAAGTCGCGCTGTCCTGGTCTAGAAGGTCTTTACAGTCTGGATAAGGAATGTGTCCGTTTCCCGGACTAGGGGTGTCCGTTCCCCGGACTAGGGGCACCGGGGAACCGGACGGGGTGTTGGACCGTTCACCCTGTCCGGGAATCGGACTAGGGGTGTCCGGCTCCCGGGCTACTGCCGGGTCGGCAACCCTGTCCGGCTCCCAGACTACACCCTGTCCGGCTCCCGGACTACTGACCGTGCCGGCAGGAGACTTGGCGCACGGGTGCAGAAGCTCGTAGCGGGTCGTCTCCCCTTCGCCGAGCGACTTTGCCGTAGCAGGCCGATGCCGCACGATCCACACGTCCATGCCAGCGACAACTGGCATCGACCTGCCGGCCGTGTCGGTCCATCGCTGCCGACCCTTCTCGTCCTTCCGCGGGCGCCGGCCCTCCAAGTAGTTCAGGGCACTGCTGACGGCGTCCTTACTCATCCCCACCATGCCTGCCAGCTCGCCCAGTGACGGCTGACGGTCCTCGCGGATCACGGCATCAGAAACAGTGAGCGACAACAGCGCGAGCATCACTAGCCGACACGTGCTGGGAAGCGGCTCGGGAAGTGGCGGGTCCTCGCGGTTCGGGCGGCAGGTCACCGCCCGCTCGATCACCCATTTCCACTCGCTCACCGGTCCTCGCCGGCCGCTTCCTGCCGAAAGGCGGAAAGGGCGGACTCGACAACGGTGGTGTAGTGGGCCCACTTGTCTGCGTCGTCGATCTCCGTCGACTTACGGAGTGGCAGCATGATTCGCTTGAGGAAGTCTTCGTCGAGGCCCGCTCGCAACCAACCCCAGATGATCGAGTGGGCGCGGTCATCGTCCGGAAGTGGCGGCCAGAACTCTCCGCCGCGGTCGTCGAGCACTTCCCACGGCCGTGCGCGATAGCGGTCTAGGTCGTTCCCGATGAGGTCGGCGGACTCCCAGATGTGGAGGATTTCTTCTGCGCTGCGCGAGAAGGACTTCTCGCGCTCACGCCACCTGTGCAGGGCTGCGGCAACCTTCTCGGCGTCGCGGCGTGATGGCGGATCCCAGCTTTCTGGGCCCAAATCGGGTCGTGCCATGGTATTGTCTCCATAGCGTGTGAGTAGTTGGCCCGGCGGGAACCGGGTTGACGTCCCGCAGAAGCCCGGCCGCTTCCCCCCGAGTGGCCGGGCTTCTTGCTGTTCAGGGCGGCATCGACACCGCCTCGTAGCCGCCGTCCGTGGTCAGCAGCACCCGCCGGCCACCCACGAGCAGCACAGGCTGTGAGGCCGGGTCCAGCCACGAGCGGACCGACCAGCCCTCGTCGAAACGACGCGGCGAACGATCACAAAGTGCGTGGCAGCCTTCGCCCGCATCCCTGCCGCAGACGTCGAGCAGGTTCGTGACGGTGTGGTCGCCATGGCCTCGGCGCTGCCGGTGCTGTATCGAACTGTGGCCGGGCTGTAGGACGGTTCCGCACAGTTCGCAGCGGCCACCTGAGCGGCGGCGGACGATGGCCCGCACGTCGGTGGTGACCGGGTCGGGCGTGGGCTTGGCGGTCTTCCACCTAGGTGCCGTGAGGCGCCTAGGTTCGGCGCATCGGTGCAGTTCGGACCGGGTGAGCGTCGACCAGAGCGGCCCGTCGTGCTGTGCCTCGCGCCTGGCGGAGATCTGCCGTAGTGGGCCGCCGCGAGGCATGGGGGTGCGTCGCTGGAGTGCCATCGCTTCCCCCTCTCGCTGCGGCATGTTCCTCTATGTTCCTACAGTATGGCAAGCATGCCACACGGACGGGCCGCTACCTAGAGCTGACTTGATCGATCAAGGAATGTATGGGAACATGCTGCCATGGCCCGGACCGAACGGGCCGTGAGCAGAGGGGGGCTTTGTGACCGTCACCACCGACCAACCAGCACTCGCCGGCCTGGCCGCCGTTGACCCGCACGACGCGGCGCTGATCGCCGTCATCTCGGGCGGGGTCGACCCGTTCGCGATCTACACCGAGGCGACCTGCCCGGACGGCGTGGACTTGGACGGCTACCGCTGGGATCTGCCGGAACGGGCCCGGGACCTGGCTCACGGCAACGACGAGTTGCTGGCCGTCATCGATCGGCTGACCGTCGTGTTCTGGCCGCCGGCCCCGGCTGAGGACGTGTTCCCGATCGCCCCGTACGGGGTCACCGAGGACTACGAGCCCGTCGAGGTGGCCCGGTGAGCCTCGCCGACTTCCAGGCGTCGAAGGCGTTGCGTAACGAATCCTTCGCCAGTCTGATCATCGCCGCTCACCAGCGTTCCCACGCCGACGACGCGGACCGCATCGACGAGACGTGGCACCGCTTCTTCGAGTTCCCAGACGATTACGGGTTCGACCACCGGGAGGCCGCGTCGATGCCCGAGGCGACGGCCAGCGCGCTGCTGATGGCTGCCTACTGGAAAGCGGACAGCATCAACATGCTGGGGCTCGCGCACAACTGGCCGCTGCTGTGCGCAGAGACCGAGGCCCGGAATGCTGCGCCCGGCGGGCGGCTCGACAGCGACCCGGCGGGGGTGGCCTGATGGGCGCCACCGTCGTCGCCCCCACACCAGACGAGGTTCGCCGCGCCCACCGGTTTCACTACTGGCCGTTGGAAGCGGCCCCGGTCAAGGTCGGCATCGAGATCGACCCGGACTCAGGCCGAATCATCGACGTGTACGAACAGCCGTCATCTCTGTGGCAGGCCCGCTGCGCCTGCGGTGCGCTGACCCCAGTCGCGGCTGACCGTCAGCAGGTTGAGGCGTGGGGACGGGGCCACCGGCACGAACGGGTCATCGAGGAGTCGACCGGCGGTCTGCTGCCCGACTCGGACGGCCTGTGGATGGTCGTCTGTCCCTGTGGCGCGTTCTCGCGCGGCTGGAGCCGGGAGAAGGCCGACCTCGTGTGGCGGTGGCATCTGGAGGACTCCTGCCTGCTGCGCCGTGGGGCGGTGGCGGCGTGAGCGCCTTCCTGGAGCGGCTGTCCGATGAGGCGATCGTCGCCGCGCTGGCCGTCGACTTCGCGGCGATGAGCCCCGGCACACTGCGCGACGACCTGTGTGATGCCCTGTTCGACGAGGCCGGCGGCGACCGGGCCACAGCCCTGTGGGTCAGGGCCTGCGAACTCGACGACGCCCGGCGGAGTGCCTGATGGGCGCCTACCCCGCGATGGTGACGTTCACCGGTTCCCGCCGTCCGATCCTCCCGCTGATGGTCTCGATTGGAGACAGCCCGCGCGAGATTGAGGACGCGATCCGCAACCACGTCTGGCCGTCGGTGCTCGGCGACATTGAGGTGCTACTCGACCCCGTCACCGGCACAGGCCGGGTGGTCTCAGGCAGGCGGACGGTGGCCCGCTTCGTCATCGAGACGGCGGTGGCCGCATGAGCCTGTTCGCCTGGCAGTTCGACGATCACAGGGTCCTTGTCGCCGAGGACCCGCACGGCGACCTGGAGATCACCCCGTACTGCCCGGGACTTGCCGACGGGGCAACGCCGTGGTGCCGGGTGCCACAGACCTACGGCGGACTGTTGCGTTCCACGTTGGACCCGGCGTCATGGTGCGCGTTCGACCACTGGTGGTCCGATCCGCCGGGTGACTGGCTAGCCGACGGCTACACGGCCGGCGCCTTGACACCGGGTTTGTGGGATATCGCCTGGAAGCTGGACGCCAACGCGGTGCCGATCTGGATGCCATGGGTGCAGGTCGCCACGCTCCGAGAGCCGGTGGCGGCATGAGCCTGTTCACAAGGCAGCCGCGGACCCGGCAGCGGCTTCCGGAAACGCTGGAGCCCCGCACGTTGGCCGGCATGCTGCCAGGCGAAGAAGCTTGGACCCTGCCCTGGGCCATGTGGTGTGACAGTGACCGGCTGTGCTGGCTGCACCCGGACTACCCGGCAAAGCGGATGCCCGGCGGAACTGTCGGGATGCGTGTTCGGCGCGCCGACGACGGTTTCGAGGTGTGGCCGCCAGCCGGTAAGACCTACCAGCCGCAGGCACATCACGGGTTCGTGTCGCCGGATGACACCCGCTGGCTGCCTGTCGTCATGATCGGTGGTGCGGCATGAGGGTGCTAGTGACCGGCAGCCGTTCGTGGACCAACCTCGCTCTGATCTCCGCCCGGCTCGGTGACTATCTGCCCGGCCCGCTCGCCGTCGCCAACCGCACGTCCGAACTGGTCGTGGTCCACGGCGACTGCCCGCCCCGCAAGGACGGCACCCCGGGCGCCGACCGGATCGCCCGCAACTGGGCGATGGCTCTGATCTACGGCCCGAATCCGCGGCGGGATGTAGTACACGATCCCCATCCCGCAGCCTGGAACGGGCCAGACGGCAGGGGCAGGTTCAACCCGGGCGCTGGCCAAATCCGCAACGGCGAAATGGTCACGCTGATGGTGCCGGGTGAGGACGTGGTTTTGGCGTTCGCCCACTGCTGCACCAAGCCCGGCCCCTGCCGTCACGACGGCCGCCTACTTCCACCGGGCCATTTCACCCACGGCACCCATGACTGCATCACCCGTGCGGTGGGCGCCGGCCTAGAGCTTCACGTCTACAGGGAGACCGCCCGATGACGGTTACCGCTGTCCGCTACACCGGCCCGGACCTCGACAGAACGGTGGTCCTCAGCTCGAAACAGATCGTCGCGTTTCCGCTCCTGCCCCCACTCGCCCCGCCCGTAGTCACCGTGTCGGCGCTGCGACCCGTGCCCGACCTGCCGGATGGCGACGAGCCCGACGAGAACACCGACCCGGAGCCCGACGTCGACGACGAGCCGCTTGCCGCCCGGCATCCGGCCAGGCGTGCCGACGGCGGCGGCATCCTGTTCGGCGTCGTCCTCACCGTGGGCCTGGCCGCCGCGGTCGGCCCAGTATTCCTGCACCTGCCACATGCGGATGCCGGCCCGTCGACCCGCCCCGCCGAGGCGGTGGCCCCTGCAACACGGCAGATGTCGCTGTGCGACGTCGACCCGGAATCCTGCGGCATCGCACTGGTCGTACCAGCCGTGCTCACCCAGCGGCCATCGCTGGCCGAAGCGGTCGCATTGGAGGCGAACCGTTGATGGCCGTCGACCACGACTTCGACCCTGAATGGGCCGTCGACCCGGTCAACCCGGACAGGCCATCACCTGACACCTGCGCCTTGTGCGGCCAGCCGAAAGGCAACCACTGATGTCCGAGCCGATCGAAACCTACGACTTCGGTGCCGCTGTTCTCTGCGACGACTGCTCGAAGGACTACACCGCCAGCCCGGACACCGGCGGCATCCTGTTCCAGTCGAAAGCCCTCGGCCCCTGCTGCGCCCCCCGCTGGGAGGCCAGCGCCGAACAGCACGGCGAGAGCCACTTCATCCGCGCCCGCTGTCCGGAAGGCAAGCCCTTCGCCGCCTGGGTGTTGGAGGACATCCGCAAGGGCGACAACACGATCCGGGTCTATGGCGGAGTTGATTCTCTCGACGCCCTCCTGGACTTGCTCGGCGAGGGCCGTCGTGGCTGACGACACCCCCGAAGTGGTGCGTCTCGCCGCCGGAGCCGACCAGCTCATCCGCCAGATCAACCATGCAACGATCGCCGGCGACGGCGGCATCACCTGGCCATCCGACCTGGAACGGGCCGTACGCAGCCTCGCTGCGATGGCCCACAAGCTGCCCCAGGCGCTCCGCCAGTTCGCCCGGATCGCCGAAACAACGTCGACCCGAGGTGGCCTGTACGACGACCGGCTTCCTGAAACACCGGGCGCCGGGGCGGGCTGCGCGCAATGGGCAGCCGCCGAGCTGATCGACGCCATCTCCCTTGCAGGCCACCTGGCGGGCGCCCTCGACCAGGCGGCCGAACAGCTTTCCCACTTGGGGGTCCGTGATGGCTGACCCTCGTCTCAAGCTCCCCGTCGGCGGCGGCCCCCCTTCCGTCGTCGACGGGGCTACACCTCTCCCCGAGCCGTGCGACCGGGACTCCGCGGCTCGGGGAGAGCCCAACCCGGAGGCGGCCGCATGAGCCGTCATGCCGCCCGCCGGTTCGAGACGACCACGGACCTGCACCGCATCGAACCGGACACGCTGGCACTCCGCCGGCTCACCTCGGTCGCCGAGCCGGAGACGGAGCCCGTCGTCCTGGCGCCCACCCGTTCACGTCTACGCCGGACGTTCGGAGCTGTCTGCCTCACCCTGTCGGCAGTCGTGTTCCTGGCCGCCTTGGTATCCGCGGGCGCCTGGCTGGGCTACGCCTACGGCCTCGGTTCGTCAGCGGTCGTCGTCTGCCCGGTCGACCAACGGTAACGGCCCCCCCGATCAAGGAGAGAGATGACCTTCACGATTACCCATGCGACCAACGCCGACGGCGACATCGAGAACGTCTACCAAGGTGCGGGCCAGTGCTCCGGCCTTCAGGCCGGGGGTGAAGGCCCGCGCGGGAGGGCCGCCAGGCCCGAGCGTGCTCTAGACCGGACGGGTCTGCTCCTCGATGTACCGGCGGAGGACGTCAAGCGGGGCGCCACCAACAGAGCCCGCGAAGTAGGACCCGGCCCAGAGTCGCTGGGTGCGCCAGTAGTGCCGGACCAGCTCGGGGTACTCCTGGCGCAGCCGTCGGGAGGAGACGCCTTTCAGGCTGTTGACCAGTCGGGACAGTGCGACCTTTGGCGGGAAGTTGACCAGCAGATGGACGTGGTCGCGTTCGCCGTTGAACTCGATCAACTCGGCCTCGAAGTCGGCGCACACCGCCTGCATGATTTCTTCCAGGCGGGTCAGGTGCTGGTCGTCGAAGATGCGGTGCCGGTACTTGGTGACGAAGACCAAGTGCGCGTGCAGCGCGAAAACGCAGTGCCTGCCAGTGCGAATGTCGGGATCTTTGGCCATAAGCCAATGCTAGACTGTGATCGTGCAGCTTCGGTACAGCTTCCGCCTGTACCCGACCGTCGGCCAGCAGAAGGCGTTGGCCCGGACGTTCGGGTGTGCGCGGGTGGTCTACAACGACGCGCTTCGCGTCCGCGAGACCGCCCGCGCGGATGGGCTGCCGTTTCCGAAGTCCGGCGACCTGTCGAAGCTGGTCATCACCGAGGCGAAGAAGACGCCCGAGCGAGCCTGGCTCGGCGACGTGTCAGCGGTGGTGCTGCAACAGTCGCTCCGGGATTTGGATGTGGCCTACCGGAACTTCTTCGACGGACTGAAGGGGAAGCGGCCCCGGATGGGCGCTCCCCGGTTCAAGTCGAAGCGGGACACGCGACAGGCGGTCCGGTTCACGGCGAACGCCGGATGGTCGGTCAGGGATGGAAAACTGCGCCTGCCGAAGATCGGCTATGTGGAGGTGCGCTGGTCGCGGCGCCTGCCGTCGGTCCCGTCATCGGTGACGGTGGTCAAGGACAGTGCGGGTCGGTACTTCGCGAGCTTCGTCGTGGAGACCGACCCGGAGGCGTTGCCGGCGGCCGCATCCGAGGTGGGTATCGACCTGGGGCTGACGCACTTCGCGGTCCTGTCAGACGGCACGAAGGTCGAGTCGCCGAAGTTCCTACGCCGAGCGGAGAAGAAGCTCAAGAAGGCACAGCGGGACCTGTCCCGCAAACAGAAGGGCTCGGCGAACCGGGCCAAGGCTCGGGTGAAGGTGGCCCGTGCGCACGCCAAGGTCGCCGACGCGCGGCGCGAGTTTCATCACCAGTTGTCCACGAGGCTGATCCGCGAGAACCAAGCGGTCGCTGTGGAGGATCTGGCGGTGAAGGGGCTCGCGCGTACCCGGCTGGCCAAGTCAGTGCACGACGCCGGATGGTCAGCGTTCGTCGCCATGTTGGAGTACAAGGCGGCGTTGTATGGGCGCCGTTTCGTGAAGATCGGCCGGTTCGAGCCGACCTCGCAGACCTGTTCGGCCTGCGGGGTGAAGGACGGTCCGAAACCGCTGGCCGTCCGCGAGTGGACGTGTGCGGCCTGCGGGTCGGTGCACGACCGGGATGTGAACGCGGCGGTCAACGTCGCTTTGGCCGCCGGACTGGCGGTGTCTGCCCGTGGAGCGCAGGTAAGACCGGCATCCGTGCCGGCACAGCGCGGCGAAGCGGGAACCCACCCGAAGCTGACGCCGACAGCGGCGTAGCAGGCGGGAATCTTCGCCCTTCAGGGCGGAGAGGATGTCAAGTCCGCCACGACGGCATGATGGTCGGCAGCTTGAACATCCAGCACGACTGCCCGGAGGACCACACGGTCAGCCGACTCGGCCTGATCGCGTTCATTCAGAATCTGCTGCGGGTGGCGTGCGTCGACGACGTCACGGTGCAGACCGTGACGGAGACCGCAGACGACTTCGAGGACGCTGCGGATGCCATCGCCCTGAAGGTCGGAGAGCGGTGACGACCGCGCTTCCTGCCTGGGCGGCCGACGCCGACACCCTGGAGCGCATCTTCCATGCGGCCCTCAGCGCGGGTGATGCAGTCGGTATCGAGCATGCGCTGACGCTCATGGCACTCTGCGACCCGCGCCGGGCGGAGCGGCTTCACCGCGACCTGGGGACCGCGCTGCACATCGCTGCCGGCGGCGAAGTTCGAGTCCAGATCGTCCCTGCGACCGCAGCCCTTGAGGATGTCGATGTCTGACCACCGTGAACTCCAGCCCGGCGGCCGGGCCGCCATCTACGAGGCCAGCGTGTCCGGCACCGTAAGGTCGTCGAACCTTGTGGTCACGGTCCTCGACGGCGACGACCACGTCACCTACACCGTGCCGACGATGCTGGTCTCCTGGATACCGCCAGACGATGACCCGATCTTCGAGATCGGCGCCGCCTATCGAGACGCCGACGAGCCCGGCGGCGAGCGGTACTGGTTCCTCCCGGACTCGACAACCGACACGCCGTTCATCGCCGTAGTTGCGACGGCGGACAAGCTCTACCGCCGTTACTTCTCACGCAACCAGTTGCCCCGGCGAATCGAGAAGGTCACCCGATGAGTCACGAGATCCGTAAGGCCGGTGTCTGATGCCCATCACCTTCACCCTGTCAGGCGCCTCCGACGACCTGATCGAAACCAATCTCGGCGGCGTCGAAGACGAACACGACCACTACGGCAACAGCCCGTGGACGGCCGAACTCCACGCACCCGACGGCGCAAGACTCAGGGTCTGGGCTACGCATGACGGCGCCTGGGCGGTCGGCGCATCACCGGCCTGGCGCCCCCTCTACGACGTTCCCCTCGGCGCGGACGAGACGTTCCCGTGGCCGGGCTGGGCTGTGAGTATCCGCCAGTGTGCCGCGACAAGTTACAGCGCTGAACTGGTCGTTGAGGTTCCCGACGGCACCCACCTGGTCCTGATCACGGAGGATGGCGACTGATGGGCTGGAACTCTGCCAACGAGTACTTCGACCCGGTGGCGGACGCCTTCATCAATCTGGGCGCGCCCGCTGAGATCGTCACGCCGGTCCTGACGGTTCTAATCCGAGCGTTGATGGACGGCGACTGGGATACGGAAGACGAGTCCGAGGAGAAGTACAAGGACCACCCGGCCGTTGTGGCCGCGTTCAGGGCCGCCTGTAGGTGCTGCCACATCTGGAACGACTATGAGCAGCCCGAGGACGACGCGGGTGGGTGCGAGAACTGCGGGCACACGCTTGCGAACCACGACGGGAGCGACTCCTGATGACGACCCTCGACCAGGAAGCCCTGCCAGGGATGCCGTGGGCACCCCCGCCCTACGAGCCCGGCGACTGGCCCCACTACAGGGAGCACGTCACTGCGGACCGTCTCATCGCCCGGCTGGCGAAAACTGGCAGCGAACGGGTCGGTCGAAGCCAGGAACTGATCGACGACCTTCTCAAGGGTGAGCCGGACAAGGACGATCCCCGCTGGCCGCTCTACCACTCCCGCGTGGTCGGCTTCATCGGCGAGTTCTCCACGATCTTCCTGCTGCTCGAACTGGCCAAGGTCGTGGCGCCGCAAAAGCTCCAGGAGATCGCCGTGGATCTGTGGGAGTGCATCGAATCCGGTGATACTGCTCCGGAGTGTCTGTGGGACTGGGCGCATGGCGACTTCGGCGGAGAGGCTGTCTGATGGGCTGGGCCTCTGCCGGCGACATCTTCGACCCGATCGCACAGGCCTTGATCGACTGCGGCGCGCCGGACGAGATGAAGGAAACGGTGCTCGGCGGTCTGGTCGGCCGCCTGTTGGAAGAAGACTGGGACACGGCCCGGGACTCACTCGACCGGTTCAAAGACGACCCGGCGATCGTCGCCGCGTTCGCCGACCACGGGGTCAAACTGTGCGGCTGCTGCTCCCGATACTCGGACTACGAGATCCCCGAAGGCGGGCAGCGCGGCGACGACTGTGCGGGCTGCGACCACCCGGCCAACGAACACGACGACGACTGATGAGCCGTCGTACTCGCTCCCGTCAGCACAAGATGCCCCGGGAGAAGCACACCGCCAAGCAGAAGTGCGAGCGGAAGAAGAAGCAGACGAAGGCTGAGGCGCTGGCAGTGGTCCGCTGGCATCGACGGATGGGTGCCGCGGCGGGCCTATGGTCCGCGTACCGCTGCGACAGGTGCTCGGCGTTCCACGTCGGGCACCGAAGGGGTTCGTCATGGAGTCGTTGAACGAGGCGGAGATCCTGGCCCAGCTCGACTCCGGCCTTGCCGTCGTCGTCCGCCTGCCCCCGTTCCGTAAGCCCTACACCCCGTTCCTGCGGGACTTGAAGCGCCGCGGTCTACTCGTCCGCGTCTCCCGCCCAGGACCGTGGGGCAACCCGTTCCCGCTTCCCCCGAGCGCCGACGAGTTCGACCGGGCCCAGGTCATCGCCGCCTTCGAGCGGTACCTCGACAGCCGTCCCAACCTGCTGGCAGCTCTCCCCGAACTACGCGGCAAGGCACTCGGCTGTTACTGCGCGCCGCTTGCCTGCCACGGGGATGTGCTCGCAGCGAGAGCGAATGCCCTGTGACGGCGAAGGTCATGCCGGTGGGCGTTCGGGGAGCTTCGCGCCTGGTTGGCGGACGTACCAGCGGAGCATCTGCCGGATGACGGCGTTGGTGTTGGCCTCTGGGTCTGGGCTGTGCTCTACGGCGGCCTTGAATGCGTTCCACAGCTCGTCGTCGGCGCGGAACCGGCGAAGCGGGGTCTCTGCCATGGGCCCCACTGTACCTACAGGTCCCCGCTAGCCACCCGTCCGCGTCCACCCCTTGCTCTGTTCCCACAGTGTGGGTACAGTATGGACATGGGGCAAGGCGAGGGGGCAACCAGAATGACCACGACAACCGACTACGACCCGTTCGCGATCTTCGGCAACGAAGTCGAGGACGGCGACCGCATGTGGGCTGACTTCCAGGCCGCGGCCGGAATCCCCGCCCCCGTCGAGCCCGCCCCAGTCGTCCGCTGCATCGGCTGCGACCGGCCCGTCCGTTCCGCGAAGGCGATCGCCCGCGGCTACGGCGCTGGCTGCTGGCGCAAGGCCCACCGCCGCGCCCGGCTCGCCGCACTGACCGCCGACTACACCGACCGCCAGATCGACGACGCGGTCGAGCTGGTCGAGGACGGCGGCGTCATCCACCTGCGCGGACAGGTGTTCCTGACCGTCGGCCACCGCGGCGACACCTACCGGACCACCACCCGCACCTGCAACTGCGCCCGCGGACTCGCCGGGAAGCCGTGCTTCCACTCGGCGGCCGTGACCTTGGTTGCCGGTGTCGAGTCGACCACCCGGACCGCCATTGCCCTCCCGGGCGTGTTCGCTGTCGCCGCCTGACCAGTCCACCAGAAGGGAATCGTCATGACCCACAGCAAGATGCCGGCCCGCGAAATCGTGTGCGGCACGGTCTTCTCCCTCACCCCGGACGGCCAGCGGTTCACCGCCGGCCGTGACGCCGAGCGCACCCGCAACGGCGTCACCGTCGCCACGGTCGCGTCAGAGCCAACCGGGACTCGGCTCCACGGTGGCGCCCCGCTCATGCGACTCGTCTCGCACGTCACCTCGTTGCCCGCCCGCGAGGTCTGGTGGCACGGCTATGACGCGCGTATCCGCCGCCCGATCTGACTCTCCGTCGCCGGCCCCCCGACCCGGGCCAGCACCACCCGAAAGGAGCGCCATGACGCTCACGATCACCCACACGCATGCCGACGGCACGGAAGTAGCCGGCACCCGCAAGGGCGACGGATCGGGTGACATTCTCAAAGCCCACCGGTTCACCTGGCGCTACGGCGCGTGGCGTATCCGCGGCTCACGCGACCGGATGGCCGACCGGCACATCATCAACCAGGCCGCCGACGCGCTACGCGCCGCCGGTTTCGACGTCACAGTCATCATCGACGACACGCCCCGCGACACCGCCACCGTCGAGGCCGAACGCGCCGAACGCGCCGCCGACCGGGCCGACCGGTACGAGGGTTACGCCACCAACGCTGCGACCCGTGCCGATGCGGCCTACAACCGGGCCCAGCTCATCAGCGACGGCATCCCGTTCGGGCAGCCCATCCTCGTCGGACACCATTCGGAGCGGCGCGCCCGACGCGACCGGGAACGCCTCAGCGCCGCCCTCGACCGGTCGGCCACCGAAGTGCGCAAAGCCGAGCATTGGCAGAACCGGGCCCACGCCGCAGAAGCTACCCAGTCGCACCGCGAAAACCTGCACACCACGATTCGGCGTGTCGAACGCCTCGAAGCGGAACGCCGCGACATCGGCCGCCGTCTGGCCGGCGCCAGCGAAGGCGGCGACTACCACGACCGGCTGACCGGCATGGCCGCACAACTCGACGACCAGATCGGCTACTGGCGCGGCCAGATCGAAGCGGCCAAGGCCAGCGGCGTGAAGGTGTGGGGACCGGACGATTTCACCCCGGGCGACTGGGTGGGCGGCGGCCTTGGCTGGATGCCCGTCCTCCGGGTCAACGCGAAGACGCTGACGGTGCCCTGCCCGATCAACATCCGCAATTCTGGTATGGCCAAGGCCATCGAGATGGCCGTCGGCAACCTGCCCGGGTCGACCCGCACCCTGCCCTATGGCGAGGTGACCGGCCGCCGCGCCCCAGACGAAACCACAGCCATCCTCCGTCCCTCCGGCGGACGGAAGGTTGCCACCACTGGGCCGAAGGCAATCCGCCGGGGCACCAAACGAGCCGCCGAACTCCGCGCCGCCACCGCCACCTGCGAACAGCACCACCACCTGCGGCAAGAGCCGAAACCCTGCGACCCGGCCGAAGCATGGGCCCTGTACGACCGTGACCGCGACGCCCGGCTCATCGACCACGGAGACCGGTGGGTGATCGACCACGGCCTGATCTCCTACGTACTGCGCGGCCCAGCTACCCCCGACCAGCCCGCCACCACCGAGACGAAGGAGTAGACGTGGCCGCCGACCCTCGCCGTAACCCTCCGCCCGGCTGGACTGTGAAGAAGTCTGGCTCGCTGCCGTCGATGGTGAAGTGGGAGTGCAGCCACCCAGACTGCGGGTCAACTATCCCGTTCCACCTCCGCCGGCTCGCCGTCGCCGACGCCTGGCGGACCGCTGACCTCGCCCTCCACGCCCAGCTCGTCGCAGCGCTGCACGCGGCCGGATGGAACCCGGACAACGACCATCTGATCGGCCAGCCCCGGATGGGCGTCTTCGAGGTCGACACGATCCGGGTGATCGTCAGCGCGGACCATAGCCGCTGGGTTGTCCAAGGCGAGGACGGGAGTTTCCTCTACGACGGGTCGTCGCTTGAAGACGCGGCCAAAGCAGTAGTCGCCGCGTTCTGACTCCTACACGTCTGAGCCGTCGGCCTTCGGGTCGGCGGCTTCTCCACGTTCCGGCCCTGGTTCCGCGGCGACCGGCCGCGGGTCGCCGAGTTCGCGGCGCAACGCCCGTAGCACCACCTCCCCGGGATGGCAGCCCTCATCTTCGGCTTGGCGTTGCAGCCGGCGGAACAGCCCCTTGGGGGCCTTCCATCGGGCCCAGATCCACGTCTCCACGGCGCGGGACAGCGACAGGCCGTCCTCCCGGTCTCGGGCCTTGGCGCCGTCCCAGGCGGTGTCGTCGACGTAGACGTGGTGCTTGCCTCGGGCCATGCCCTGCCCTTCCGGTGTGGTGGGTGGTGTGTGTGGCGAAACAGTGGGGATAGTGATCACGCGAGTCTAGCTGGGAAAACAGGGTGCTACGGCGTGTCGGGTGAAATGTGTTTTGACAGCAGGGATTTCCCGGCTATTGTGAGGGTCGACAACCAAATACGGGTCACACCCGCCCTGCCAGGTGGGTGCCCCTCGGACACGGCCTGCCAGCCATGCCCGAGAGGACTTGGCCCAACCCCCTGAGCTAGCAGGAGGTAGACCCAGTGGCGATCGTGCCACCGGGCGCGCCGTTGCGCGCGCCCGACGAGGCCGCAGCCTCGAAGATGGGCGCCGTCAGTGCGCCCAGAGTCCGAACGTTGACCGTGTCCGAACGGCCGTTCGACCCGCACTGGCGGCAGCGTGCCGCCTGCCAGGTCGCCGATGCCGTCAACATGGTCCCCGCCCGATCCGGCTCGGCCGCCGAGAGCCGCCGCGCCAAAGCTGTCTGCTATGGCTGCCCGGTTCGGCTGCCCTGCCTGAGATGGGCGCTGAGAACCGGTGAGAAGCGGGGCGTCTATGGCGGGTTGACCTACCGGGAACGCAGCGCCCTGCTCCGCGAGCACCAGCCGTCTCCCCGGACGGCGGTAGCAGCATGACCGGCCCCGCGCTCACCGTCGCCGAGACGGTCTACTACGACGGCCGGAACCCGTCGATCGGCGGACCGCTGACCATCACGGCATGCCACTGCTGGCGGTGCGAACCCGAAGGCAGTACCCGCTACCGGAAGACCGTCAAGGTGACCGGTCAGAGCGGCGAGGCGTGGCACGTCAAGCCGTTCGAGCTGATCACCCCGGACCAGTACTTCGGCCGGGACGGCGCCCCATGAACCACGACGATCTTGCCTGCTCCGAGTGTGGCCGGATTCTCGGCGACCACGACTCGATCTGCTCTAAGGGTGGCGGCTCGTGACCAGCGCTCAGAACGGCTATCCCCGCCAGCCACAGCCTCATGGCTGGGCCTTCCACCTCGTCATCGCCGTTCTCGTCGCGCTCGCTGTCGCGATCCTCATCTACCTCAAGGTGCGTTGATGTCCATTCCCGCTGACCCCGACGTGTGGGACGGCTCCGACTACGTCGACGAGCCGGCCTGCACCAACCCCGCTGGCCGCATGTCGTCCTACACCGACTCCGACCGCACCCCGCCCTACGGCATCCCGGTCGAACCGCAGTCCACGACCAGCACCGTGAAGGACAGGGTGGTCGCCCGTTTCCACGGCGCCACTGTCGAGGGGTGGACGCCGCGGATCGTCCTCGCCTTCGCCCTTCTGTTCGCCATGGCCCACTGGGGTTTGCACCGTGGCGTCGCTGCCGGCCTCGCCCTGACCGCCGTTCTCTACGGCGTCCAGCTCGTCAAGGCCCAGCGGGTCGGCCGGTTCTGGTTCGCCCGGCCGCTCGCCGGAGCGCTGGCCATGCTGCTTCTCACCGTCCTGGTGGTCGCCCGATGAAGCCGCCGTCGAACGTCCCCAACACGACCCCTCGCAGGCTGTCTCCGTCCGTTCTCGCGTTCGCCGCCGCGCTGACCGTCATCGGCCTGGCGACCGTCTTCCACCGTCTCCACGGCGGCATGTTCGTCTCCCTGCTGCTCATCGCCGCAGGCTGGGCGACCGTCCGCCTTGTCGCGCTCGGATTCCGCCGCGACAAGCCCGCCGGCTGGTGGAAGCGCCAGACGGTGCTTGCGTTCGGCCTGTTCGTCGCCGCGTTCGTCACCGCGGGGGTGCTCGGCTGATGGCCTCGGACACGGACACCGTGGTAATCCCTGGAATGCGGGGACCGTCGGCGCCGCCCGCACCCACCCCGAGCGGCAAGGGCGACAAGGCCCCGGCGGGAAAGAAGTCGTCCACGACGGTCGCCCCGCGACCCGTCTACCCGGTTGACCTGTCGGTCACCGTCGAACGTGGCCGCGAACCAGGTGACTTGGTACTGCGGGTGATGTCCCGCAGTGTCGCGAACAGCGTCCCACCGGCATGGCCGGAGTTCGCTACCCCACCGCCGGCACCGTGGAAGGCGCCATCCGGCGAGGTCCCCGCGCACCTCGGTGCGTGGGCGATCTTCCTGATTGTCGCGCTGGTCGCAGCGCTGCCGCTGTTCACGTTGCTTCTGGCCCTGTGGACCGCAGGGCATGTCGCGCTCGCCGCGTCGCACTCGTGGAAGCACCTGCTAGCCGTCGCCATCGGCACGGCGACAACCGGAACCGGCTTCTGGTTTGTCCTCACCCACGTCGTCGCCCCCCACCTGCACTGAGAGAGGAGACCCAGCCATGGCCCTGCTGATCGTGGGCGTGATCGCCGTCGGTTCTGTGGCCATCCTCGCCTTCGCCGCCCGCAGGGTCGGCCTGCGGTGGATGATCGCCTGCGCGCTTGCCGGCACCTTCTTCTGTATGGCGGTCGGCGCCGATGGCCATCTCGACACTTGGAAGGGGCAGCTCAACCACTGGGCTGACCAGGAGAGCCGTCAGGCCGGTTCGGATGGTGGACGGTGAAGTTCCGCATCCAGACCGAAAAGTACGAGTCCACTCACACGGTCGACGGGGTCACCGCCCCGATCACCCGCGTCCGCAAGGTGGCTGTTCCGAAGCTGCCCCGCGACGTGGACGCGATTGCAGTCCAGGGGGTGGGCGGCCTCGTACTGGTCCTCACTCTCATCTCGGTCACTTGGTCGACCGTGTCGATCGCGCACCTGCTGGAAAGCACATGGACGGCCTACCTCGCTGGCGCGGTGTTCGATCTTGCCTGGCTGGCTGTGCTCGGCATGTCGTTCATCGTCCGGTACCGGCCTAATCGGCGCCTGGTTGTCGACTGTGTCGGCTGGGCGCTGCTCGCCGTCACCGTCACCGCGATCCTCCTGGAAGGGCTCCGCGTCGGCGGTGTGGCGATGGCCATCGTCGGGTCAACAGTTTCGATCGTCGCGAAAACCCTGTGGTGGACGTTGAACCGGGCGATCCGCCCAACCCTGTCCCCGGAGGACGCCCAGTGGGTTGAGGCCGAGACGTCGAGGGCGTCCGCGCAGTTGGCCGTTGCCGCGGTCCGCCGTCAGGTCGCCCGGGTTGAGGATCAGGCGACCGTACAGTTGCTCGCGTTGGAGGCGTCGCGGAGACCCCCGGCCGGCACGGAACTGTTCGGAGGCGTGGCCGAGAAGACGGCGCCGACTGCTGGCCTTCCACCCCTGGACGCGGTCACAGCGCCGACGGCACCCATCCGGGCGACTGTCGACCTCGATGAGCCGCAGCCCTCAACACCACAGGAGGTTCCAGCCCCAACCCCGCTGAGGGCAGTCGAATCTCAGCCGCAGATCGCCGCGCTGGAACCCCTCCCGGCGGAGGTGCCCGCGCCACTGGCCTCCGGCCCAGTCAAAGAGGACCCGGACGAGGTGCGACGGGAAGCGCAGCGGGAGTGGATTCGCCGGGAAGTCAACTCCGGCCGGTCGCTGTCGGAGCCAGGTTTCACCAAACGCGCCGCTGAGGCGCTTGGGGTGTCGCCGCGGACGATCGACAGCCGGAAGCGTGAAGTCCGCGAGGAAATGGAACAGGCAGCGCGGGAGCTGGCAGGGTGAGCCGTCTGCCCGCCCGCATGGTGGCGGTGGTCGTTGCGGCCACCGCCACTGCCGGCATATGTACGCCGCCCGCCTCCGCAGGCACGCCGAACGTTGCACCTGTGGTCGCGTTCGCGCAGGCGCAGGTCGGCAAACCCTACATATACGGGTCGAATGGACCCAGTTCGTGGGACTGCTCCAGCCTCGTCCAGCACGCCTACGCGGCTGCGGGCATCGCCTTGCCGAGGGTCACCACCGACCAGATCGGCGCCGCCGGCTGGGTGTCTCCGTCCGCCCTCCAACCGGGCGATCTTGTGTTCCGTTCCGGGTCGGAAGCTGAGAAGCCGGGCCACGTCGGCATGTATGTCGGCGGCGGGCAGGTCGTCGAGGCGAAAGGCGCCGCCTGGGGCACGATCGTCACCCCGCTCGCCCAGTGGCATGCCCAGACGGCGATCCGCCCCGGCACGCCCGGCGTCAACGACTACATCGACCGTGCGGCGACGCGGACCGGTGTCCCCCGGGATCTGCTGCGCGCCCTGCTATGGCAGGAGTCGGGTTTCGATCCGACGATCAGCTCCCCTGCTGGCGCTGTGGGCATCGCCCAGTTCATGCCGACGACGTGGGCAACCCGCGGCGAGGACGGCGACAACGACGGGCGGAAAGATCCACTCGACCCGGCGGACGCGATCCCCGCCATGGCCGACATGATCGCCGACCTGATCCGTGCCAACGGCGGCGACATCGGCCTGGCGTTGGCCGGCTACAACGCCGGACAGGGGGCGGTCAACCGGTATCACGGCGTCCCGCCCTTCCCGGAGACACAGAACTACGTCCGCAACATCCTCGCCTCCGCTGCCCTCCGCGACAGTCACATCGACCTGCACCCAGCCCCGGCACCTGCCCCGCCGATCAGCACCCAGATCGCCGCCGCAGCCGTGGACGTCGTCGCAATCCCCGCGCTGCCGCGCACCCCCACCGACTGGGTGCATGATCTCGCGGTCGGCGCCGCAACCGTCGCCCTCGGTTTGTGGCTGCTCCGCCTGTTTGCTCCCGCCATCTACACCGCGTGGACCGCAAGGGTCCGCAGCCGGAGTCGCAGGGCCGCAACCGCGGTCCGCAGCAAGGTCGCCGGCTCCGCACGGCTACGGCCCACCGTGCAGGCTGCGGAGCGGCATGCGGACCGGGCCCGGCCGTCGCTGCGACGTGCCCGTGCGAACATCCGCAACACCCGCCGCGGGACCGCGTTCGTCCGCACCACCGTTGCGGTATCCGCACGCAACCGACGCAGGCCCGCACCCGGGTCCGCACTGAGATTCGTCAAGCCCGCAGGCTCCGCAACCGGGTCCGCAACGTACAGCCGCCCCACCGGGCCGACGCCCGCATCCGCAGCGCCGTTCACCGTCGAGGCGGTCGCCGTGATTGCGGACCTGCTGCGGATGCTGCGGACCCGGCTGTTCGGCTCCGCAACGCCCCGCATCGTTGCGGAGCCCTCCGCACCGCACTCCGCAACAGGCTCCGCAACGTGGGGCCGTCCGCATGCGTACGCACCGCCCCCCTCCGCACCGGTTGCGGACTCCGCGCCCTCCGCACCGCATCCCGCAGCAGGGTCCGCAACCACCTCCGCAACCAGTCCGCAGCCCGCATCGAACCCCGCAAGGAGCACCGCAATGGCCGTCGCACACCCCTACAACCTGAACTGGCGTGAACACCTCCAGGACCCCGGCTTCGAGGCGCTACTCAAGGCAGCCAAGGGCATCCAAGACGTCGACCTGTCGAAGGGCGAGAAGGTCGCCGCCCTCTACATGTGGACCACCGAGTTTCTGACCGTGGTCGCCGACGGCATCGGATACGCGGCCGATGAAGCGGCCCGCCGCGGGCTCGCCAAGCCTGTTCACAGCGCGGTCAGCCTGAGCGCCGACCTGATCACCAACGCAGCCACCAGTGCCCTTCGCGCCGAGAAGAACCTGTTCGAGCTGCACGACACGTTCTTCACCACCGACCTTTCGAAGGACACCCAGCGGATCGGCACCTGACCTCGCAACAGGGTCCGCAACCTCCGCACTGCCGGTCCGCACCCCTCCGCACTCCGTAACGAAAGGACCCCCATGGCCGCCGCCCGCTCGACTGGACGTGCGGAGCTGGTCCGCATCTCCGCACCCAGCTCCGCGACGGGCTCCGCAACCCCGCACCGCACTCCGCAACCCCGCACCGCACTCCGCAACCCTTCCGCACCGTCCCGCAAGCCCTTTGCGATCCCCGCAGCGATTGCGGTGACCACGGTTGCGGGCGGTGCGGTGCTCCGCATCGCCGGACTGTGGTGGGTTGCGATCCTCCTTGCGGTTGCGGGCTGGGTTGCGGTCGACTTTGCGGTCCGCAACAGCCCCCTCCGCAATGAGCTGGTCATCTGGGCGGCCTTCGCAGCAGCCTCCGCAGCCGGCTCCGCACTCGGCTTCGCAGGCGTGGGCCTGCTTACCGCGGTCGCCGCAGCCGCCGGCACGGTACGCCTGGCTACGCATCCGGCGTTGCGGACCCGCCGCGACGACCTCCGCAGGGCTGCGGAGCGGGAGGCCTTCCTCTCCGCAAGGAAGGCGGCATGGCCTGCGGTGGCCGAGGCCCAGGGCATGCCTCATGTCGACTGCTATGCGATCCGCGACGACCGCGGAGTCGGCCACACCTACCGTCTGCGAGTCCCCCACGGGTACACGCTCAACCTCGATAGCCAGCAGCTCAACAACCTGACGTCACGGCTCGAACGGCGAGCCGGCGAAGTCACCTTCACCGCAGACCCTGACGGCTACCTGTGGCTCGGGGAACTCCACGTCCAGGAAATGGACCCCCGAAAGGCGTTCGACCTGCTCGCCCAGCAGCCCGCAGAGTCGATCTGTGAACCGGGCAAGGTCGGCCCCTACCGGGACAGCGAACCTTACGGCCTGGTCATGTATGACCAGGAGGTTGGGGCGACAAACCTGCTGGTCGCGGGCGCTTCCCGGATCGGAAAGTCCGAGCTGATGCTTCGCCTGATGGAGCTGTACCAGCAGGCCCCCGACCTGGCCTGGCTTGTTGCTGACGGCGCCCAGGGCCGCGACTTCCGGTTCTTCTCCGGCTCGGTATTCCGCTACATCGACCAGCCAGCCGACTTCCTGCGTCTTCTGGAAACGTTCTGGCATCTGCTGCTACGCCGCGAACGGCTGATGGCCGACCGGGACTGGCAGGTGTGGGAGCCGTCCGCCGACGAACCAGTGTATGTGCTGCTCATCGAGGAAGGCCCCCGCTTCGCCTCGTCGAACCAGGGCGAGGAACTGGGCGAATGGTTGCAGAAGATGGCGCTACGGACCGGCGCCGCGGGCATCAAAATAATTCTGATCGCGCAGGTGACGAACGGCCCTGGGGTGTGGTCGTGGCGGTTCCGCCGCATGCTTCAGGACCGTATCCAGTTCGCGATGGGCGAGGGCGCCGCCGAATCGGTGCTGAACGGCGGCGGCGTGGAACTCCTGACGATGGACGACAAGGGCCAGTTCGTCGCGGAAACCCCCGGCCATCGGCGCGGAATACCGGTCGTATCTCGCCGGGTCGAGAAGGACAACAGGCCAGTGATCGCCGAGGCGATGGCCGAGTGCAACGCCCGGCCGGATGCCGAATGGGCGGAAGCCGAAAAGGCCCTCGACCAGCAGAAGGCGGCCATCGCCCACCCTACGCCAACAATGGTCTCGGATACCACCGTTGAGGGCGAAATCGCGCAGGTTCGTGACCTGCCGACGGTACGGCCGGGGATCATCCTGCCGGTGGTCGTACCGGACGCTCCGAAGGGCCCTGTGCTGTCCGGTAGTCGTGCGGAGGAAGTGTGCCGCGAGGCAATGCGAAAGGCAGCACCTTCTGGGGGTATGGCCCGGCAGGCGTTGGAGGAAATGACCGGCTGGGGCCGGTCGAAGGTGATGAAGGACCTGGTTCATCCGTGGATGCGCGCCGGCCTGGCCGAGTCGGTTGGGCAGGGTCGGGATACGCGCTATGTGTGGACCGCAGCCCTCCCCTCGGCATGATCGTCGTCCCCTCCCCCACCGGGAGGGGTGTGACGCTGCGTGCTTCTGCCGCGATGCTGCCGTTGATCTACCGTCTCGCGCACGCGCGCGCGTACGGGGGCGTGCGGCAGCACCACGGCAGCATGGCAGCGGCAGATCACGGAAGGGGCTGTTCGTCACGCTCCGTGGTCAACGTCGGGAGGCGCCATGGCCTCGTGTGCATCAGTGACGATCTGGCCGACACGTTGCCGGCTCACCCCCAGGAAGCTGGCAACCTCGCGGTGCAGCCAACCTGCCCGGACGGCATCAAGGACGGCTTCGGTCTGTTCGGCGTCGAGACGTGCCCGGGTTTCCGCGATGCGTTGGAGGCGTTCGCGGGTCGCTGTCTTCGGGTCCGGCGGGGGAGTGGTCGTCACATTCTCAATGATAGCGGAACCGACTAGGCAAATCGGCTTGCCTTGCGGTAGAGTGGACGCATGGGCGAGCACCGGCATCCGGGGAGGCGGCAGGGTGCGCCTCGACGAGGTCGCGCCGAGAAAGGGGGAGCGGTGACAGTCATAAAGCTGACCGCGACACGGGAGAACGTGCTCCGTGAGGTCGACCGGGGCCGGGTCTTCCATGACAACCTGAGCCTGACCCACATCTCGTGGGTCGACAGTGGCGTCAGGAGCCAGTGGAAGACCTGCACCGCGCAAGTCGACTGGCTAGTCCGCGTCGGCCTGGTGTCCTATGACACCAGCGAGCCGGCATACCGGGTGCCGGTCACCCTCACTCCGGCGGGCCGGGACTGGTTGGACGCCAACCCGAAGGAGAGCTGAGATGGCCGAGAAGACCTGCCAGGAGAGCACTGGGGACACCTGGAGTCGAAGCGTCTGCGGGCGTCCATTCAAGACCGACGAGCAGCGGGACGCCAGTCTTTGCGGCCGGCACCTTGCGGCCAAGAAGCGGCGCGACGCCACCGATGCCCGGATCAAGGCCGACATAGAGGCCCGCTTCACCGCATCAGCGGACGCCCGGCGGCTTGCCGCCCAGTTGAAGGACAGCCTGGGCGATGATCTGCGCAGCGTTGGCATCACCGCGTCGGCAGATGGTGTCCTGCTTGACCCGGGGGCGGCTCGAGCGGTTCTGGAAAGGCTGAAGCGCTGATGCAGCGTGGCGGCCGTATCGGCGACGTCTCCGACTACTCGGCCAGCAGGTTCCGTGGCCGGTTGGCGTCCCGGGCCGCACAGACACGGCAAGCAGTAGACGACCAGATGGGGGAGGGCATGTTCTTCGCCGGTGACGAGTACGCGGGCGACGAGGTCACCTCGGGGCCGTACACGGGCCTGGATGAGCCGGACGCCGACGACGAGCCGACGTCCGGCCCGGGGATCGACGAGCCGCCGGTTGGCACGCCCGGATGGGATGAGGGCTGTGGGATCTCCTACGACCACACGTTGCGCCTCATCGGCGAACGGGATGGCGTCCAGTCCTTCGAGTGCAAGGAATGCGGCGCCGAGGTCGTTGTCGACCCGAACGCCGAAGCTCCGTTCTGAGCAAGGAGCCTTCGCCCCGCCGTGAGCGTGGGGTGTGAAACCCGGCGAAGGCGCGCGGAACAGGTCCGCAACACATGAAGATCAAGGAATGTAATGATCGAATACGAGAAGCCCCGGCCGATCACCGTGAACCAGTTGATCGCCCGGCTGGCTGAACTGCCCCAGGACGCCCTGGTGATCCTCGCCTCGGACGCCGAGGGCAGCAAGTTCCGACCCATGTCGGCAGACGTGTCCTACCGGGTAACCGAAGGCCGGTGGACGGCTCACAGGTCCGGGTTCACCGGTGACTTCGTCGACGTGTCGGCGCTGGATGACGACAGCGAAGCGAACGCCATCACCATCTGGCCGGCCTGACCGGAAGTCTCTGCCGCACCGAGGTCTGGGTGTACGCCGCGAAGGCAGGCAGAGGCACGTAGACAACAGGAACGACTAAGGGGGAGTGATGAAGGTCAAGCTGACGGCGTCGTCGCCAGCCTCCGTCCGGTTCTCGGCCACCCGAACCGTGGATCTCCACATCGACCGTGAGGACTGGGACGACATGTCCGACGACGAGCGGCACGCGGAGATCGACACGGCGGTTGAGGCGTACCGCCGGGAGATCGTCGACATCGACACCGAAATCGTGGAGGGCTGACCGGTGCCGGACCGTGCAGATGGCGCCCTGTTGGACGCCAAGAAGATTCCCGCCGGAACGACGCATGTTCTCGTGTTCCTTCCGCCGTCGCTCTACGGGAACGTGAAGGATCGGCTGACCCGGCCGGGCTGGTGGGAACTGCTGACCGTCGACATGTTCCGCGCGGGCGGCTCGCCGCAGGACGGGTGGGATTGGGATGGCAGCCGGCACACCGCAGTCAAGGTCCTCGCCGAGCGGGCGGCCAGCGTGCTCGGGAGACCGGTGCGGCTGTCTCGGGGCCGCTGGTCGGTGTCGAGGGGCGGCCTGCTGTCGATGTCGCACAGCGAGCCGCTGTTCTGGGTCCGACCAGCAGAGGACTGACCGATGACCACCGATGCCTCACTCGCGAACGCTGTCGATCGGATGGTCGACGACGATCCGCTGAAGCTCCGAGACGCGCTGTTGGCCGTGCTGTGGCACTGCGACAACAAGGCGGTCGCCGTCCACGCTGCCGGTCGGATGGTGCAGGCCCAGGCGGTCCGGAACGTCATCGCTGACAAGCTCGGCATCGAAAGAGAGGGCTGACCGATGCCCACTGACATCCGCGACGGGTTGCAGGCCGACGCCCGAAAGCACGGGTGGCAGGTCCAGCCGACAACCGCCCATCCGGGCTGGCAGGCGTCCCGTACCCGCGACGGCCGCAAGGTGGAAGTCTTCTACGAGGCTGACGGAACGCTGATCGAGGGTCGGATGTGGTCTGGCTCGTCGAAGGCCAGGACGTTGTACACCGCCGAGGACATCCGGACCGCACTCGGATGGGAAGGCTGACCCAGTGGCCGAGTATCACGAGACGATTGACGCGGCCGTCATCGCGGCCCGTCGAGTTGAGAAGGCGATCCCAGCTGTCGAGGGCAACGAAGACTTCCTCCGGATGCGCCGCGCACTGGCCCAGGTGCTGCTGTTGACGTGGGACTGGGAGTGCGGACGTGGCGAGTTCGGCTCGTCGGGTCAGGAGGCGCGGCTGGCGAAGGAGTGCGGCGACGCGGTCCGCGCGGTGGCACTCCGAGAGCTTTCCGGGGAGGGCTGACCGGTGGCCGATTCGATGCTCGACATCCTGACCGTCCGCCAGCTCCGGGACTGGGTTGCAACCAACCGGGTGACGGTGCTCAGCGCTGCCACCAAGGCCGAGATGATCCAGCGCATCGCCAGCGCGACGGCCGGTGTACGGCTCGACCATGAGGCGATCAGAAGGTCTGTGCGATGAGGGCTGACCGTGTGAAGCCCGGGATGCTGGTCCGCCCGACAGGCGCCGGCTGGTGGCTTGTAGGAGGGGTCATCCCCGAGAACACACCTGGCTTTGTGCGCCTCCGGTTCGCGGACGGCCGCGACCCGATGCAGTTCATCGCCAGGGATGAGGTCGAAGCCGTCCGGCTGACCGAGGCGCAGGAACGCGCTCTACGCATGGTTGCCTCGGGCGGGGTCCACCTGTACTCGTCTCCGGGCATTCCCTGGCGCTGGATGGTCGACGGCCAGTGGCAGCCACTGGCCGGACGTCCCTACGACACGATCGCCGAGTTTGACCTTGTCACGGTGGGTGGGGAGATGCTGGCCGACGGGCGGAAGGCGCTGCGCCGAGACGTCACCGTCACCCCGTCTGGCCGCGCCCTCCTGGACATCCTCGGAACGGAGAAGCCGTGACCGCCACGACCCGGAGCCTGCTTCTGGCCGTCCAGCGTGGCCGTGTCCGCCGATACGGCCACGGCTTCGAGAAGGACTGCTATCCACGCATCGATGTTGATGTGACCCCCGAGGCTGAGGCAGCCGAGGCGGAAGGGCTGCTGTGGGTCGGCAACGACGACTCCGGCGGTTGGCGCGCAGTCCATCTCACCGACGCCGGCCGTGCCTGGCTGGAAGCCCACCCCGAGAAGGAGACAAACCGATGACCATCCGCCGCGTCCTGTCCGCCACCAGCTACCACGCGATCAACATCGCGCTTGCTGCTCTGGCGCTCGCCGCGGTCGCCTCCGAAGTTGACCGGGCGCTGGGGGAGAAGAACTGATGGCCCGCTACGTGTACTTCGTCAACTACAAGGGGACGACTCCGCAGGGTGGCGGGTATGAGGGCATGGTCGACATGCTCTGCCCAGCGGAGATCAGCACAATGGCCGAGGTGAAGACGCTGGCCGACGTGATCGGCCGGAACGTCGGCATCCGGAACGTGATCGTCCGCAACTTCCAACTGCTCCGGACAGAGGACTGACATGCCGTCGACCCGTGAACTGTGCGAGGCCCGGCAGATCCCAGTAACGTCGTCCCATCCTCGCTGGATGTACATCGCTTCGGTCTGCTCCGACGACGAGGACATCGAGGCCAAGGGCTGGTCGCTGTGGAACTCGGCGCCGCTGACCGCCCACGAAGCCGACATGATCCGCAGCTACATCGAGTTCGTCTGCACCGGCTTCTACGGCCGCGACTCGTTCGACGACTTCGTCGACCGGTGGACACCGGAAGAGGCGAAGCCCTACCCGGTGATCGCCGGCCACAACACGGTCACATTCCTGAAGCGCGCCGACGACGACTGGGCGTACCGGCGCAACACCTTCACAAGGGGGCCTAGGTTCTTCCCCCAGCCGTCCAGCGGCAACGGCCGGAAGGTCGACCTGCTGACCCTGCTCGACGTGGTGATCTGCGGCTACAGCTCGCTGGACAAGCCGCAGCCCAACTCGGAGTGGGAGGTGTGGAAGGCCGCCCACCCGGAGGTGTTCGCCGCTCAGGTCTCGTCGTAGGGCGGCCCGTCGATCGCTTCAGCTTCGGCCGCGGTGAGCCGACGCCCGGCAAGGCGCCGCAGACGAAGTTCCGCGTCGACCAGCACGTCAACCGGCACGTCGAGCGGGGAGTCTTCCGGACGGCGGTTTGGACCGGCGGTCATCTCCACCAGCATGCGGCGCACATCTGCTTCGACTTGGGCGCGAACCTCGGACGGCACGTCAGCGGTGTTCTCGGGCATGGTCCGGCAGTGTGGACCAAGATTGCCAGCCTGGCCAGCCGGGTAGACCGGCAGCATGTTCGCTGTTTTCGCCGCAGTCTGCTTCCTACTCGCCGCACTCAACGTCCACGCCGGGGATGTGAACCTGGTCTGGCTGGGTCTGGCGTTCTGGGCCGCAGACTTCGCCTTCCCCTACCGGCCGGGCATGCTCAGCCGTTGACCCACTTTCGGGCATGACGAAACCGGCCCGCCACCCAGCCGCGAGAGTGCGGGAAGGTGGCGGGCCGGTTCGGTGAGTGCTGAGGTCTGAGGCGGAATGCCTCGCCGGTCGGACTACTGCATCTTCCGCAGTTCCAGGCTGATCGTCTTGCCGGCGAACGACGCCAGCGTCGGGGACGACACCCACTTGGCGACGAGCCCCTTCAACAGGGACAGGACGGCGGCGACGCCGGCCATCGCCGCCTTCTCGACGATCGACACGTCGGTGATGTGCGGCAGCGAGAAGAAGCCCGACGAGACGAGCAGGCCGAAGAACGCGACGCCGAACGTGGAGGCGACACGTTCGGCAAGGTCGACGAGGAACGTCTTGGACATGATGATGATCCCCTTTCCGGGGCGGTCGTGGTGAAGGTCAGGAAGCGGGAATGCCGGCGACGCCGAGCCGGTGGCCCAACGCGACCCAGTTGACGGCGATGGCCTGCTGGGCGGCGACGAGTGTCATCCGCCCGGCGCAGACGGCCTGCCGGGCCGCGTATTCGACCGAGTCCTTCTGATTTGGCGACGCCGGGGTGGACGCCCACAGGTTTCGGATGTCCCATGGCGCCCCGCCGAGTTCGAGGGGCACGAGGTGGTCGAGTTCGTAGGCGCCGAACGACGAGCCGGCGTAGGAGCCGTACGCCCTGATCGCGAGGCCCTTGACCTTCGACGTGTAGGCCAGCGGTGGGCGGACTGTCGCCGTCCACCCGGACACGCAGATCGTCTGGTGGATGTTGGCCTGGGTGACATCCGGGTTGATCGCACCCGGTGTACAGGCCGGATCGGGCAGCTCGTCGCTGTCACGGGCAACACAGTGCGCCGGATAGGTGACCTGCCAGCCACCTGGCCCTTCGGCCGGGATCGGCCCGGCGACCGGAATCGACCCGGATGGGGCAGTTGGGGAGGGTGCCGGGGTTGCGGTCGGGCTACGGATCGGCCGGACGGGCAGCGCCGACGGCTGCGGCGAGCTGCCACAGCCGACCGCGAGCACGGCCAGCAGTACGCAGGCCAGAAGCACCCCGAGCCGCCGGCCCATCAGGCTGCGGCCCGGTGGTAGCCCCGGACAGCCGCCCACGTCCGCAGCGCATGGGCGACAGCCGCGGTCTGGCCGACATGGTGTTCATGCGCCCACGTGTGGACCTGCCGCCACAGCACCACATCGGCGTCATCGGCCGGCGGCACCGGAGCCGGTGGGGGAACTGGAGCCGGAGGGGTAACCGGTGGCGGGGTTGTGCTGCCGAGAAGCACCGCGGCGAGCGCCGTCCCGATGACCACACCAAGCCCGGTCGACTCGTCGTATCCGGTCGACGGCGGGTACACATCGCCCTGACCGCCCGCGGTGATGTCGGTGAGCGCCCGCGTGTTGCCATACAGGATCGCGAAGAACTCGGCGAGCACCGAAGCGCTGACACCCAGCTCGCCGAACAGGGCGAACAGTGCGGCGTAGATCGGTGCGACACCGCTCGTACCACCAACCGTGGTCGACTGGCCGTCGGCGACAATCTCGAAGCCGGACTGGGGGTCGGCGTTGCCCGCCACGTCGGGGATCGCCCGCATCGTGGTGCCAGTGCCGGTTTGCCAGGCAGGCGCGGGGAACAGGGTGGACACGCCGCCGCCGGTCGCGTCGTTCGCCGCGTCATCCCACACGGTCTCAGACGCGCGGGTGCCATCCCGGTTGACCGTCAGCCGGGTCCCTCCGCAGGCCAGCACATGAGGGCTCGCGGCGGGGAAGTCGGCGACCGGCGAACTGGTGCCGTCGTCCATGCCGGCGTCGCCCGCAGCGCAGCAGACAATCGTCCCCGCGGCCAGCGCCTGGGCGAACAGGGCGTCGTACTGCCGCATCGTCGCCGGGTCCCACTGGGAGGCGGGACCACCCCACGAGCAGGACACGGCGATGGCACCCGACTGGATCGCCGCCTTGAACGCGGCGAGGAACCCGGCATCGGAGTTGTCACCGAAGAAGATCAGAATCTCGGCGCCAGGAGCGACCGCGGCGACCGCCTCGACGTCGAGCATCACTTCGACGTTGGCGCCACCCGGATCGGAAACGATCGACGCCCCGCCGACCGCGGTGGCAGTCACCTTCGGTATCGGGATGCCGTTCGCCCGGCAGAACGCGGCCAGGTCGGTCGGCGAGTAGGCGCCGCCGAGTTCGACGATCGCCACCTTCTGCCCGGCGCCGGTCAGCGGCGAACCGTCGGCCCTGACGGTCGGAAACCGGTACGCCTTCGCAACTTGGGCGAAGGTCAGCGGCTGCGGAGACGCGGACGCGCGGGGGCGGCGGAGGTAGGGCGTGCGAGCGGTCATGGGTTGCGGCCTCCGTGAGAGCACATGAGAAAGCCCCCGGCCGGAGACCGAGGGCTGAAAGAGACGGGTCAGACCTGCGGCCGAACCAGCGCGGTCGCGGTCGCGGGTGGCAGAACGGCCCGCAACGTCAGCCCAGTCAGCGCGCCCGCCAGCGCGTCCAGACGCGACAGCACAGGCGTCAGGTCCACCCCACCCGCGGTCGACACGGGCAGCGCCTTGATGGCGCCCAGAACGGCGACAAGCTGCTGGGCGATCGCGTTCAGCGCAGTCACTACCTCACCGGTCGGGCCGAGGTAGTCGACGACCTGGCCGAGTTCGGAGGCGAGCGCATCCGACCGGGCGGCCAATGACAGGTCGCCCTTGTTCCAGCCCAGCGCCTGCATCAGCATGTTGTTCTGGTTGAACAGCGACTGGGCCAGCGACAGCAGCATCCGGTTGGTTGACGCCCAGTCCTGCTGTCCGACGCCAGTGCCGGTGTTGAGCGCCTTCTGGACGAGGCCGACAAGCTGGTTGGCCGTGGGGTCGTCGAGCACGAGACCTCCAAAGACGGGTAGCCATTCGTGCAGGACGCGAGATCGGTCCGAGGGGCCGGGAATCCCCGGCTGGGTGGCGGCCGACGTGTACTGGCGGGCCACGATCTGATCCCGCGTCCACCCGGGCGGCAGGCCGATCGAACCGTCAGGGGTCGTTGAGTAGTCGGCGATGTGAAGCTGGCGCCAGCCGGGGGGCAGCATCGCCGCGGTGAGCCCGGCCGGGCGTAGCCACCAAGTGCCGGAGTAGATGACCCCGGATGTGTGGCCAGCACTGACTAGGGCTGTGACGATGGCGGCGATGTAGGCGCCGTGGGCAAACGTCGGGTTGCTCGGCGACTCGGCGTCGATACACAGCCAGTCGGTAGGGCCGACACCGCCCGCGGCTTGGACCTTGGCGAGGAAGTTGGACGCCTCGTCGGCTGGGGTGTGGCCGGTGGTGGCGAAGTGGTAGGCACCTCGGACCAGTCCGACGCTGCCTGCCGTGTTCCACCAGTCGGGGAAGTAGGGGTTCGGCGTGCCGCTGACACCCTGCGACGCCTTGATGAGGATGCGGTCCGGGCCTGACGCCCTGTAGGTGGCGAGGTTGGCGCCAGCCTGGTAGCTGGCTATGTCAGCAAAGTCGGGAGGCAAGTCGCGCCCCCTTGACCCGCGGAGACGACATCGCTTAGTATTGACGATGTCGGAAATACCAACTTAGGGGGGATCAAGATGGCCCGCATCAACGTCTACGAGCCCGTCACCGAACAGGACTACGACCTCGACCGTGACGCGAAGCCGCGCCTGGCCGGCTGGTTCGACGACTCCAAGGCCGTCCGCATCGTGGAGAACGAGCGGTGGGACGGCAACAACATGGTCAGCTTGGTAACAGGCAAGTTCGAGCATGAGGCGCTGTTCCGCACCGCCAAGGGCCGGTGGGTGCTCAACCACTGGTCGCAGTGGCAGGGTGTCGCCGAGACCTACGAGTTCATCGCCGACGAGGCGGCCCGCGACTGGCTGATGCGAAACGAGTCGGAGGAGGAGCTAGCGCGCTTCTTCGGCGAGCATGAGGAGGAGGCTGGCCCGGCCGTCATCGGTCGGCCCGAGATCGGCGGCCGGGTCACGACCGCGCTCGGCGAGGAGAGGCTTGCGCAGGTCGACGCACAGGCGGCGAAGTACGGCGTCACCCGGGCCGAAGCCATCCGACGACTGCTCGACGTTGCGCTGGTACTTGACCCGACCGAGGGGGACGGCCCACTAACGGCTGCGTCGGTCTGACCACAAGCACGCAAAAGGCCGGACCATCCGAAGATGGTCCGGCCTTTCGTCGGCCACTAGATTAGGCGAGCGTCTGCGGGCCCGCCTTGACCTTCGGGATCGTCACCCCAGCAAGCCCGGCCGTAACCGTGTTGCCCGAGATGGTGTTGTTCCCGGACCCTCCGGACCATGTGCCGGTGAGCTGTCCGGGCGCGACGTCGCACCAGTTGCCGGTGATGGTGTTGAACATCGACCGCCGCGCGTCCGACCTGTCGCCGCCGTTCTGATCCAGGTAGATCGTCACGCTAGCTGGGTTGCCCCAGAGGTAGTTACCCGTCGCACTGTCGTGGTTGCTGGACTGGATGACGAGCCCGGCGGCCCGCCACGGGTCCAACCTGGCGCCCTTGCCGTTGCCGGCGATCAGGTTCCCGACGAACGTGTTGTTGCCGCCGGTCTCGTCGCAGATCCCCGAGCCGTAGTTCGAGTAGATCAGGTTCCCGGTGAACGTGTTCCCGCTGGCCGGAGACGCGGACACATGGTCGCCGGTCAGCCCGCAGGACACATCCATCCACAGCCCCGGGCCGCCGATACCGCCATACGAGATTCCGGCCGGGTTCGCCTTGTGGATCAGATTCCCGGTCCAGGTGGCGCCGGTCATCAGCGCCATCTTGATCCCGCCATTGTCACCGGGACCGGTGTCGACCGCCGCGGAAGTGAAGTTGGCGTAGAACTGGTTGTAGCGGACGACAGACCCGGCGCCGCCGCCCATGATCCCGTGGGCCTGGTTGTGATGCACTGTCGAGTGCTCGATCAGCGACCGGTCGCCCAGCCCGAAACCGGTGTAGCTCCCGGTCAGCTCACAGTTCGCGACATGCCAACCGGACGCGCCTGGGCGGGCGCCGCGGCCGTTGGTCTCGATGGCCGAGTAGTAGTAGCCGACCGGGCTCTTACCGGAGCAGTTCGCGATGGTCATGTTGAAGATGCCGACGCCAGTGGCGGACGAGTCCGGGTTCGTCCACCACACGTTGTTCGTGATCGTCACGCCCGCGCCCGCGCCGTAGAACTGCTGCCCGGCCTTCGGGTACACCACATACGGGCCCGTGTAGGTGCCTGCGGCCAAGGCGAACACAGTCCCCGCAGGGTTGCCCTGCGCGTAGCTGTTGATGTTCGCCCCGGCGGGGATCGGCACAGCGCCCGACGGGATCGCCAGCGGCGCGGGCATCAGCACCCGATCCGGCCACGCCGACGTGTCCGCCAAGTTGGTGGTGCCACCCCAGTAGACGCCATCCGCCGGCGGCGTCGACCCGCCCGTCCCACCCGACCCCCCCGACCCGCCCGGATCAGTGGTCCCACCTGAACCGCCACCCTGACCAGGGTTCGTGGGCGCCGGCTGCGGCCCAGGCAGCCACGACACCGATGTCCCATCCATCAGCACCCACACCAGATCGCCGACAGTAGGAGTGACCCCAGACGCAGCGGCGACCGCGGTCAGCGGGCCGAGCTGCACCGACGGCCGACCCTGACTGTCAACAGCGGCAACGGTTCCTTGAAAGACGGTCATCGAGCCCTCCGGTTTTGGGCACGTCAAAACACCCCGGCGCGGTCGGCCGGGGCGAGAGAAAAGATCATCGGGTGGGAACGGTGCAGGTCAGCGGCGCGGCCGGATAGGTCCGCAGAAACGTCTGCTCGGCGCCGATACGCCCGTCGAACACGGTGTGCGCAAACGACCTCGCGTTGTCCGACGCCGCCGGGCCCGTCAGCAACGCCAACGCCGCCTGATCAGCGGCAAGCTCACCCCGCACAAACGCAACCTCATCCGCGGTACGCGCCTGCGACACCTGGCAGTTCGCGGCCCGCTCCCGGGCCAGCGCATCAAACTGCGCGCGGGTCGCCGCCGCATCCCGAGCCCGCGTCACCAGCACATAGCCCGTCGACGCCACACCGCCAAGGACGACCAGCAGCACCACCAGCACGGCGACAATCCGCCGACGGGTACCCCGAACCTGTGTGGCCACCTCGGTCCGCTGCGCCGCCTCCGACAGCCGCCGGGTGTATTCCTCCCGGTCCGCCGCCACCTCGCGGGACAGTTCCTCCGTCGCGGCCCGAACCCCACGCAGCGTTTCGGTGATCTCATGCTGCCCGGAGGACAACCGGTCGACCGCCGCAGTGAGCTGCCGTGTCGCCTCAACCTGCGGCATCGTCCGCCCCCTCCGGATGGACACGGGCGACCAGTTCCCTGATCACCGACTCGTGGAGCGCGAGCTGATCGAGAAGGTCCTCGTAGACCTCCCCGGCATCCGACAAAAGCGACGAAATCGCCCTCAAACGGCGTGCGGAGGCGGGCGGAAGCACGGCTGTCGGCATCCGCACCGCCTCATCGCTCACGAGGTGCCCGCCCGCCTCGCCAACTCGTGCAGATGCTCCCGGGCCAGATCGTTGGAGCGGACAAGCGCATCCGTGGATCTGGTCAGCGCGGGAACAACCTGGTCGCGTACAAACGCCGACGTGGTGTCAAGCCCTGACCGCAGCGCGGCGATCTCCGAGTCCTGCTGGGCGATCGTCTGCTGGAGCGCCGCAACCTCACGCTGATGCGCCGTGTCGCGGGCGTCCAACTCGTCCCGATGGGCGGAGTCCTCCCGGGACACCACCCAGCCGGGCACCAGCATCCGCGTCAGCAGCAGCACAACCACGATCCCCAGAACGCCGTAGCCCAAAATCTGGGACAGCACATCCGCGGGAGGACTGTCCGCAGCCACAGCCGCAGCGGCGAGGACGGCAATCATGGGCAGCCGATCCGGACGCTAGTCGGGTAGGACAGGGGAAAGCTGGCAGGTCACCGTCCACGACTGACTCCCCGGCTCCACAACAATGCTGTGGCTCAGCGCGTCGACGTAGCCGTCAAAACTCCAAGCCGGCGCGCCCACCGGGCGAACCCACACCCGGTTCAGATCCGAAATGTCCATCGCCAGCGTCGGCGCGAACAGAACATTCGGATTCGCCGACGGTTCGACGGTAAACGCAGCCAACCTCGACCGGGGCGTCGAATACTGCCGCAGAATGAGCTGCGCTCGATCTGCCGCATCCTCATCAAACTGGGTTTTGATCGTCGCCGAGTAGGTGCGGGGGAAATGTTTCCGCACAGACGTGGCATCCGACACGGAGGCGACCGCGCCACCATCCCGAGTGATCGTCACCTGGTTGTAAATATAGGTCGGATCGTTGTCGACCTCCAACCCGTCCAACTGGTACGGCAGATCACCATAGGGATCGAACACGTTCACCGGCAGCACCTGTGACGGCCGATATTTCCGATCCTCAAAGACCGGGGTACCGTCGGCCAGGCTGTACACCTGGCCATGTTCGGCCTCACCCTGATCCTGCAAGGCGTCCAACGCCGACTGGCCGGAAAGCCCAGACAGTCCATAGGTGCCGGCCGACCCGGCGTACGTCCAACCGGACATGACCGACCGATAGTTCGCCGGCCAACCCCAGTAGTTCAGCAGCCGCTGCACCCGGGAGCCGGTCGTCTCCAACGGGTATCCGCCGTGGACCCCGACCGCCCAGTGGGCGTTCACCCGGTCGTAGGTCAGCTCCTTGTTGTAGAACGCCACATGGGAGACGTAGCCGTTGTAAAAGTTTCCGGTCGCAGTCGTACCAATCCAATCGCCGCCGAGGACAGTATGGGCGACCTGGTTGCCGAAACCAGACACCGCGCCCTGCCACAGATAGTTATGGGTGCCGTCGGTCAGCCAGTTCGCATAGTTGCCTGCATACAGGGTGACAACACCAAACACTGACACGGTGACGCAGACGTAGTTGCCGAAGTTGCCGCCGAGCAGAATCCCACCTGTCGACTCGTAGACTTTCGTTCCGCCCACGTAGAGGGTCAACTGTTGGGCGACGGTCCGACCCACCACGATTTCGATCCCCGTCTTAGCGCCGGAGGCGTCCAACTGGCAGAACAGTGGCGCGTTGGACGGTGTCGTCGTCCCGTCCTGGCCGAAGAACAGGTCGAAACTGTACGGGCCGCCGAGGAAGTTCGCATCGTTCGCTGCGGACAGGTTCAGAATGTCCGTGGTGTACGGCGGGCTCGTCCCCGGCGTCGGGTTGAGGTACAGCGCCGCCGCCCCGTCGAAGATGATCGACTGCCCGCCGAAGTGGGAGAATCCGCCGCCTGCGGTCGGTGACTGCACCACGGCCAGCGACCCGGCAGAGATCACATCGCCGCCGCCGCTGGCCGACTGCGGCTCGTTCAGCGGGTAGAAGCTGACCGGCCCGTCAAGCAGAACCTCCTGCTCGTAGGTTGTCCTCAACGTGCCCTGCGACAGCGCTGCCAGCGAATCGACACAGGTAATCGTTGGCTCGGACAGGGCCGGATCTGACCACGTCTGCGGCCACCTTTCGACGAACCCGGACCACAGCGGATAGGTCGAACCTAGCCACAAGGCCTTGACCCGGATTGGTACGATCGGCTCCAGATCCGGGTAGTAGGGGCCGTCCGGGTTGTTCGAGTCGAACCGGCCGCCGGTGTTGTCGACGACGATCGACGCCGTGCCGGCCTCGAACCTGCCCAGTTCGTACTGCCGCGACGACCGGGCCAAGTCCAAGCCGCGCACATAGCGGGAAATATCAGTCCAGCGGTAGGCCGTTGACGATTCGATACCCGCCACCTCGTGCTGTTCTCCGGCGACCATCCCCGACCATGCGACGAGCAGCACCAGCCGCGACGCGGTGGACCCCGGTGTCGACGTGACCGTGACCGTCGTCCAACCGGTCGCCGAATCGGTGAACGCCACCTGCGTGTAGTTGATCAGCGTCGAGCCGGTGGCATCCTTCCAGTCGGCCTCGACAAGACCCGACCGTGGAGTGAGCCCCGACCGTAGCCGCAGCGTGATCGTGTACTCGACGCCGGGCACAATGGTGCCCGCACCGGTGTCCATGTTGACGGTCACGTCGCCGTCGGCCTGCGCGGTGACCAGCAGACAGTTCCGGTAGGGCGCCGGCGCGAAATTCTGGCCAAGAATCAGATAGGCGTTGGACGAGTTCTTCCACTTGCCAATCGACCTGGCGAACGTCGCCGAATCGCCGATGATCGGCGGATAGGTCAGGGGCGACGTCGGGTCCAAGCCGAACCCGGCCTCGACAACAACCTGCGGCCACGTCGTAGACCCAACAACGCCGATGCCGCCGCCGCCGATCCCACTACCACCCGTACCGCCGCCGCCTCCGCCGGTCGAAACCGCGGGGACGATCTCGAAGGCAAGCCAGGAAATGTTGCCGTAGGGTGCGGTCGTCGAGATAGCCATCGTGTTCCCGGCGGTGAACGGGCCGGTCCGGTCAAGGACCGCGCCGGTCATCCCACCGGGAATCGCCGAATACCGCGCCCCATTGTCGAGGGTTGGCGCTGCGCCTCCGGCTGTGTCCGCGTAGACAGCCCACATTTGGGAGCCGGTGCGGGTGCAGGTCATCGACTGGGCCATCAGCGCCGTCGGCCCCGACGGGGTGCCACCCCCACCGCCGGTACCTGTGCCAGTGGTTGCCTGGGGACCGGCGAGCAGGGTCGGAACTTTCACTCCGGAGAATCCAGGGACGACGGTGTTCCCGGAGATCGTGTTGTTTCCCGAGCCGCCGGACCACTGACCTGTCTGCTGTATGGGGGCGACGTCGATGGTGTTGCCGATGACCGAGTTGTTCTTCGACCGGTTGGCGTCCGAACGGTCACCACCGTACTGATCCATGTAGATGATGACGGAGTTGCCGCCGTTGTTCCAGATGTAGTTGTTCTGGACCGTGTCGTGGTTCGAGCTTTGGATGGCGAGGCCGCAGATCCGGAATCCGTCGAGGGTGACGCCGTGCGCGTTGCCGACGATCAGGTTGTTTTTGAAAACATTGTTGCCGCCGGTCTCGTCACAAATGCCGGCGGAGCAGTTGGAATAGATGATGTTGCTGTCGTACACGTTTCCGAACGACGGATAGCTGCCGGTCCTGTCGGCAGGGTTGATGCCGCAGCTCACGTCCTGCCAGACGCCGTGTCCGCCGATGCCGCCGTAGGTGCGACTGGACAGTCCTGACGGGTTGCCGTGGCTGATCAGATTGCCGATCCACGTCGCACCGGTCTGGAGTGCCATCTTGACGTTAGAGTCGTCGGCGCCCGAATCGTAGTAATTGTTGGCCCCGGGTGTCAAATTGTTGAAAAACTGGTTGTACCGGATGACCGAGCCCTGCTCGCCGTCACCAATCGCCTTGCCACCGTTGTGGTGCAGGGTGCAGTTCTCCAGCAAGAAGTTCGGGCCGAGCTGAATCCCAATGTAGTTATTCGTGATCTCACAGTTGGCCACGTGCCAGCCGCTGGCAGTCTGGTTCTCCGAGAAACACGAGTCGATCGCACCGCGCTGCGAGGTGTTTGGGCCCACATCGCGCAACGTCAGGTTGAAGATGCCAATGTTCGTGGTGGCAGAGCTTCCCCGGTGAATCTGAATGTTCGACAGGATCGTTTTACCGGCGCCCTGGCCGTAAAACTGCTGGCCAGGATTGGGGACGACCGTGTAGCCGCCCGAATAGGTGCCCGCATCCAACACGAACACAGTCCCGGCGCCGTGGCTCGACGCGGCAGAGGCGATGTTCGAGCCGGCTGGGATACGGACCGCTCCAGCGGGGATCGGCAACGCCGACGGCATGATGACCGAATTCGGGTAGGCGGTCGTGTTGTTGACGTCCGTGTCGCCGCCATAGTAGTTGCCGACACTACTACTAGTGGTCGTGGTCGTAGTCGTGGTAGTCGACGACGGGTTGCCAACCCCTGTGACCACCTGCGGAAACGTCGCCGACAAATCCGCGCCGGTAAAGACAAGAACCTGCACAAACTTGGCGTGCGAGTTGTCCGCGGCTCCGACAACCGTGACCGTCCGCGCGGTCCGCGACCTGGCAATCGTCGCCCACATGACCGTCTCCGCGGTCGTCGCAGTCGGCGGCTGGTAGCCGAGCCGCAGCCAACTCGACCCGGCCGTGTCGTAGACATACGAGCCCACCGCCGCCGCCGTCGAGGTCCCCGCCATCGCCGCAACAACGACGATCACCGCACCTGCGGGGGCGGTGAACGACGCGGGCACCGCCGAGCCGGTCGCCACGCTGACCGCAGACGGGCTGGACGAGTCGAGGGCGACGGCCACAACGACCACCGCCCCCGACGCGCCTTGCACAGAGTCGTTCAGAGCCCAGCGACACGCGCCAGGCCATTACTCGGATTCCGCCTGTTGTACCGAAGGGCCTGTTTCTGCGTTGACTTGAACAGGACCTGGCCGTCGAGGTTCACCGGCACCTCGACGACAATCGTTGTCTGCCCTCCGCCGCCCCACGAGCCCGACGGCTGCATCCCCACCCATCCGCCGGACGCCTTCCCACCCGCGAGGATCGACTTGGTCTCGTTGGCAGGGTGGATGTAGGCCGGGGCGCCGAACACGGCCAGCTCGGGGCCACGCTCACCGACAAGGACGGCCTGGCCGACTGGTGGGGAACCGCCCTCAGCGAACGGGGCGATCTTGTTCAGTTTGCCGACGAACCCGCCGACACCCTTGGCGATACCCGTGATACCACCCGTGATGTCCTTGATCGCCCGGCCCATCGAATCGAAGATCGGCTTGAGGACACCCCAGATCGTGGTAACCGTCGACTTGATCCCGCCCCACAGCGTGTCCCACGTCGTTTTCAGCCCGCGCAACGCTGCGCCGATCACCGCGTCAAACGCTCCGCTGATCGCATGGAACGTCGGCGACAAGAACGAGTTCCACACCGTGGACACGGCCGTGTGGATCGCACCCCAAATCGTGTTCCAGGTAACCTGCAACGCGCGCAGCCCAAACCCGATCACAGCGTCAAACGCCGAGGCGATCGCATGAAACGTTGGCGACAGGAAACCATTCCAAATCGCGGACAAAGCCGTGCGGATAGCACCCCAGACAGCGTTCCAGGTCGCCTGAAGCAGACGCAGCCCGAAGCCGATGACCGCATCAAACGCTGTCGCAATCGCATGAAACGTCGGCAGCAGCACCGAGTTCCACGCGAACGACACGGCCGTGCCGAGCGCCGACCAGATCGTGTGCCAAATCGCCTGCGCTAGGCGAAGGTTACCGATGATGAACGTTTCGACGCCTGAGACAATCGCATGGAAGGCGGGCAGCAGCACCGAGTTCCACACCCAGTTGACCGCGGTTCCGAGCGCATTCCACACGGTTCGCCAAGCGGTTTCGAGCCAGCGGATCGCCGTTCCAATCGTGCCGGTGACGACCGAGGCAACACCCTTGCCGAACGGCTCCAGGACGCTGTGCCAGAACCATGTGACCGCCTTTTCGATGGCCCGGTAGGCGATCTCCCAGGCAAGTACCTGAAGGCGGATCGGGAGCAGCAGATAGTTGATCGCCGTGGCGATGCCCTTGAGGATCGGCTCTAGGAAGTGCCAGGCGTCGAGCGCCGCCGTCTTGATCGCGTTCCAGGTGACCCGGGCTGCGGTTTCGAGAGCGTGAGTTACGGCGTGCCAGGATGTTTCGACCCCGCCGACGGTGGCCCGCCAGGCGTCGACGAACGGCCGCGCCGCCGTTTCCAAAGCCGACAGGGTCGCATGCCACGCGGTCGACAGAGCCGAGCCAACCGCATCCCAGGCAGTGACGATCCCACCCCACGCGGCCTTCAACGCGCCGACAACCGCATCCCAGGCGGTGACGAAAGCACCCGACACGGCACGCCACGCCGTTTCGAGAGCGCCAACGACAGCGAACCACGCGGTTTTCAGCGCATCCCAGGTAGCGAACCAGGCGATTTCGATCGCATGCCAGGCGGTAATGAAGCCCTCGGAGATACCCTTCCAGTGCTTGCGGATCTCGTAGAATGCGGCGATGAGCGCGGCAATGGCGATTTCCGCGAGGAGCACGAACGCGCCGATCGGGTTTGCGTCGGCCGCAGCGTCGAATCCGATCATCGCTGCCGTGGCGGCGATGATCCCGCTGACGATGCCGGCGATCCACATCGCAACCGACAGGCCCATGAGCACGCCAAGAGTGATGACGAGGCCCTCGGCGACAGCCTTGTGTTTCGCGAAAAACTCGATGACTTTTTCCAGGGGTGGGATCAGCTTGTTGCCGAGTTCGATGCCGAGCACTTCTGCACTGGACTTGAGCCGGTCGAGCGAGTTCTTAAAGGTGCCCTGGGTGGCTCTCCATGACTCCTGGAGTCCGGCTGCCCGTGACGTCGAGTCGCCCAGCGCCTTGTACTTGTCCTGAAGACGCGGCAGTTCCTGGATCAGCGTCATGATGCTGCCGGCGGTCTTGCCACCGCCGAACGCGTCCGCCAGGGTTTGCATCGCGGCAGCCTTCTGCGCGTCGGTCTGCATCGCCCCCAGATGGGTTCGCAGGTCTTCGACGGCGACAAGTAGGCCGTTGGGCTGCCGCATGTCCATCGCCAACTGGTTCTGCGACATGCCGATCCCGGCGAGCGCCTTCGCAGCCTTGTCGGTGGGCGCGGCCATCAACGTGAGCGTCATCCGCAGGTGGGTGGCCACCTGGTCGGCTGGTGTGGCGTTGTCCGTCAACGTGGCCAGCGCTGCGGCGACGTCGGTGAACTTGAGGCCGGCGGTCGCGGCGGTCGGCAGGATGCCGGTCGCCATGGCCTTGGCCAACTGCGACATCCGCATGTCGCCGATACCGACGGTGGTGTTGAGGAGCGCGGCGGCGTCGTTCATGTCCCTCACGCCGCCGATACCCGAGGCAACGGTGGCGATCATTGCCTGGGCGGTGTCCTCCAAGTTCGCGTTACCGATCGTCGCGACCTTCGCCGCGGCCGACAGGATGTCCATCGCCTGCGCGCCGCGATAACCGGCCGACTCGACGTGGTACAGGCCGGCGGCCAGCGCGTCAGGTCCCTGCCCGGTCTGCGAGGCCAGGTTGAGAACAGAACCCTTGAGCTTGTCGACCTCGCCCTGTGATGCCCCAGCGGCGGTGTGAACCTGCTCCATCGAGGCGTCAAACTTGGCCGCCATGTAGATGGAGGCGGCGGCAACGCCGGCCAACCCAATTGCGGCTTTCCGGCCGAACGCGCTCACCGCGTCGTTCATGTCGGAGAAGGCGGCTCTCTGCGCGGCCTTCTCCTTCTCGGCGGCCGCCTCGGTCGCCCGGACCCGGGCGGCCATCGCAGCGTCATATTCGGCGGTACCCTCAGTCAGTGCCCGCTGCTGGGCGACCTGCGTGGACAGCGCCGCCTTCTCAGCAGCGGCCCCCTGACGTGCCCATTCGGCATTCCATGCCGCACCCCACTTGGCTGCCGCTTCTTCGCCGGACAGGGCCATCGAGTCGTCTGCGGCCTTGACCGCCGCGGCACCCTGCTCGGCTGCCGCCTTGATCTGAGTGGTGGCTTCCCGCAGCCCAGCGGCCATCTCGGCCGCATCAGCTATGAGGCGTATGACTGCGGGCGGTAGGAGGCCGGAAGCCATCGCAGCCCCCGCAAGTTAGAATCCGAGCGCATACCTGATTGCCGCTAGCGCGGCCGTCTGCATTGCGGGAAGCGACATCTCATAGGCGGGCTGCACATAGGGCCGCGGCGGCAGCGTCGTTGCTCCACGCCGGCCGGTCTCGCCGCCCAGTTCCTGGATGCGTGCGTAGACCGCCGTCGGGCCGACGTCGACATAGCCGGGGCCGGTCTCTTTGATGACCGACCGGCGCAGGGTGCCTGACACGATCGCCGGAGGTGATCCCCGGGGCGACGGTGTCGGGGTGCCCTTCTTGTGGCTGTACAGCGACAGTTGCCGTTTGACGGAAGTTTCGGCGACCGCGGCGGCGGCCTGCGCGCCGAGCAGCGCCGCGGCTTGGCCCCGTTCGGCCAGGTCATCAAGTGCGGCGACGAGAAGGGCGATGTCCATCTCGAAGCGGATGACCATCTACCGGCCCGCCTTGCCTCGCTGCTCCGCGTCGCGGATCTCGCGGTCCTGCCTGCGCTGCCGGCCGTCGTCGACGGCCTTCATGATGAGCGGCCAGTCATCGGCGAGAGGGAGTGGTAGCCCGTCGACGACATCCGGGGGCCAGTGCCAGCGTTCCGCGTACCAGCTATAGAGCTGGGCGTCGGCGATCCAGTCGGGTAGCGGCGCCTGACTGTCGCGGAGTTCGTAGCCCTCAGCGATCTGACTCAGGCGGCTGAGGGCACGGAAGGGGACTGCGGGTCGGCAGACGGCTTGGTATCCCGCCGGCCGTTGATCTTGTCGAGTACGGGGGTCAGCGCGGTTTCCAACGCGTCGACGATGTCGATGTCGAGGCCGTCCAACTCGTCCTCGGGCAGATCGGCCGGGACGGGGAGTGGCGTGCCGTCGGGCCGGGTCAGGGACCAGGCGATCACCCAGTGGCGGAGTAGCGCGTCGAACGAGGCGACCGACGCGACACCGACGTTGGCGACCTTGCCGTTGTCGTCGAGTTCGATCGACTTGAAGCTCGCGATCCGCAGCTCGTCCCGGTCACCCTTGGTGACCTTCGTCGGGTTGCGGATCTCGGCCCACTGGCCGGGGCCGTAGTCGTCAGTGTCGGGCAGGTCTATGCGGACGGTCTGGGTTTTCGGGGTGGTGGACATGGGGCTCCTCGCGGTCTGGCGGTCGAGACCCGCCCCCGGCGCGACCGCCGACACCGGGGGCGGGAGTCAGAGGACGGTCACTGGTAAGTGGCGCTTGAGATGCTGTTTTTCGCCGTTAGGGTCACAAGGCCGTATCCACCCGAAGCGCCCACATCTGTGGTGTTTCCGAGCGCCGTGTAGTCGGTTTCGACCATGGTGTAGGTCTGGCCGCGCGTGACCTTGGTGCCGTGGTAGTTGACCGAATGCATGGCGATGTCCAGGCCCACGAGCGAGCCACCCGAACCGGTCTCGAAATTGACCGCCAACGACGGGTTGGTGACGTTCAAATAGCGCAGCAGTTCGGTTTCATCCGCAGCGACGAACGTCATCTTGCCGGTGGCGGTCAGCGGGCCGAGCCACACCCCGTAGGGCACCTGCACACCGTCAACGGTGGTCAGGACCTTGACGTCGCGCTTGAGCTGCAACTCGCCCGAGGCGACGTAGAGAACCGGGGTGCCACCGATGGAGGTGGTGCCGGTCCACGAGGGGGTGGGAACGGAAACACCGGTCCACGACGAGGCGGGCTTGGCGATGACGCCGGACGGCCAGCCGGTGAGCTTCGCCGTGTAGGTGAGCAGCGCTTCGCTGGACCAGGTGATGGTGAGTTCGGAGACGACACAGCCGGGGTAGGCGCGCGCCTTGTTCGACGAGGTGCCGGTGAGGCCGGAGAAGTCGACGATCGTGAGGCTTTCGGGCTGTCCTCCGCCGTAGTTCCCCGCATTGTTCTTGATCGCGAACTTGTGGGAGTACGGCGCGCTGCCGCCGGTCACCGCATAGTCGCCGAGCATCGCGCCCAGCCAGTAGCCGATCGACTCGGGGAACACGTCACCCGAGGTCGAGTATTCGCCGTGAATGACGCCCGCGACCGCGCCGTACTGGGTGACCTCGGAGCCGCGGTAGCCCGTGTCCTCCAAAATGGTCAAGTTGTCGAACGGCTCGAAGGTCTTCACCGGGATGTACGCCGTCGGTGCCGCTGCGGCGGCGGTGACGACAACCAGATTGCCCGCCGTGTGGGCGGATGCGGTCGCCGAGCAGGTGATCGACCCGCCGGACGCGGCACTGTAGGCCACCGTCTCCGTGGTCGTCCCACCCGACGTGGCGTCGTAGATGGTGATGTACCCGGTGCCCGGCCATGAGGTCGTGTCGGAGACGGTCAGCGACGTCGCCGACGCCGAGGCGCTGGCGGTCAACACCGCCCGGTACTTGTCCAGGCCGAGACCCAGATAGGAGAGATTGGTTGCCTGAGCCGGCGCGGCGGTCATCGGGCGTCACCACCTGACTTCTTTCGCACCGAGGCCGGCTCGGTGGTGACGGGCGGGGAATCGGATGGCATCCAGTGCGAATCGGGCGGCTCGTCCCAGTCGGCGACGTCGCCGGGCTGGAATTCGACGGCCCGGTCCGCGTAGTAGCGGGCCTGCCCGTCGGCCGGGGAGAAAGTAAACGCGGGCATGCAAAACCCCCAGCCGGAAAGGCGGGTAGAATGTGGGCTAGGACAAAACCCATTCGGTGACGGTGGTGACAACCGCAACCTCGACGTACAGCCGGTTGTCTTTCAGCTCCGGCTCACCGGGGGTGAGTTCGACATCCTCACCGGCCTGCCAGATCTCATCGAAACCACGGCCGCCCGTACCCCAGGTGCGGTCCGCGCGTATCCGCTGGGTCAGCGAGTCGAGAAAGGTGTCGAAATCGTCGATCGCATCCTCGACGCGTTGCTGGCGGGACCGAAAATAGGTCTCCAGGTAGACCGTGTGGTCGATCCGTTTCTGGCCGGCAGGCGGGATACCGAACGTGCCGCCGCCGCCGAACGCTTCCCGTTTTTCGGCCGAGTGGACCAGATGGACGGTGGCGACACCGCCGGAGATCTGGCCTGGAAGTGGCCAGAAGTCGTCGTCCTGCGCCTCACGCGGTCCGGACGTCCACAGGGTGGACAGGAACTGGACGGGGGAGTCGCGGAACATGGACGGCCGGGTCGGCTGCGGTCGCCCGCCAAACCAGGCGGCTGTGGCGGCGCGGATCGCAGCCCGGGACATGACGCCTCCGGAATGCTGGGCAGGTCAGATCGCGACCCGGCGGTACCGGTCGAGGATGGTCCGCGCGGACTGTTGGAAGACGGCCATGTCGGTGCCCACGGACTGGTCGACT